TTATTTTTTTCTGGTCAAACAGATAGGCTATCACCATGAAGCAGATAAGTGTCTTCCCAGCAGATGTAGCCAATTCAGAAAGACATTTGCGGTATTTCAATATGTTGTAAGCAGCTTCAATCTGGTAATCTCTTGGCTTGAAAGAAAGATCTGAGAAAAAGTCTTCACACCATTTGCTGAATGACTCTTCCGTTATGCCAGTGTCGAACATGTCTCCAATGCCGTTCAACTTCAGCTCTTGCCAGTTGCACATCTTGCTGACATCAACGAGATACGACCAAGTGCCTGATGGAATATACGCACCCTTTATGAATGTGATGTTGCCATCCCACAAGCCTTTCTTGTACATCGGGTTGAAACGGTACCCGTCAGGCTTTTTAGTGTAAGCAGTCTTCAGCTGGTCATACTCATCTTGCGTGCATGATTCTATGACGAAAAACTTCTGGTCTTCACTTAAGCTTGTAATCATTTATTTTCAAAATCTTAAACCTGTTATTTATTTATTGTGAATCGCAAGATGTGTGTTTGGCTCTATCCAAGACTCGAGAATCGTGTATCCCATTTCTTCCAATATGTTATGTGTTTTGTCATACCGTTCTTGAGTCATTCCAAACACGCCTGGTTTGAAACACTCAAATATGATTGGCGGATAGTCATTCGCTTTTATAGTCTCTCTTGCTCCACATATCACTTCATATTCATGTTCTTCGACATCAATCTTTATGCAGCCAATGTTTGCAGTCAAATTGAAACTGTCTAATGTCCGTGTTCTCACGACAGGTGTGTCCGCATTCACATCCAAAGTGTTGAAGCCATTGAACGGGATTTCTGTTTCTCTGTCAGAAAGAAAGTTCTCATATATCGTTATCTTGTACACCGCATCGTGCAGCAATGCATTTGCGCATAATGCGAACACACTTTCCCTGTTTGGCTCAAACGCGTATGCATGAGTGAAATTCGTTAGCCAGCAATACTCGCCAAGATCTGCACCGATGTCTATGATTGACTTGCTGAAGTCAAAATATCCGTCAGCATTCCAGTTTATCTTGTTTATGCCATCTACCTCCAGACAAAATGGTACTGGATAGTTTGGATACACACTTTTCAGCTGATAGTCATCGTCTGCTCTCAAAATGATTGAGTTTTCTGGTATTTCTACCGGAAATTCTGCATATTTCTTGTGGTATAGTTTCATATGGCATTTATACTATAAAATAAAATAATAAAAAAGGCGGAACATTTTAAGTGTTCTGCCACAGAAATAAGAATAAAACAAGACGCTTATTGCAGGCTAAGTATCTCATCATATAATTCACTAGTTGTTCTATCACTATTATAGTGGACAGTGTTCCTGTCAAACACATTGTGTTCTTCGTAGATGTAATGAGCGACTCTGTCTCTTGCTTTTTCACCAAACTCAAGTCCAATCGCATCTATGATAGAGTCTTCAATGGTGCTGTCATAAATCAAATCGCTCAAGTCCATTCTCTCGCCGCTTGTGCTGCGTCGTGAGACTGCTGAACATAGCTGTTCATTGAGTTCTTCTCTGCGGATTTGTGCATCTAGCAGAGAATCAATTAGTTTCACAAATGTTTCTTTTTTCATCTTGATTGACTTTAATATATCTCACAAATGTCCATCTCCCATCATTGTTTACTAATGAGACAACAAACGCACCAGTATCTTCAGATGTTCCATAATATATGTATGATGTCAACGACTCATCAATGTAATAGACTGTGCCGCATAAATCTTTGACATTCATGTGTTTTGTCTCGTACACTGGAACAACCACTTCTTCGTCAAACAAATAAATTTCAGCATATTGCTCATTGACGCACACATTGCAGTCTTTCACATATATGCCATATTTTGGCTCAATCACCATATATGTGCCACTGCATTCTATTGTCTGGGCAGTTGAAAATAGACTGGCCAAGACAAAGCTTGATAAAAACAACATTTTTCTCATATCAGTTTCCTTTGTAATAAGTGAATGAATCTTCATATTTTTCCGGACTATGCCCGCCAAGTTCACGATCATCGTTGTCGTTTCCAGTCAGAATGTATGATCCTTTGTTGAAAATGAAACTCAACATCAAATCTTTGTCAGAAAAAATCTTGTCAGCAAAATCTTCAAGACATTCAGAATGGTCTATATACACATCCCAGCTTTCTCGCTGAACGGGTTCGACAAAGCTGTCGCCATCAGGAGAATACTTGTATTCTTTCATTTCTTCAAAGATTGGTTCGAACCCGACACTGCGCAAAGTTTCTTTCATGAATTCTCTCATTGTGAGATATTCGTCCCAGCTATATGAGCACGCCAATGTGTACACATAACTTAGCTTTTTGGCAGGTGTGTCATATGTCTCGAACTCCCATCCAAAGCTGTCGCCTTTTACATTGAGTGTCTTGCCGTTCTCTTGCATGTATTGTCTGATTGCGTCAGATGCGTCTGCGTTCCTGACACTCAAACAGTGAGTTGAACTTGAGTTTGTCTCAAAAACAGATTGTCTTAGTTTCTTTTTCATATGATTTCAATTGTTGTTATTGTTTGTACCCTTGATGAAGGCGATCATACAGTTCCTTAGAAATCTCATTCATAGAAGTGATTCCTGCACGAGGAAGCGGATTGAGTCCATCAAGATAATCCTCAAATTTTTCGTTCATCTCCTCGGTAACGTGGTCTATCACGCTGTCCATATTGGCATCCTTGCCGATGGCATATGTAGCGCTGTATTTAAATGTCTGGCCAAAGTAGTTGGACTCGGCACATATAAACACGTAGATGTATTCGTCTTTCTCGTTCATGATATTTAGTCACTTATGATTGCTGATATTACAACATTTAAATTGATAGCCAATGCAAATGCACATATTACAGCCGCGAAAATTGAAAGTCCTATGCCATTACTGTTGTCTCTTTTGATTGCAGCAAAAATTGACTTGACATTAAATACTAAACAGATGATTACTATAATTGAGAAAAACAAACTTAATAAGCATTTAATATTCATATTTGTTAGTTTTAAAATTTATTTTTATACATATATTGTTAGTCTCTATCCATTTTTATCTTGATGTCATCATTGAACAAAAAATCGTGAATCTGGTCTATGTCATACAAGTCGACTATGCACTCACGGCAGCTCGGGTGTGTCTGGTGGTCAAACACTGCATTCTCACAGAATATCGCTTTTAGCTCTAACACATCAGGATATTCTTTCTGGATTGCTTCCAGAATGTTTTCCAGTTCCCAGCATTGCTGAGCAGACAAAGTCTGTCCGACTTGCTCTTCAGTTTCGTATCTGTCATAATAGTTCAATGCGATGTATGAGCACAAGTAAGACAACTTGTCATGCAAGCCATAGACAATGCCTGTGTCAGAAAAGTCACCACATGGGAACCGTATGACACCGTGGTTGTCGGGTTTCAGCTTCTGCTCACATTTTCCAGCAGGAAACACTATACTGTGGATCGAACTTGAATTGGTCTCAAACAACGAATGCCGCACCACACGTCTCTGCTTGCTTAGATTCCTTACATGATTGAACATCTCATCGATTGTTTTGTCACCCATTGGGAACCGTTCTTCTGCAAGAGAGTTCATCGCGTATTCATTCTTCACTAAATCTACATAGAATGTGTATTGTCCATCGTCACCCATGTAGAACTCGTCCCATTCTTTCTCATCAAGCAGTCTTTTGACTGCAAGCTGCTTTATAGCCAAGTTGTCAAAGCTCACGACATCAAACCAGCCAGTCATAAGTGGAAGGACAGTGTAGAGATACATGCGGTTCAGTGCGATGTCATGCATGTGCCCGTCCATATAGTCTTTGCCGCGCTTCAGGTTCTTGTAGCCAAGAATCAGAATCTTGATTCCCTTGTCCTTGAGAATCTCGATGTCTTCTTTTGACAAGACTCCACAAATCGTGTGCAGCACACAGTTGTCTATGCTTTTCATCATTTTGATGAGACTGTCTGTAGCTGACACTAATGAGACACCAATGCCGTGGACAAGCCCTGACTCTTGAAGCTGCTTCACGAATGCGAAGTTCTTCTCAAACTGTTTCTGGTTCAATGTGATGTTCGCAATCACTTTTTTCTCAGCAAGAGCTTTCAAGAAATCGACAAGCTGCGGATGGTCCATGTCATTGCCGTTGATTGCGAGTTCAGTGTAGGGATGCAAGCTTTTGAAGAACGGGGACTCTAAATCTATGTTAGAATGAAGCCCGTTAGAAGTGCAGCCCTCATAACACCAGGGACAACCCATCGAACACTTGTCAGTCAGTTTGACATCACAGTTTTCAGAGAAATCGGGAATGAACTCATCTTCTTCAGTCTCTCTGATTTTAGTGCCATCGTCAAAGATGGACACATTGTAGTTTCCGTTTCTGTATTTTCCTATCAGTTTCATTGTTTAGAAATTTCGATGAATGAGTCAATTGTGTTCTGCATGTCATGAAGCAAGTCATCAATGGTGTATTGCGTCCCTTCGCCAATATACGCTGAATAATCACAGTAATGCGCGTAGTCCCAGCCAATCCAGAATCCATCTGAGAACATGTCATTGTGGCTGTCGTTCACGTTCGGGAACATTGCGCTAAAAGTCAGTCCGCAATGGCAGTCAAGCGGAATGTCATCGTAGTCTTTCCCGTAGAATTTGTTCCCGTCAGGCACTCGGATATATGAGCAGGGATGCGTGCCATAAGAGATGACATGATAGTCGATTCCACGATAAGTGCCTTGAGCAAGAACTTCGCATTTTCTTGTCGGACCATACACCATTTCTTTTATGGCGCCTGCAGTGTCAAAAATATTCTCTTTTTCCATATTATCTGATGTTGGTTTTCAGTTTTTCTATCCGTTTGATTTCTTTTTTGGCGTCAGCAATCTCCTTCTCACAAGAACTTATTTTTGCTTGGAGATCGTCAATTGCGGTCTTGCGGCAGTCCTCAATGAACACTGTCAAGTCTTCATCGGTGAATGAACGCATAAGCAGAGTTATATAAGAAACACCACACGCGTCCTTATGGCCAGTTTCATGGTCATAATCTCTGTATTCTCCTTCAAACAAGATGCCTTCGTCATCAATGCCAAGTATCTGCTTCAGCTTGCCGTTGTTTTCAGTGAAGTGTTTCAAAGGCCACACGATGTCGCCAAATTTCTTGGCAATCTTGGCGTACTTTTTGATGAGGTCCTGGCCAGCCTTTACTAGTTCTTTGTGAGCAGCTTCTTTCGCGTGCTCGTCTGTTCCCTTGTAATCTGCAACAAGTTTTTCAAATTTTGTCTTTTCCATATTCAGAATTTTAATTGTTACAATTTAATATAACAAAAAAACTTGGCATTTTATCATTTGAAGTAAGAACGGAAAGCTGAGCCTGTCATCAGACACACTTCAGGCCCGCCGACAAAATCATGTATGTCTTTGAAGTTCGTGTATGACATTGCCGATTTGAGGTATGACTTGAAATTCTCCACCCATCCCGACAATGAGTATTCTACATCGACAGTCGTCTCTATCCCTTCAGCTGTCTTCATCCCGCTGCCACCAAATTCTTGCTGTGCTTTTCTTGTTGACATGCCATAATACTTGCGGCACTTGATATATTCTCTGTCGCCATAATATTCATGCTTGTCGACATACACTAATGCGTTCGGGTTGCTCCACGTGTATTTTATGTGAGTTTCGCCACAAGCTTCTTCAGTTTTCGCGAATATTTTTCCAAGCATCACGAAATCTGCGCCAAGCGCTAAAGCTTTTATAATCTGGTCAAAGTTGCTGAACCCGCCATCTGCTACGATTTTCGGGTAGCCTATGTCTACGGACTTTAGTTTCGCTCTGCATATGTCTACAAGAAGACTTGCCATTGGATAGTGGACGCCGCCATTCGCAGAAGTAGTGCATGCTGATCCACAGCCAATGCCGCATCTCACATAGTCAATCACACCCGGATAATTTTCAACAATACAATAGTATGTTTCAGGATTAGCAATGTTTCCTACCATGAATGATATGTTATGACTAAATATCTCTTTTGCTTTGTAGCACAAGTCATACAATACTTTCATGTGCCCGTTAGCGATATCTACACAGAAATAATGTTTGACGTCGTCAGCAACCAATGACTTCCCTTTTTCTACAATCGTTTCCAGTTCAGCTAGACTAATTGCGACGAATGTCTTAGAAGAAAGTCCAAGTCTTGCTTCAAAGTCGATGTTTCTCGGAACGACTGCGTTGATGCCATGTTTGCTGAATGTCTCCCAATTGTTTTCATCAATCACACAGCTCATTGGTGCAGCAAACAACGGAAGACATCCTGATGAATAATACACATGACACTGGGATCTGCTGGATATGTCATTGAACTTGTTGGGTATGATAGTCACATCATTGAGACTATAGAGAATTTTTTCGTTCATATTCTTCTATTACTGGTTTCAATTTGTTGATTATTTTTCTAGCCATCGGGTCTATCGGGGAAAACAGCATCACTGTGTTTGGCTTGTTCTCGTCATAGATATGGAAATCCCATTTGCTAAGCCATGAATGAGTGTTTTTCGTTATCACAGGCATCAGTATGTTTTCCGTGTCGTCTTTCAATATCCACAGTTTCATCTTGCCGTCTGATGCCGTTCCAATTACTTTGTAATTGCTGTGTATGTAAATGTCTATGGCAGCTTTGTTGTATTTCGGCTTGAACACAGACGGGAAAACATTCGTCATCACATAGATGAAATTTGCAGCAATTGCCAATATGAGTATAGACACAATCATTTTAACCCAAATATAAAATAAAATAATTTATAAGTTTGCATATGACTTTATTTGGATCATCAGTATTGCGCATGTTCATCACATAAGGAGAAAGTTCGTACTCATTGTTGTTTATTTTTTCTGTAATCATTTCTTTAACATCATTGTTCATTGATGTCAATTGTATAGAAATGGAATACATGTCTTTTTCACATACATAATCCACCACAGTGAAATATGTCACATTGCCATAAGTTACTCCTCTGATCCCAAATCCTGCATCTTTTAAAAGTCTTATCTGGTTCAGTGTTCCGGCACAGACAACTCTGTCAAGCATGATTTTCCAGTCATCTGCTGGTATGTTGAACGGAATGTCTCCAAACAGCATAATGGTGTTGCGGTTAATGCCGATGCATTCATCAAGTGCAGAACCAGAAGAAAAAGACATCACTCTTTAGATTCAGTTGGCTGGCAATGTTCTTTGTTTAAATCAGATGAAGTCGTCGTCCAGCTGGCATCACTTGGCTCACAGACTTTTATGTTATATGTGGTGACAAATGGAAATGGTCTTGACTTCAAAGCATCTCCTGAATTGTGAAGTTCTCCTTCTGTTTCTTCATCAGCCTCATCTTTTTCTTCATAGTCTTTCAGCTTGTCCATTATCTCGTAGTCTATGACAGTGGTCACCTCATCACAGAAATATTCAATCACAGAATCTATCTCGTTCAGTTTCTCATAGAATTTTTCTGATTCATCAAACCAGTCTGGAGTCTTGACCACACAAGCTAGAATGACAAGCTTTTCCATTGCGTATCTGAACACATCATTGTAATCACAGTCAGGCGCTTCGTGAGCATGTTCCCAGCCGCAGAACCATACTGAGCCATGTTCTTCGTATTGTTCTACCGCTATCCTGTAGCACTCGCTTCTCGTGTCATATCTAATACCATTGAGATAATACTTTATCTTGAACAGCACATCAGACATCTTGTCTTCACTATGGTCAAGCATGCAGTATGTCTTCAACTCTATCTTGAAATTGTCACAAGCATCAGATAAGTGAGACACGTTTCTTCTGAATTCTTCTATAGCCTCTTCTGCTGGCACAAATGATCTTTCGTAACCCATATTTTATTTTTGTTATTTTTGTGTTTGCTGCTCGGCATAATAAGCCTTGCGGTTTTCAATTATCTTCTCAATGTTAACAATGTCATCAAACGTGCAGTTTCCGAAATATATGTTGTTCTTGTCGTGTCTGTCGTAGTTCGGCATAAAATATAATGAAACCAATTCAGCATTATCGTGCTTATGAACAATCACACTATTGAACATACCGAAAGCACACAGCACATCTTCATCCGCAAAAGTATCAATAAAATATTCCCAATCCGGAAAACTTTTGATATGCTTGACTATTGCTGCACACTCACTGCCAAGAATCTCAATATCCGCTCTGATTTTATGATAGCGGTTTCCTGCACTTTCAAGAACGTCTCTGATGTGGTCGCACCTTCTTGGCTCTGCTTCTTGCCTGTAAAAATTAACTCTGTTTGTGTTCATTTCAATTCAACGCTTGTTCAAGATTTATAAATATTACACAAATAACAAATAATAAAAACTTTTAACACTTTTCAAAATGAAAAAACTTTTTTCATGCATTGCTTTTTTGCTACTTCATGTAGTATCTGTCTTCTCCCAAAACACCATTTCTTTAGTTGGTGTCGATTCATCAGTCTCAAAAGACGCCAACTGCTTTGAATGTTTCTACAATGTGTATTCTGATTCATTGTTTCTTGGCACAGTGTATGCTATGACGTGCTACAGCCAAGAAGAGAACGACATCACTTTATGCTTGACTGATGACTCTGAAATCCCGGAATATGTATTGTACAAGTTCCCATTGAGTGATGATGCGATAATCATCATTGATGACTATGAGATGTCAGTATGTGACACTAGTTTAGCGTATGAAGTGTCATACGACAATGAGTATTTTCACATAATGCTTAACTTCACACTTGACGGGAAATGCTTCATCTATACCGGAAAAGTCGAAGTGTTTGATGATCCTGACTGACTACAGATAGTCAAGAAATCTTTTCCGGTAAGCTTCATACTCTTTATCAGTACTTGTAAGATCTGAATAAATCTTTGCTACATTTACGCTAGTGCTATAATTGTCCACTATCTCTAAAGTTCTGTCTTGGTCAAACCCATTGACAGGATTTATTATGTTAATCAAAGTTGGAAAATAGTTTATGACACGGTCAGTGTCAGTGTAACTTATCACTTGGACATTGCTGCATATAGATTCGTGAATCCGTACTGCGTTTTGCGTGTTGCCAAACAGACGGTAATGTGGAAAGTCAAGACTGAACTTTGCCATTCTCATTAGTTTTCTGCATTTTTCTGCATATAGTCCATTTACTATTATGTTGCTTGCTTTTTTATCTCTATACACATATGACATTCGTGCAGCCATCTCTTTTCGTACAGGTGTGTCTATCACTCCCGCAAAGAACAAGTCATATGTCTTTTCTGGCATGTCACCACTCAAGTCAACATACCTCAACGGCATGAACTTCCATTTTGGCTTCATTGTATCTGGATAATATCTCCTGTTCTCTATAAGAAAGTCCCATATCTCATAATACAAGTCAAGTGATTCCACAAAATGTGCGCGCCAGATGTTTGACTGTGGGAAATATGATTCTGCACTTAAATGTTCAAGGTTGTAATATATGATTCTGGAACACCCGCTTTTAAGCTGGCACAAATCAGCTCTATTGAAATAATAGTTCAATATGAATACTGTGTTGCTGTATTCCGGTGTGTCATAGTATTTAGCAATGATGTCGTCAATCACATGCAGTTCTTCATGTATGACAGACACATACTTATGCTTTATTATTCTATACATGATTATAAATAAGATATAGTATAAAATAATAAAAGCATTTTCTTTTTTTATGGCAATAACAGACAAGCGTCACAACGGTAGAAACACTTACAGAACAGACACTGCTAAATTCTTGTATGGCGGCCGGCTCGACAACATGTTCAAAGCAAGCAACAAGATTGTGAACGGGATGGAAGACCCGAGTTTCTTCGCGTTCAATTTCGGCATTCACCCGTCACATACTGGACTTTTCGGCAAGGAGACTGCGATGAACAACATGATATATAACATGAATTTCGACAACAACTACAGTGTATTGACATACATGAAGAATGCTATAAGTCCGAACACTGCGCTGTCTACAAACGTGACAGGCAGCAGCATAGAGCAAGCTGACCTGTCAAGCATGTACATGAAAGACGCAGCTGGCAATCTCGTCCCGAATCCAGCTACGAAAGGAATGAACATCACTTTTTCTAAAGAGTATGAAGACATGAAGAAGTTCGTGCATGGCTTTGAAGAGATAACGAAGAACCACCCGTACATGATGCAGTCTATAGACGGCCTCCAAGATGCTTACAAGAAATACTACAACTCGCATAAAGACTCATATCTCGGCGGCGGGAATGACAGCAAACTCAAGATAACATGTCTTGAAGCACTTGACCTTAGAATGTCAGCATTGTTCGACTCTTATTTCAGAGCAGTGTACAGCCACAAATACAGAAGAATGAATGTACCGAGAAACCTTCTCATGTTTGACTGCTGGGTGCTTGTTCATGACTTGAGGAACATCAGGGCAGACAACTCTACACTGTTGAGCGCTATAAACGGAGCGCCCGTGACTGACCGTATCGTGAACAACTTGTCTACTATACTGTTCGTTTTCAAGAACTGCATATTCGACATTGATGAGATCGGAACGATGCTCGAGACAGTCAACAATGCTGAAGCAAACCAGACAAAGTTCTCTTTCAACATCATATACAATGATGTCGAGGTTCGTCTCAACTCGATTGCTGACATACTTGAAGCAAAAGAAGAAAATGCAGCTTCAGTGTCAGAACCATATCGCAAATACTATGACCTGCTTGACATACACCAGCTAAATGACGAGCTTGGAACACTCAATCTCTCTAACGTAATGGCAAATATTGGATCGTCTATATTCAACTATGCTACACAAGGATCTTCTATGGGCAACATATATGATGACAGCTGGGCTGGAATACTCTCATCAATGATGTCAAGCATAAACAATGTCGGTGTGTCAAGCATCCTGAACTCTGCAATCGGCAAGGGCACGAGCATTCTGAAAAGCAAGACAAATGAAGTGATGGAAAAACTGCATGGCTGGGCAGAAAGAGAAGAGCCTGTCTCTTACTCATCAACGACAGGGGTCGCAAGAGCGCCGAGACCAGTAGAAATGCAGAACTCTGGAATAGGCAATGAGAATGTGTACGGCGAGACAAATCATGAGCCCGTCACGTTCTCTGGCGAAAATGTGTATTCGAACATGCATGTCCAAGAACCAGAACAGATAGTAAACGAGAACATATACACTGATGCGCCAAATGCACATGAAGCACTTGCCGAAGACAATGTGTATGGAACATTGCCAGAAACACCTGCGCCAGATTTCAATGAGTCTGTATTGACGCCACCTGCTCCTGCTGAGCCGTTCACTGGCGGTATGGCAGACATGTCTTCAAACAGCACACACGAAAACCTGCAAGGCGGGCAAGCGTTCAGCCCACCTGCTCCTGCTGCCCCATATCTTGGAGAAGATGCTGACATGTCCTCGAACGCGACACATGAAGACATAGAACCAGGGAAAGTGTTTGAAGCGCCGCCTGAAGCGCTGCAGCCAGACAGTCTCGGGACAGTCTACACCTTCACATCTACTTCTGTGACTAAGGCTGAATCTATACCTGATGTAGAAATACCGACGAATGTCTATGACCGCGTGATTGAAAGTGTTTCTAAGCCGATACCCATAGAGAAAATATTCATCGCCCCGAAAGAGCATGAAAAAATGGTAAATGAAAAAACGTCCACGCCCATAAGAGAGACTAAAGAGTCAAGTATGGAGCAAATGAACGTTTATGCAGAAAACACAAAAGAGCAGATCCGTGCCGAAATAAAAAGTATCGGCAACGTATATTAGTCTATGCCAAATCTACTTCTTTAGGTGCTTCTTTTTTCTGTTTTTCTAATTGAGAAATCAAGTCAGAGATATACCACTGAGCTTTTTTCAGATCCTCAATCTCTTTTTCAAGTGATGTCTTCCCGGCAGACTCTTTTCTACCAGCACGCAGAATGTATTTGATTGCGTTCCCACGGCAGAAGTCTAAGTGCCGCACGATGTCAATCACTTCAATGCCACATTCATTCTTCAACCAAGTGTAATGTGACGGATGGTTCACGTTGTCAATTTCCATATTTTCTTGATTTTTTGTTTGCAATAAATCTTCTAAGTACACAAATTCCCCGTCATAGGAGTCATGATCTCCTTCCCAGCATCGCCACACAAGAACGCACGGGTATGTCTTTGGCTTTCTAGTTGCACGCAGGGTGCATGAATCATCAGACTCGTGCCAATAGTCACATTCAATGCCGGTTTCATGTCCAACATCAGAATATTGAGATGCATACTGTCGCGAAATGTCGCCAATCGTGTTCAACACACAATAGTCAAAATATTCTTTGTCTGAATTTAGCAATACTGTTTCCATATTTTTAGAATTTACCAGCCGAGATCTTCATCATCGTCAATGCGGTCATCAATTTCTACTGCATGACTGCCTTCTTTGTTGTATGAAACAACTTCAATTTCACCATAGCCATCAGGTTCAAAGTTTTCCCAGTCAAGGATTTCATCAACCGGTTCAAAACATGTCATTTCACTACCATCAGGCATTTTGTAAGTGACTTCTTTGCATTTGAACTTGTAGTCATCAGGAGTCTCTTCAACAGGATCCCAATATACTTTTGACGGGCCAATTGTAATGCATCTAACCTCATCACAATTAGTAAAATCTACAATTTCTTTTTCGACAACATCAAAATCGTCATCGGTGTTCCAAATTCCAAAGGTGTTCACCCATTCACCATTTTTGTAACAATGAAAAATGGTTTCAGTTGCGTAGCATTTGTATTCAGTCATAATTTTATTTTCTTTCATTTGGAAAAGTGCGTTTCCTGTATTCTTTAACCATTGCGTCTGCTATGTCAAACGCTCGTTTCGCTGTAATCTCAGCAAAGCTATCTGACAATTCAGAAATTAGTTTGCTACTGCTTTCTTGAAGTCCTTGCATAGCGCTCACTGCACTATCAAGCCATAGTTTCATCTCAGCGGATGTCAAAACATGTAAACAGCAATTCTTTCCAGCCATAATTTTATTTTTTGAAAGCTACCACATGTCATTTTCGCCGCGTTCATTGAACTCAAGCACTTCTATACCATTAAGTGTTATGAAACTCAATTCATAAAACCCTTTTCCAAAGTCATATTTCGGAAGAAGTTCCAATGCCTCTTCTTTAGAAATTGTTCTTGCGCCTGCACCTTTCCAACTCCAGCCGTAACGATACATGCATGGCTTTCCGGATTCGATCCATTTTTTTGCTTGTTCTTTATTTTCTGCATTCATTTTATTTATTTTTTTAGATTTCTTTATTCTTGTGTTTTATTTTTCTTGTGTAGACTTTCTTTGATTTGACAACACAAGCATGACATAACGGCTTGCTGTGATTTGCGATCTCCTCATCACGAGCAGCTTTCTTTGCTCGTTTAAGTCTGTCTATAATTTGTTGTACTTTATTTGGCTTTTTCATCAGGCATTTTTGCAAATTGTTTTAGAGACTCATGAGGATCGAGTTGTGGAATGTTTCGTATCCTTCCTCGTCGCACAGCATGCCGTCGTTTCGGATGACGAAAGAGACGATGCGGTAGTCTTTCATGACTCCGATTACGCCATACCATAATTCATTGAGAGCATCGTTGTCGTCCTCCCAGTATTTCTCTGCGGTCGGAATCTTGAGCTTTCTTGCCTCTTTCTGGATCGGTTCCATGTCTGCCCAGAACTGTTCCCACAGCTTTTTTCTCTCTGCTCTCTCCGATGCTGGAAGGTCGCAGACAGCAAAATAGCTGTTGCTCGGCTGCTGGCTGCCGACTGCGTGGTACAGTTTGTTGTAATCGCTTCGTCCCCAGTAGATGTCGTTCACAGGATCATCCATTTCATAGGTCGTTCTCTCTGGGACGTATGCGCCGCTCAGCACTATCATGTTGTCGCCTTCGCCGCCCCACTTCTTGAAGAATGCGTCAACGAGACTGCGGAACTTTCCAGCAGCCTTTCTCTTTTCTGCTTCCTCGAACTCTTGCATTTTCTGATTGAGCTCATCATCTGAGTACTCAGAAAGCACATCAAAATTGATTTCGCCGGCCGTGTCGTAGTCGGCGCCTTTGCTCACTTTACGGGACAATTCACGCCACTTGAGCAAGCTTTTAATGTTTTTTACGTCTGTCTTGTTCATATTATTGAAGATTAAATTTTTAATAAAGATAATATTCAAATGCGTGTAGCTTTAAGATTTATTTTTCCCAGTCGATGTTGTCAAGCATCTTTGGCCATTTGTTCTGCAAGATGTCAGCGCATTTGTCAAACTCTACACAGTAGTCATACAAGCCAAGTTCTTTGATGCGGTTTTCCAATGATTCAGACATTGACGCAGCTTTGCGTGCATTTTCTCCACCATTCCGCGAAGCAATGCCATATTCAATCATTCTTATGTAGTCAGAAAAAACCCGTTTGAACACTCTGAACACATAGAAGTAATGCTGCAGTGCCATCTGTGCAGTGCTCATGCTATATGTCGTCAGGTAGTTGAAGAATGACTTGACCTCATCAATAGACGGGATCCATTTTAGAAGGTCACGCTCTAACTCGTCAGAGTTCTTCGGCATCCCGTTCGTCTTTGCGTCAATGCACATCTTGATGATTGCGTTCTCCACTGCAGTTGTTGTAGAGCTTCCGTCCCTGTTGCAGATTTTTGGAGCTTCTTTTCCATACACCCACACGTCTTTCTTTATGCGCTGCAAGTCGACGACTTTAATCATCTTCACGAACTTGATGAATTCCGAGACTGTAGTCGGATCAAGCGGAGACAGCTCTTGCTTCAGTTCAGAATCACTGAACTCTGTGATGTCAAAATCGCCAAGGAACTGGTGGTCCTTGCTGCCGATGTGCTTCAACGCAGACGCGATGCTGAGGTTCTTGCAAGCAAGCTCCCATGTTCTTGGCGTGGTGAACTTCTTGTCTTCAGCGCCAGGGTTAAGTTCAGAGTCACAAGTGACATTGTAGTAGAAATGCTCGGGATTGTCTTTGATCCAGTCAAGCAGCACTTTGTTCATGTACGGACGAGTCAATGCCCAGTCTCTCCATTCAGAATATTTGGGCACATAGTTGAACTGGAGTCCGAACCTGTTGAAGAACGCGAGCCCAATCTCATGGACTCTTTCTGGATCATCTTCCATCCTGTTTCCTGCTGCGACAATCCCCCAGCCAGAGCCAATGTGCCACCCGTCACAGAACTTGCGTTCGATGATGTTCTTGATTACATCTTCAGCATCAGGGTTGCAGCGGTTTATCTCATCAAGGAAAATAAGTCCACGGCCAAGATTCTTGTCTGCGTTCCAGTCAACGCTTGCCTTGCATTTCTCCTCATAGTCTGGATCTTTCGGGCTTGGCATGTCTCCCACCGGCTTGTATGCGGGTATGTAGCCGAACGGGCACTGGACTGCGCGCCGCCCGTCTTGCTCAGTGGGCCGGTCGTATCCTGGAAGTGAGAAACTCGAGCGGTCCATGTCTTCTGTTCTAAGAACAACTAAATTGATTCCGCCCTCACGTTTGAACTCGCCCTGGTCTATGACTTGCCCGAACTGCTGTTCGATGAAGTCATACACGATCTGAGTCTTCCCGATTCCCGGTGCGCCAAACACAAGGAGCATCTGGCTTTCTGGAAAGTTGAACACGCGGCTCAGCATCTTGACGAACACATCTTTTGATATGTTGTTGTGCTTGAACTGCCCGTTTAATTCTAATGTGATTTTCTTCATAAATAAACTATTCTATTATAAGTTTTTACAATTGTTTCAATCCAGTCATCCCATATTTCTTTCACAATCCCATATTTCCACACGCGGTCACTCACGAAAAAATAATAAACAAAAACTTTTGCTGCTTCAAAAACAAGAAACAGTATCGACAATATTATCATAAACGGGAATGACATTGCGACAAACAATGCTATCACTAAAATTGCTTCGACATATTTCATAGGTCATGTTCTTTACGATATTGCTGCCATTCAATGACAGAGGTGATTATGTTCATCCCGCTGTTCTCCATCTCGATGTCAGCTTCAATGCTTTCAAGAGCTTCCTTCAATGTCCATATGTTCTTCCCGGGCTGTGGCGCAGCACAGAACACTGCATTCTCTCCTTTCTCTTCAATCTCCTTCTTGAAGTCCTCAATCAAGAACTTCTGGATCTCTTGTCTTGTCATGCCATCTTCAAGCCAGTCTCCTTTCATTGCTATAATTTTTAGTTTCAATTTAATATAACAAAAAACTCAGAAAATTTTATAAATAATAAAAACAAAAGCATGAAGATACTAAACACAGACCAATTCGTGTCCGAACGAGTGAAAGTCAAGCCAGTCACTAATGCAGAATTGGATAAATTCAAAAAATACAGATATTTTCCAAACACAAAAGACGAACTGCAAAGACTTATAATAGAACATGTAGAGAAAGACGGAGACGAATGCGACTTGAATGACATATACACTGGAAACATAGTTGACATGTCTTATCTATTTTCTATTAATAAACTATCAAAGTTCAATGGAAACATATCTCAATGGGATGTCTCAAATGTCACAAACATGGAACATATGTTCAAAAATGCAAAAAAATTCAACCGCCCGATTGGTGGCTGGGACGTTTCAAAAGTATATACTATGCGGCACATGTTTGAAAACACAGAATCATTCAACCAGCCAATAGGAAACTGGACAGTCAGCGCAGTAAAAAACATGGAAGCGATGTTCAAATGCGCACGTGCGTTCAACCAAGACATAAGTGAATGGGATGTCTCTAATGTCAACAATATGGGAGAAATGTTTCGCGGAGCAGTCACATTCGACCAGCCAGTTGGCGAATGGAAACAGAAAGTGTCTAATGTTAGAACAATGTATAGCATGTTCCGCAGTGCTAAGATGTTCAACCATCCGATAGGTGATTGGGATGTCTCAAAAGTCACTGACATGAATGCTATGTTCTTCAATGCAGAATCATTTGACAAAGACATAAAAGACTGGAATGTTTCATCTGTCGTTGACATGAGTTACATGTTCTACAACGCAGCATCATTCAACCAGCCAATTGGCGAATGGAAACAGAAAGTTTCTAAAGTCTGCTATATGAGTTACATGTTCAATTGTGCAGAAAAATTCAACCAAGACATAAGCGAATGGGATGTGTCAAATGTGATAAGCATGGCTCATATGTTTGATTGTGCAAAAGCATTCGACCAGCCAATTGGCAAATGGGGAGAAAAAATGTCTAAAGTGTATAGTATGGAGAACATGTTCACAAACGCCATATCATTCAACCAGCCATTGAAAGACTGGAATGTGTCAAAAGTGATTACCATGAAAGAGATGTTTGATGGCGCTATAAGTTTCATGCAAGACTTGTCAGGATGGGACATCACCAGCCTGTATCATAAGACTCATATGTTCAAAAACTGCCCGATGTCAAAACATAGAAATCTGCAGCCAAAGAAAAACAAAAACAACATTTCATCTAATGACATCTAAGACATTTTCATATCTTAGACATATAATCTATTTAAGCTTATTCTAAATTGATTAGATGACATCTAACTTGATTAGAGCTCTAGAGCTCTTTAAGTCTTAAGTAATCTGAAAAAAGATTCATCTTGTATTTTCATATAATCCAGATTTTGCATACTTTTCATCTAATGAATTGCATGGCAATAAGATACGATGAAAAAACTTTTTCATAATAAATTTATGATGAAAATTTATAAATATTCAAATAGTTTATTTTTATTATGAAAGTTTTAAGTGCAGACAAATTCATTTCTGAACGAGTGAAAGTCAAGCCAGTCACTAATGCAGAATTTGACATTTTGCAGAAAAAATACGGTAAATATGTATACTTTCCACAAACAAGACTTGAACTCATACATATAATTGACGAACGCATAAAGAATGAAGGCCCCGAATGTGACTTGAACAACATAGACACATCAAAGATAACTGATATGCATAGACTGTTTGTTTCATCTGAACTTAGATTAGAATTCAATGGTGATATTTCTAAATGGGATGTCTCTCATGTAACTGACATGGGAGGAATGTTTCTGCGCGCTGATTTCAATGGCGACATATCAAAGTGGGACGTTTCTAATGTCAATAATATGAGATATATGTTTTTTGGTTCTAAATTTGCTGGTGACATATCTGGATGGAAAGTCAAACAAGATGTGAAACACATTTCAATGTTCGATTTATGCCCCATAAATTATGACAAAAGCAAGCAGCCAAAGTTCACAGACTATTAAACAAGCTAGCGAACTACCGCTATGCTAAAGACATAGCGGTTTTCTTGAACGAATTTTATAAAATTTTACGGAATCATCCCTTTAGTCTTGTAAAAATTAAATATTTCAAACATCTTAATTTCATTGACTAGACATTTTCATAAAAAGCCCGTATCACTACGGGCTCAAGGAAAGGAGGAGTCTGACTGGCAGTTTATCTTATCACGTCATGAACGATGTTTTCGGATGATCCGAATGCAGGGTCAAGACATGTGAATTCTATGATAGGATTGTCATGCGTTATTTCTGAAGCAAGGACAGTGTCAGCTAAATCATATGTTTCTCCGGTGTATATCATTATGTTTTTGCCGTTAAGCGTATTGACACTCAATGACGGGAACACCAGTCTTATGTTCTGGCCTTCACGCCAGTTGTTGAGTGTGGAGTCAATGTAAATCTTTATGTCATACACTGCTGGTATCGAGTCATCAGTATGTATTCTCAACATGTTTGAAGCAGGCTTCAGTATCGTGTAGACATCATTGTCTGTTCTTGTCTGGTCATTCAGCACCATTGGATGGTCTTTATTTATGATTCCACCACCGTTGTTAAGAGTCGTCTTCATTATGTTGTAGCCATTGTCCGATGAGTTTATAGTGACCATGTTTGGCGTGCTGCTGTCTACATATGTGTTGTAGCCCGAGCGTATCACATCAGTGTTGTATTGAAGAGACACATTTGCCCTGCCATTCATTATAGAGTCGATGCGGTCGCTCAAGTTGGCAATCAGGTCAAGCAGTGAGTTCCTGTCTGCGAAAGCGAGGTTCGCGTTCTCAAGAGAATCAGAAAGCTCTTGCACTCTCTGCGAAAGATGTTCATAGTCAGATATAGAAGCCATCAGCAGTTCAAGTGCTGAAAGCCGGTCTTCTATGGAACTTAAAGAGCCTCTTGTCTTCGTGAACATCTCCACACTGTCTTGCATTCTTGCGATTGCGTCGGCGAACAAGCTCATCGAGAAAGTGTTGTATTCATTGACGAGACTTGTGATTCCGTTTTTGTCTGGCTCTATGTCGATTCTCAAATTGAGTTTGAAGCCGTAAGAGTTTCCGTTCTGCATTCCGGTGACTGGCTTGTATTTGGGGTATCTCTGGAAATAGTCCCAAGACTCAGACTTCACGTCATCAAGGAACAGTATGCCATACAGATTACTAGTCTTTGTACCAGTAGAAACATCAACAATGTCATAATACACCAGCACTGCATTGAACTCGAAACTGTCACCCGTCTTGTTGAACTCGTCCATGTTAGCAATATGGTTGAGGACGATGTCAGCATACGAGTTCGTGTTGAAGTCTATGCAGATGCCATCCACTGTAGTCTTGTACATGTTCACACCATCATTTGGTGATTGTTCATGGCTGTAGTTGTCCACATTAGTTGACGGGCTGCTTCCCCAACTACAAGAAGAAGCATTCACATACTGGTGGTCATCTTGCACATCATACAAAGCTCTCTCATCAACAGGATGCGTGTCGTATGTGCTTGCGTCTTGCCCAAGGATGTAGTCTTGGTTGTTGAACACTTGGCTTGTGGCGCCGTCATTGAAGTTGTCATCGAACTCTTGCTCAAACAAGACGACTGGCGTGGAGCCATGTTCCGAAGGGATATGCACGTATATTTCTGTGTAAGCTTCATTGGCGATGTCGACATTGTTCGTTATGTCAATCGTCCCGATGTATTTCACTACGTTCTCATAAGCATACCCTCCAGCTTCATAGCCCTCGACAAACCGCACTTCTTGTGCGTTCTGCAAAGCAGGAGCAATCTTCGCTTGGTCGAATGTCCAGTTGATTGCGCCTGTCTGAGCAAGCCAGTGCCAGAAAACTCTCTCAGCGACAGAACGGTCTGTCGTGTTGTCTGTCGAGTTGCTTATAAGCAGTTCCTCATAGTTGAACACATAGTCTTGCAACGATTCAGCAAGAAGCTGAGAAGTCGGTTTCACTGAGCCAGCACTTCTGTCGAGCAGATGATGCACGCCGCCGAGTTGTGTCAAGTTCCTGTCTATGCTGATTGGCACTAAACCACTGTTGTTTGGCGTTGTCGAACCATGCTCGTAGTTACTTGTGTTTATGAAATCTGGAATGTTTATGCAGACAAAATGTGAAAAGACGATTTCTTTCTGAGTGTTTGCCATGCATTTTGACAAATCTCTCGCAGCACTTGAGAATGTGTAGAATGTAGTGCCTTGGGGATTCAACGGTTTTATTAACGGAGTGAATGCCATATTTTTATAAATAAACTAATATCTAACTAATTATTTATAATTTATGGATGACTTGACTAATTTCAAAAAACTTGCTGCTGTCAGAAAACAGCTTGTGAACACTTCGTCATTGACGAGAAAAAGAGAGATACTTGAGCAATACAAGCAGAACAGTGATCCGGACTTCAACACACGGGTTTTCAACCTCATAACGAACAACCATATAAAGTTTCACGTGTCTGCAAACAAGGTCGGGAAATCATTCGCAGTCAAACGCATCGGTGATGAAGATCCAGTCACGACAGATGAGGGGATCTTCGCTTTGTATGACAAGCTTGCGAACAGAGACCTCACTGGAAATGCTGCGCTTTCTGCGTGCACTTTGATGTGTGACGCTCTTCTCGAGATTGATGTCGATGTCGCGCAACTGTTTCTTGACATCCTTGACAAGAACTTGAAATGCGGCGTCAGTTCAAGCATCATAATGTCTATATTTGGAGGAGAATCAAGTGGCATCAAGAAGAATTTTGGCGTCGCGTTGGCAAACAAATATTTTGACAGAGTAGACAAAGTTAATTTTGAGACTCAAGACTGGTACGCAAGTAGAAAATGCGACGGACTGCGTTGCATATGCATAAAAGAAAATGGAATCGTGAGGTTTTTCTCAAGACAAGAGAAAGAGTTCACGACACTTGGTGTTCTGCAGAATCTGATTGAGCAATGTGAAGAAGACAATTTCGTTCTTGATGGCGAGCTCTGCACAGTTGACGCAAACGGTGATGAAGATTTCCAGGGAATCATCAAACTTGCCAGAAGAAAAGACTTCACTATTCCGGATCCTTTCTACCAGATATTTGACATGCTGACTCTTGATGAGTTCTTCGACCGTGCGACATCTCCAAACTTCAGTGCACGCATAGAAAGGATGAAACAGTTTTTCTCAAAGAACGCGGCATTGCTTTCAAACAATGCGAAAATACTCAAACAGACATTGGTGGAAGACATCGACCATTTCAACCAGCTTTTAGATGAAGCAAGAGCAAAGAACTGGGAGGGACTGATGATAAGAAGAGACGTGCCATATGAAGGCAGGAGAACAAATGACTTGCTTAAAGTGAAAGACTTCCTTGATGACGAGTTTGAAGTGATTGACTATGAAGTTGGCCCGATGAGAATGGTGGAGAACGGCAGACAAGTAGAAAAGAATGTTCTCACGAATGTGATTATAGACTACAAGGGAAATAGAGTGAGTGTCGGCAGCGGCTTCAGCAAAGAAGAACGCTTGCACTTTGCTGAGCATCCTGAAGACATTGTCGGACATCAGATAACAGTCAAGTATTTTGAAGAGACTACGAACCAAAGCGGAAAGCCGAGCATGAGATTCCCGACAGTGAAACATGTATATGGAAGAGAAGGCAGAACAGTATAACACAATTATAAATGCATTACGTAAAAGATCTAGTATTTTTCAGCAAGACTGGAACAAACTATGGTTTCAAGTATGACCCTGGTTCTGAAAAATGGTCGGGGTCTATAATCATAGATCCAGTGTCAGTTGGCTTGTTCGAGACTGAGAAAATATATGTCATGCAGAAGTATGTCATATTGGAGCATCAAGATCTGGACATGGGCAACACTATAGACTATGTGTATGGATATCCAGCAACTGCATTTGCTCCGAACTCGACGGACTATTATGAGTTCAGATGGGAAGAAGAGACGAAAGAAGTAGACGAGATACAGATGTTCGGATTTGATTCTGGAGCTTGCCCGCCTGAAGACACATCATCGTTGAGGTATAGTGACTACAACTGCCCTGACATAAACTACATGGATGCTGTCAAGATTGAGAACCTTAGATCTAATCCGGTTGAGTTTGACCATGTAGACCAGGATGCGCATGACATAGTTTACAAGAAAAACGCAGAATGGAGATCTCAAGCAGCTGCAGTGGACATTTGTTTCTGCAACAGGAATGACGAATACATGACATTCCGCAGAGACTTGAAACTTTATTATGTTGACGCAAACAATGTTGAGTACCATATTGGCACATTTGTCGTGTATGCAAAATCTGTAGAAGAAGATGAGCGTCTGACAACGATGTGCCAGAATCTCGGCTATGACATCAACAATGTAGACTTCAGCATATTCCAAGATTCTGACATAAAAGAGCAGCTTGTTGACTATGAGTTGATGAACCAGAAGAGAAAAGAAATCATAATGGAAGGACACAACATCTATTCTTACATTGGCTCATACAAATCACTCATCAATGCGATACGCTTTTTCGGTTATGACAATGTGTCTATAAGAGAATGGTGGAAAAATGTTGATGTCACATCTGAAAACTATGGCAAGCATTTTTCAGCTACGAATTATTCTCTGTCTAATCATGAAGTGATACACGACTCGACAACAGTCACATTGCCTTCTAAAAAGTTCAGAAAGACCGGAAAGCTTTCACTTGCTTACAGGATAAACACTTTGACTGGTGGTTCTGAGCCAAACTCTTATTATGGGCATGAATATCCCGAGACTTATGAGAACTTCACTTACACGATAGAAGAAGCTGTCATAAAGCTTTATGGACTCAAACGAAAGCTTGAGAAAGAGTTCTTGCCGCTCAACACAAGAATCATCGACATCATAGGCGAAGCTGACTCATTTCATGTATCAACAGTGAGACACACTATGACACAGAACACTTTGTTCTGCAATTCATCAGGAGCAAAGAACAACTTCAGTGTCTTGGGTTCTCCGAATGGATGTTTCTACATTGAAGACTTGCGTCCGTTTGGCATTCATGCAAACACTTTGCCTGCTGGAAATGGTATTGTCGGTGAATTGAGACAAAGTTCACCAGCATTCATTCCAGCATCATCTAACAACCAGTCGTTGTATGACTCTAATCTTGAAGATGTCACCGAGTTCGGACAGAATGTGATTGGCGACTACAACGCGAACTGGCCAGAAACGCAAGATCACCAAGAGGTGCAAGTGTCAGCTGACTTGGGTGACGTGCAGAATCTTGATGTGATGCCGCCATATGAAATGACAGGCAACAACTTGTTTGGCGTTTCAGGCACTACATTAGATGACAGCACTCCTTGGATATATTATGTTTTAGCAAATGATTCTAACTACGGGAATTATTATCTTGCTGAGTTCAGTGACTATTATCCAAATCTGGTGAACACTGCTCTGCAAGCCAATGATTTCGAGACTGACAGCAACACATGTCTTCCCGACAACGAGAACATTCCTGTCGGAGCACTTGTAGAACTTAAAGTTGATGAGAATGACGTTGTGTGGAATGATTTCATATACACTTGGGACTATGTGCATGACATCACTTGGAACTATCTCAACATGTATGCTTCAAATATATCTCGAGTAGAATGGGTGCTGCATAAAGACGCGGACATCAATCCTGGTTTTGATGTGACGATATGCGGACTTGTGTCTTCAGGCTATGCTGATGTCGGCGTCGTCCTGCCATATGTAGGCGACTATGACGTGACGATGAACTTGTATGACTGGAACAACAATGTGAGTGTCATAAAGAAAGAAGCTGCGATAACAGTCTGCCCAAAAGAAGTAGAATTCACTGGCTGGTGCAGAATGAGAACGAAGACACTTGACTGGACGACTGAGCGTCCTTGGGATTCTTTGAGCTGCACTTGGAGTTTCCCGTTCACGAACAACATGACTTGGAATGACTTGCGTTCTGCAACATACACTGCTATGGATCGTGCGTCATTCCTTGGCGAATACGAGGGGACAACTGATTTGGATGAAAGCATGCTCATCTACAATTTTGCGAATGATGGTCCGAGTGTTCTTGAAGACAACCGCGGGGCATATATCTGGAACAACCTTGATGTAGCTTGGCAAGACATGGATCATCTATGGTGGAACGCGATGTGCATCACTGGTGACATCCCGTGTTATTTTGAACTCGGATGCTTTGACACAAGTGGAAACCCGATTGATTCTCCGGAAGCAGTTGATGCTGGTGTCAGTGACTCACTTGGCGGCAAATGGCTGGAACTTGTCAATGACAACAACCAGTATGCTGCTTTCAGATTTCCTGTTTCTTATTCTGGAAACCTCAACTACATGGCAGAAGTAGTCAGACAGCTGAATGAGTCTACTAATCCAGTGATAAGCCAGTTCCATTATTCTTACATATGGGACTATGACTCAAGTCATGCTGCTTCTCCATACGAACTAGAAATCCCCGACGGGTTCAGAATAATCGGCGTCTCTAAAAACAGCGGCAAGACAGGAGACATGAAATACATTGGCGTCGTTTCTACACAGTATCTTGCTAATGTTGGCCAGGACAACATTCTAAACATTCATAGAGATCCGGACAATTACCAGTTGAGGTTCTCCACAAATTCAGTCGAATGCAATCCGAACTGGAATGACTGCGTGTGCATCAACAATGTGACGAGAATACCGGCATACACGGACATAAACTTCAACTACACAAACTGCAGGATATGGGGAAAGAAAAACCCTGTATGGAAACTTACTAATCTCAACACTGGTACTACATTCACATCAACGAACAAGCATTATCACAGACTGTTCAAAGAGAAAGGATGCTGGGAGGTGTCACTTACTTTGAATGACACAAATGGCAACACATACAGCACTGCAAGGAACATGTTCATCATCGAGTGATGTCAGGGAATTCTTCTACTTCGCAGGAAAATATTCTGTCTTTGGCAAAGTTTTTCCATATCCACCAAGATCCTATTCTCTCTGCCAGAAAACAGTTGCTTTGCGGGCCAGCATACCTGTCTTTCTCAAACAGCACGCTGAACATGAAATCACAGTATCTTGTGAAATCGTCTCTTTTCATTATGAACATGTTGTGCCAGTAGCATTCATTGTTGTCCGGAATTCTTATATAGTCGCTAAACGACTGTTCAGCTATGATGTGTTCTACTAAATCAATGTCTCGTTCTGCATGAGATCCGTGGCTGCATGGCCCGCAGTCAATGTACTGCTGTCGCACTTCACATGGCCAGATACAGCGTGGAGCCACAGCATCAAAGTTTTCTGGTATAGTGTTTACGGGAAGTCTTCTTCTTTTCTGGAATATTCCGACTTCGTCAGGAATGTCGATATAATTGTATATCTGCCATATTCCTCTCAGATGCCGGTATTGTTCTGAAAAACTGCAGAGGTTGTTGTCTATTGTAATGTGCTCATAGTCAAGACTATAGCTAGGAGTGATTTCAGTACAAATATATATCATAATGTCATTTCAGCAAATCATCAAAATCTATGCTGTCATACCAGTCTATAAAATCATTTTTGCTTTTACAGATGCTCTGTAAATTCGGCACATGCCATCTATAGATTCGGTCAATATAATACCGATTGGTGGTGGAATATGGAAAATTGTCATGAAACACACTTGATTGTATATACACAACAGTTTTATTAGAAGAAATGGAAGAAAAAATAGTTCTTGCAAAAATGTATGGATACTCTACGGCATAGCCAAATATATTTTCTACATATTTATTTGGAACAGCGATTCTCGGCAGACTTTGTTTTACATTTGCATGATGATCTGTTATGAAGATTATCCAGCCTGGCTGCATGTCATCAATGCTTTTCATTGATGACAGTGAAACGGGACAAGGCTTGTTTGTTTCTATTTCTTTTTTAATATGTTCCATTTCTGCATTTGTGACAGGCTTGAACTTCATTCGTTCAGAAACAAAATTATGCATGCTTAATATTTTCATTTGTTTTCTAATGTTTAAGTGCTTTTCTGACTTTTGGCTCTAATTTGTGGTTGTCTTTTATGAAGTCTTCTAATGTGTCGTATGTTTTCACAAGTTCAATGAATGCGTCAGGCGAGAACTGCCTGAAGTTCTTTCTTTCAATGTCCCAGTACACTACATACTCATCGCTTGGCTTGTTTGCGTCTTCATTGTCAGAAGGCTCCCAGTAATGCTTGATGAAGTCTTCTTTCAATGTGCCGTAAGCATGACGTTTCTCTCCATCCAGTTTTCTGTAATAGAACTCGCAGAAATGGTCTTGCAACTCATTTTTTATGTTCGTGCTGAACTTTTTCTCGAATACCGCGAAATCATATATGTATTTCATGACTGCATTTTATTATACTACGCTCCACACAAAAATGAACAACTGCAAGAAACATATGATTTCCATGAAGAAGATCCATGCTTTGTTGTCTACATCGACTGAATAGTCTTTGTTGTATACTGCAGGCGTGTTCACTCCTATCAAGATGAAAGCTGCATATGACATCACCATACTTGCGATTCCTATCGGATTGACAATGCCAACCCACACGCTGGTCAAGACTATGACGATTAGAGAGCACATATAATGAATGGGTTTTGTCCAGCCATATTTCAAGAAATTCTTCGGCTTGAAACTTTCTATCATGTCTCTCATGAATTCTTTGAATGACTTATGCGGGACTGCTTTGCTTTTCATGTCATCCATAGTTATAGCAGGCACATAGTCATCATCTTTCTTCGGGCCTGACTTGTATCTGCAGCTGACGCCAATCATCGACATTCCAATCATGACGACAATGGGAATCCAAGAGATGTTTGAGGGAGAAACGGTGAACCACCACAGTCCAAACGGGATTGCTGTGAGGACACACCATGCGCTGAACATCCAGTCCCATTTGTTTGGAAGCAGATAATAGGTTTCTGAAATTGATGTCGGAACCCCGAATTTGAACACTATGTATATCACATAAGCAAAGCAGAGAACAATAGAGATTATTGGTAATGCTATCATGCGTTTGTTATATTTTCAGTCTGCACATTCTCATAATAGAATTGAGCTTCACTGTATTTATACCGATGTTAGCGCCTATGGTCTCTATATGTGTGCAGAAACTGTTAGCATATGCAAGTGTCGAATCTCTTTTTTCTTTTGGCGAGCGTTTCCTGTCTTGCTTGTTCAAGTCTTTCGCCATTTTGTCAAGACATCTATTAAGTGCGCAGACTTCATTTGTCGTGTGCAAGAATCCGAATTCTTCAAGCGGATTGCTATAACAGTTGCTTCCATCATACCCGTAAAACACAGTATGGTATGGAGTGACTTGCTGGGCCAGCAAGTCAATGTATATTCTTATATATTTGTTCCCGTCTTTTCCTGTAAGTTCATCAGCTATGCCAGCTTCTCTTATTTTAGCAAGATTGTACATAAGAAGACGAGAGTTCTTGAAATGGTACCAGCCTTTGCTCGTGTCATATACATGTTCATTGTTTATTAGCAAATAGACATCTTTCGTCGCATTGTAAGCTGACATGCTTAAAGTCAAATAAGGACGTTCTTTGTCGTAATACACTCTCTTTGCGTCAATCAGCAGTCTTTTGGCCTCGCCATTCTCTTCAATGATATCTAATATGAAGTCTATATGTATGCGATTATAATAGTCTTTTTCTGCAGGTGTCAAATTTGGGATGTTCACTTTGCAGCCGCCAACTAAAAAAGATGATATTGTGCATTGCAGGTACACATATTCATCAAAGTTTTCTGTTTTCCATCCTACCTCAGGCAAATTGTAAGAGCCATATCTGTAGACATCTTGCTGTTCATGCAATTTATTGCCGTTGCTATCAGTCTTCATTTTTACCGGAAATTAAATGATCATACTGCTGGTGATATTTTTTCACAAAGTCAAGAAAATACTTTATCCATATTTTCAGTTCATCTACAGAAATCTCGACAAGTTGTGGCGTGTCATTCTCGACAGCAATCCACAACTCTGCTCTGTCAAGCGCGATCCCGTGCATTTCATAGTATGCGAAATAATATGCTGCTAACTGCATGTAATAGCTAGTGAGCCAGTCTGCTTTCTTCTTTCTCTTTGAAGTCTTGAAGTCAAGCAGCACTTTCTTGCCGTACTTGTCTTTGTATATGCAGTCGACTCGACCAGCATAGCCGCCATTTGCCAATGACCACAAAGTGTTCTCCATCTCAATGATGGAATCTACTTTCTCAAAAAACCCGCAGATATAGAGTGAATTGAACAGTGAATTGCCGACCTTGAGTTCTTCTTGGGTGTACCCGTTTTCTGAAATGAACGTCTCCATTTTCTCATTGACAGATCTAAGGCGTTCTTTTTTGTCTTCAATGTCTGAAGTGAACCAGTATTCTAGTTTCTGGTGCATGCAAGTGCCACGGTTCGCCGCGAACTTGCTTATGCGGTCAGCTTCTTCTTCACCAATCTTCTTTCTCCAGTTTTCAAGTGATGACTTGTCTCCCATTGCGCCAAGGACTGTCGTGACACTTGGCAGAAGATGATGCTTGCCCTCATTGTCTTGTATGTGGTAATACCGCTTGTTGTCAATTGTTTCGGTATGTGATAGACTTTCGTTTGTTGCCATTTATTTCACTATATAGTTGATTAAGAAAAATATGCCTATGCCAATTCCTGCTGTAATAATTGAATATAACAAAAGTTTCCACCATTTTGTGTATCTTCTTTCTGGCGCAAGCACTATCAGGATAGAGTCAGTGTTCTCAAACCGCTCGAATGTAGTGGGATAAATAATCAAGTCAGAAAGACGGAGTTCAGTGAGAAGTTCAGACACATCAGAAAGACTGTCTTTTATGTAGTTTTCAATCATCATGTTCTGCACGACAGAGTCTTTGCGTGTCTTCACGGGAATGTTCACAATCTCGTCTGGTATGTTTACCACCGTGTAAAGCCTTCCAAGCCAGTCATAGTCAAAACCAAGTGCGTAAAAACTGTTCTTGTTGCTTTTGACTACATGCTTTACGGTTTTCCATGTACGAAATTCTTTTATTATATTTTTTATAAACATATATTATTGTTTTAACTGTTTTGCTATTGTCTGGATTTCAGAAAGCTCAATCGGCCTGAACCCCCAGAAATCTGTTCTCACACTTATGCGGTTGTCGGCGTTCAAGTCTTTAGAAGATTCCATCGTGCCACCATGCAGATTCATCGTGCCACTTTTCTTGCCATTCCATTCTAACAATGGATAAAGCGACAATGTTATCCCGTACCTTGCTAAATCTATAATTGAGTCTTTCAGAAGTATGACATCGGGATGAAATGTCTCCGTTATGCTTGCGATTGAGTTCAGGATTTCTTCAGATGTGAGAAGCCCGAATGTGTCATACAGCATAGATTCTTGCTTGTCATCCAAGAAATGCGCCTTGTATATTTCGCTAAGCAATGTCATCTCATCAAGATAAACATCATCTACGCGGAGGATGTTCTTGTCTGATTCTGACAGCATCATCACCTTAGTCCCGCGCAAGTCAGCCAATGTGTTCTGTGCACGTGTGCCATCATAGACGCAATTGCCAAGTACGAAGACGATGTCATCGTTACCGACAGTAGTGTTCCATCTTTCGATGATTGTGCCGTTCATCTCTTCAACTGATGAGAACGGACGTTTGTAGATATCGATTATGTTGTTTCTTCCAAGCCACAAATCACTTGTAAAGAAGATTCGAGTAGAAGAAGTTTTCTTCTTTCTGCTTTTTGCCATTTGATAAAGTTTTAAAGTTAATACTACAGAATTATACCATAGTGTATTTATAAAACTTCATCAGATGCTTACGAATTTCTTATGTCGTCGTGATTTTCTTCTACAATAAGCACACATTTGTCGAGATCCGGAAGTCCGTTCCTGTACGCAGGTTTCTGTTCTTTTTCAATCTGTGTGATTTTGCAAGTTGTCTCGAGTATGTTGTGAAAATTGTTGTAGAATTCCATGACTTCGTCTGTCGTGCCTACAAAATCGACAGTTTCGTTTCCAATTACAATCATGCACTTTGAATTTTCGTTGTCGTCTGTTGGCATGACTGACACCAGCCTGATAGCGTCTTTCGCAATCAGTGTTATCTGACCGTTGAGTTTAAATTCTAAAAATTCCATTTTTGATTATTTTATATTTCAGTATATTCTTGTATCATGTTCCACGCATCAATGTAGTCATCTAACATGAACACATGCATGAAACAGTTCTCAAGCTCTCTCATCAGTGACACATCAGTGTCATCATACTTCACATACACAGTGCACACAATGCCAGTAAATGAACTGTCTGCCTGTTCTATTTCTATCATGTCTCTGGCGAATGATGGCAAATACGCCGAAACAATCTGCTCAGCTTCATCCGTTTCGCCTGATACTAGAAAACTCGTGCGTTTCATAATTAACTGTTTTATTATAAATAATAAAAATCCGAAATGTTTTGACATGCAAGAAAAAATCAACATAAACAAGTACAAAGGCTTTGTCTTCCCGAAAGACCAGATCGTTGAAGATGACTGGAGAATCCAGTACACGGGGTATGACTACAGCAAAACACTTATAAAGAACAGTGTGTCGCCATATCTGTATGCTAACAAAAAACTTTCAGGATTTCTAGACACACTGAACGACATAATGGTTCATATGGTAGACAATGTGAAGTACATAAGGAACTATTTCAACTTTGCAGTTCCGAAAGACTATAAAAAAATAAATTAACATGAAAGTATTAGACACTAATCAGTTTGTTTCTGAACGAATGAAGATCAGGCCTGTGACTAATGCAGAACTGGACAAGATCCAGCAAGACATGAATGCCGACAAATATGAACTCACTGATGAAACGGACAAAACAAATAGTGGACATACTTTGCATCGCATCAAAGCATTGAAAGACATTCCATCTAAAGGAGTCAAAAAAGGAGACTTAGGCGGCTGGATTGAGTCATATGACAATCTAGACCAGAAAGGAGACTGCTGGGTGAGTGGAAATGCTTGGGTGTATGAAAATGCTCAAGTGTATGGAAGCGCTGAAATACATCATAATGCTTTAGTGCGCGGAAATGCTAAAATATACGACAACGCTAAAATATTTAATAATGTTTCCGTGTATGACAATGCTAAAATATATGGCAATGCTCAAGTGTATGGCAGTGCTAAAGTGTATGTCAATGCTCAAGTGCATGGCAATGCTCAGGTATATAGTTTTGCTTGCGTGTATGGCGATGCTGAAGTGCACGGAACTGCTAAAGTAAATTATACTGTTAGTAACGGAACAATAGACAAATAAAACTATGAAAATATTAGACACAAATCAATTCATTTCTGAACGAATGAAAATCAGACCTGTCACGAATGCAGAATGGAAGCAAGCAGAAGAAACTGCTGTCCGAGCAGAAGACACACACAAAAACAATGTGCCGAAAACATATTACACATTCACAGGCAGCAGCAAATATGTAGCGAAATGGTGGGTGAGATATTCTGATGAAAGTGGAGAACATTCAAAAGGCTTCCCCACTTTATCGGCGAGAGAAAATTTCATCAGGCAGTTAGAAAGCCAGGGCTACACTTGCGACAAAGCAAAGTGCAGCTAACGAGAACATGCAAACAGAATCATATCTTCATAAAGATACACACAAATGCACCAGAAATTATCATGAAATCTGGTGCATTTTAAGTATGTCTTCTGGACTTCACTTCATTTTGCTCGTGTCGATATACACGACTCTTGATGAGTCTGCAGCTTTGAAATTTTTGTTGTCATAAATGCACCAGATCAAATTGTCTACATATGACGGCTTGCTCACGGGAGTGTCATAGCCGTCAGTCACGACTATCACGCATCTCGCGCCGCCAACCTCATCTACCCATTTCAATGCGTTCATGAAATCTGTGCCGCCCGTTATATGCCCGCCTCTTGCTTTGCGGTCTTCCTTAAGCTTCATCAAAGCAGTCTCTTTGACACTGTTCGTGATTCTGCGAGAATTAGTTTCGACAAGTTCTACTTTTGTCGTGAAGTAAGCGTATGTGATGTTCTTGACATTGCATTTTTTAGAAATAGAATAGCATTCGCTCAATATGTGTGACAGAGTCTTGTCCGAAACACTGCCTGAGCAGTCTACTAAAAACACGATGTCTTTGACTGAATTGCGTGAGTTCTTGTGTCTCAGTGTCATCGTGTCTCTAGCAAGTCCGCGTTTCTCACCCCATTCAGTGGTGTATTTTTTAGAGTTGTTCAGCGAGTTGTTCATCATTTTCCTCAACTCATATGTCCAGTTGTATCCCGACGCTTGTGTTTCTAACAGATGTCTTGTCAACAATGACGAGCCCTCTTTTCCAGCTTGCTGCTGGACTTGCTCTTTCCATTTCTGCGCAATGTCATTCAGCTGCTCCTCTTTTATGAACTCGCCAGAATAGCCAGCTTCACGTGCCATGTTAGCGCCTTCTTGCTGGCTTATGACGTCTTCTTTGCTCAAAACGACAATCACATTTGGCATCGGCGGCCTTGGTATGTTCAATGCTTCTTCAGCAGGGTCAGTAGCAGGAAAAGAACCGTCTGAGTTCATTCCAGAAAGTCCGCCTGAAGCACCCTGTTTGTCTATCAGTCCAATCACATACAATATAGACTTCATGCTTTCAGCAATTGCACTGTCCCAGCCTTGCTCATATGTTATGAACTCGGGCTTTATGAATTTCTCATACTCGGGTATATGATTCATTCTGAATGGGTTGTCTGGATAGTTTCCATGCAGCGGCTTTATCCGTATGATAGAGTTCTCGAGAGCTCTCTTTATCTCATCGGGTTTGTAGCGTTCGCCAACTTTTTTAGTGATTTTAGAATATTCATCATTGAGTGTCTTGTTGCATTCATGTATAGCATCGCTGTGTCCGCGTTTCCATTCATCAGTCGTGTGCTCAATCTTCGGGTCGCCCTTTGGCTTTTCTGTCTTGGGCCAGATGATGTCAAGTTCTGGCGCGTTTGGAATGAATCCGCTGTCAAGCAAGTCTTTGTAAATCATCTCATAGCTCCACAAATCACCATATGACGCATACTTGTCGCTGAAATAAGATCCAAGATGCTCCATCTGCCATTTAGTCACGAAATTGTCGATGAAGCATGCGCCGTTTGCTTCAAAGTCAGCAGCTACGTTAGACAGCATCATGCTATGCCCTTTAGATCTGTTCATGTGGTCAAACACACAATGCATCAGCTCATGAATGAGAACAAACCTGATTTCGCCATCAGACAACTTGTTTGTCCATTCTGGATTTATGAACAGGCGCGTGCCGTCTGTCGCTTGTGTCGGGACGTCAAACGTGTAGATGAAGTTGAGGTTGTCAAGCAATGCCCCAAAGCAAGCATTCACATTGTAGACACTGCCGCGGACAAAGTCAATCCGGTCTCGTATCTTTATCATGTCAATCGTCTCGCCAGTCTTCGGACTCACGAAATCTTTCTTGAAAACAATTGATTTATCCATATTCTATATTTAGCTTCTAATGTTCATCTAATGACTTCTAGCAAACTTTTCAGTAATAGACAATAAATTATATATCCAGCTTATTTCTGTTCATATAATGTCCTTTCTCGCGGCAAGTTTTTCCAGTCATAACATTCAAGTCCATAAAGTCCATTGATTGTAGCGTATCTACCATTCTCAATCATAAGTGAAGTGATGAACTTGTCTTTGAAGTATTCCCTTGTCTCATCACTTTTCGTTTTTATGTCCGGCCGTTTCGGATCATAGACATCAACAATGAACACTTTCTTTCCAAGAGCAAAAGCGTATCCTGCTTCCCAAGCACAGCCTGCAGTCGTGTTCTTCCTGCCATAGTTCAGAACAATGACATAGTCTGATCTGTTGATTGCATGCATATCATCTTCAAACACCATAAGTCCCCATTCATTGTTCGGGTAGTCCCAGGCATTTGTGATAGTATGTTCCATTGGCACATACACATCTTCAAAAGTGTGGCGCAGAATCTCAGCAGCATACTTGATGCTTTCTCGGAACTGCGGTTCCATCGATGAGGCAAGATACACTTTCTTCTTTTCCATCATTGTTCATTTTATTGTATATAACAAAAGAATGAGCAGGTTTTACATTGGAGATTTCTCAAAGATAGCTTTCAGTTCTGTAGCAAGCACTTGTGCATCAGGATGCGCTGCCGGATCTATCCTCATTTCGAAGAACCTGTTCCATCCGGTTCCATCGATTCCAATGAACCCGCACTGGTACAGTTCAGTCTCAAGTCCGAGTGGAAGGAAGTCTCTAGCTTCTTGTGGTTTCATGTTAAACTCATTGATGCATCTGTTGTACCGGATTTCAGTGTCTTCGCACTGGCTGCAGAAAAGCCACTCTTTGCTGTCTTCAGGATATTCTCCATTCTCATTATATTCAAACCAATACGGAATCGTGAATGACATCCCGTTCTTCATCTCATTCACATATCTTGTGCTTTTCATAAGTGATGACAGAGTGACGTGCGTGCGGAACTCATCAGCGATTACTCTCGCGCATTTCCAAGCGGCTGTCCGTCTGACAAAATATGATTGCTCTGAATGATAGTTCCTTACAAAGTCTAAAGCGTCATCAAAGCTGCCAAACACTTCACAGATGCCTCTGAAGTTAGTCGTGATGTACCGCATCTTGTCGTTATTGTCATAGAAGCTTTTCGTGTATGGCGAGTCAAGAATGCTGTACAGTTTTCCTGTGGTGTCATTGATGAAATCGATGAACGGTATCGCCAGATTCGCTGTGCCAAACTCTAACGGCCGCATATGCCTTTTGTCATACAAGCTCCTGACAAATCTGTATGAGTCTTTGCTGAGCCCATGCCTGTTGTAGCAGACTCCAGCACAATAGTCAATGTGTTCGATCATCCCGTCGATTCCGGGTTTCTGTATGATTTCTCTTACTTCATGTTTCGTGAGTTCCATTTTTCTTCATTTAATTGTTTGACGATTCTTATGAATTCTTCCTTCCCAAGCAGTCCTGACACTTCACTGATAGTCAAGTCTGCTCTCCCTTCCATGACATCGTTCGCATAGTCATTGTCACAGCCCAGAAGCTGCTTTATCTTTCCAAACACAATTGTCTGGTATTTGTACTTTTCAAAAAGAAGTTTTGCGACTTCTTTTGAAAACCTCAATTCAGCAACTGCCATGACTAGCCTTCATAAGAGAAAAACGACACTGCGACATAATCTGTTCCGGGGACTTCTTCCTCAAGGATCTCATATTCATTCATTGAATCATAGCTGTAGTAGTCATCAACGAATTCTGCAAGAGCTGACATGTCATCTTCAAGATCATTCTGCTGGATGAACTTCTCGTATTCATCTGTCTTCAAAGCATTGCACTCTTCTTCAGTCAAGATAGTCTGGAGATCATACTTAAGCAATGTCTCGTTGTTTTTGAATTTCTCATACTCCTCTTTGTTGAAGAGCGCTAAGCTGTGTGTCGAACTGGAATTAGTCTCGAACACACCCATTCTAATTTGTCTTTTCATATTATTAAGTTTTTAAAGTAATAAATTATCAATTTCCTTTGAAAAAAAGCTCGACATCGAGTTTTTTCGCCATAGATTTCGCCGCTTTGAAAAACTCCTTGTCGTCATCGTAATCATATTCAAAACCGACTCTTGGCATATAATAACCGTTCCATTCGTCTCCTCCGGCGTATGCGAAACTGTTCTTCGCCATTATGAACCGTTCAAGGGCGGAATCGTCCGTGGTTATTTTTTCATAAAATTTTCTCGCGCTTTCGCAATGGTCGACATATGCGTAATGCTCATGGTTTATAATCTCGTTTTCCGCTGTGTATGTCGGAGTCCATTCGTTGAGCCAGCAATAGCTTGCCCATTCACAGAATTGTATAAGTTTCATGACACCGGCGATAACGGTCTCTTTCGGAGTATCGTAAACGGATTCCGGTTTGTCCGGCAGATTATGGTCGATTATATTGTATATTTTTCCGTAAAACTCCCGTCGTTTTTCGACGGGAACAATTTCATTAGGATAATTGAGAAACACGAGAACAGCGTAGGCGATACGTTTTCCCGCCGAATTCTCGATTTTCGGCTGCCTGCCGAATTCGAATTCGCCTTCTTCCCATTCGTCGTACAAATCGTATTTGCCGATACGCCGGTCAATATTGTCGTTCGTCAGATGTTTCGCTATCGCGATAGTGTGCGTCGAACTGGAATTCGTCTCAAACGTGCCAAGCCTTATCTGTCTTTTCATATTCTTGTATTTAATAAATAACAATTATTTTTTTCTTGAAATCATAATAGTCCGACCCTATAAGCGCATTCATCCTGTCGCGTATGATCCGCCGTTTTTCGTCAAGCAATCCATAAAATAATCTGTCGTATTCGCTTACAACAATGATTCCTTCAACTTGCCGGCTGATATTGTCATATTGTTTCTTGAGCTTCGCTATCCGCGGCGTTATCCGCATGTGCTTTGTTTTACTCATAATCAAATTTCATCATAAAAGTCATCATGATCCAGATAGTAGTCATTGCATTCACAAGCATTGTAATAGCAATAGTCTACATACTTGAACAGTTTTGTGTCTGTAATATTCAAGTAGTCAGAAAACAGCTTGCTGTATTTTTCCTGTTCGGTTTCGGTCAAGACTCTACTTCTACCGAAATCACCAGATTCTTCACCGTAAGTGTGATAAAGCTCATAACACAAATAATAAGTTATTTTATTTCCGTCGTCAAAGCATTCGATGAAGAACGGTTCTTCAATTTCATTGTATAATGTATCATTGGCAAGCTTTTCATCAATCGGATACATTACCGCTTTGTTTCTTACGTAATCACTCATGGTTTCTGTTTTTGTTAAAGTCATAAAGTTTCTGAGAAGCCCACGCAAAATTGAAGGTTGTCTTGATGACATCTTCAATCGTTACAGGGCCATCATCATCTTTAAAATAACCTGGATTCGTCTTGTATTCATTGATGAGGAAATTGATGTTATTTTCCATCTCTTTCATTTCCTTCAATGTTTCTTGGCTGTTTTTGATTAAATCATCACAGTGTTTAAATGTTTCATCAACAGTTTCCATAATAAATCTTCTATAATAATTGTTTGACTAACTTTGTTTCATTAACTTCAATGTTTCTTTTATGCCATATTCATAAGCATCTTCTGGTTTCTCAAAACCAGCTTTCTTCAACACAGAGTAGACTCCCATGTCATCCTGCAGTTTTCTCAATTCAAGCAGATCACATGAATAGAAAAATCCTTCCGCCGTCACATAGGGCTTCACTGATATGAACATTCCCGTTTTCTCAAACAGCCATTTGACTGCGACAGGATGTGACACGACAGAGCAAGAATCATCGTCCATATACCCATCGTAATTCTTGTTGGTCATATGGTACAGCCATCCACCATGTTCCACATCAACCGTCTTTCCTTCGACACGGTAGACATATACGTGATTTGGGATGATGTATTCACCCTTGTAGAGAAATGCATCGCCATAAAAAACTTCACACATTTCATTGAAGCCTTTTTGCTTCAACAACATGCAAGTTTCATAATTACAGTAAAACAAATTCTTGTCCATGATAAATATATTATTATAATTTAATATAACAAAAATGTGTGAGACTTTAAATCCGAATGTTCCTGCCGGTTCTATGGGACCGATAAAGTTTCCTGAAAACGGGAACCCGGGTTCTGGCGATGTGATTGCCAGACCAAAGAGAAAGAAAACCCGGGTTTACAAGCAGATGCCTGGGCATGCCATCATGTCTTTTGAAGAGTTCATCAAATCTGGCGACGGCGGAAAGCCAAGCACCGAGAAGCAAGATTGATTGTCTCTTTTGGAAAGTCTTGCTTCATCATCCATTCAAAGTAAGACGGGTCAACCATCACGACTGACTTGCCTGCGTATTTTCCCTTGCCCATTTCTACGGCACCAGTCTCGCCAAGGACGAAGAATCCAGCGACATCAATTCGTCTGTTGTTCCCGACGACTTCATCGACTTCAGCAGCATCAGGCTGGTGTTTTTCTAGCATCGCCTTGTAGACTTCAATTGACATGTGAGTGTCGCACAGAGCATCGTGCTCATCGCATCCAAGCTCACTGTCAGGACAGTATTCTTGGTGAATGCTGCCAAGCGTGCGGAAATTGTAGTGGTTGTCAAGAAGTTTCGTGTCGATGAGTCTGCGTTTCTCAATGGTGAAATACTTGTTGTGACGCTCGCATTCTTTCATGAAGAACGGAATGTCGAACTTCACGATGTTGTGGCCGCCAAGATCACACCCTTCCATGAAGTCAAGAATCTGGTCAACAACCTCTCCAAATTTTGGATACTGGAGCAGCTCTTCATCAGTGATCTTGTGTTTCTCTAAAGCTTCGGGACGGGACTTCACTCCATCAGGATTGATTTTCTGCTCGATGGAGTCGATGACATTGAGTTGCTGGTCTGTCTTGACAAGTCCAATCTGGATAATGCGGTCTTCGTTGATGTCTACACCGGTGGTTTCGATGTCGAAAAATACAATGTGCTCGTTTTTGCTAGTCATAATACAATTCATTTGGTTATAGTTTAATATAACAAAAAAATGTATTATTATACTGTGAAATAAGTTTTTGCTGTTTCGCAGATTGCTGCAAGTGTCGCGTCAAGTTTGTCTGTGAACACATATCTCGAATCTATGGCTGCAGTCATCCCGTTCCATCTGACGCGGTATGTGATTGTCCGTTCTCTGTGCCAGCCATCTGTCTTCATGTTGTTGTCTGGCTTGTTCATCACTTTCTTTTCTGATGAAATGATTTCGATTATTTCGCCCTTTGAAACAGTGAGCACATCATTGACGTCATCAAATGTCTTGAAATACACTGTGTCGCCGATATTCAGCTCACACCATCCGATCTGTGCGTTCTCGTCTGCGTCATGAACCACATGCTCGCCGGTTTTGGCAATGATTTCTAACGCTGACTCGATTTCTTCGCGGTTTTGTCTCTTATTCATGTATAAGTTTTTTTGCAATTGTTCTTACAGACTTTTTCGTTGCTGGATCGCAAACAACCATTTCATCAATGTATTTGTCTAGCATTTCAGTGATAGACATGCAATCAGAAATATTTATATCTTGGTTTTCATTCTCATCTTTCTTCGTCGGATAGAAAGACAAGTCTTTTATGTCATAGTTGTCATTCACCAGAGAAATCAGTTTCTGGAATCTGCACTTTGACATTAGCTTGTAGTCTGTTTCGATTTCGACAAAACGGTTCTCGCACATTTTCTTGAACTCGCCGAATGTCATGTCACTTATACTTTCATATTTCACTCTTATGAATTCCGGAGAATATGTGTTGAAATACACATGTTCTTCTAATGTTTCCGGATCGAATGTCCACACGCATTTGTTGTTGTTCCTGTCATTCTGAGTCAACTGATATGGTGATCCGACATATGTCGCATTGCAGTGCTTGTGCTTGTGGTGTATATGTCCAGAATAGATTTTAGAGACATCTGGGACGCCAAGCTCGTTTTCTGACTTGCTGCCATAAGAATTCATTATGCATCCGTTGAACTCAGCATGGCAGAACAGCACATCCGGTTTCGTGTCTATGCCAGCTATTTTCTCGAACACACGGGTGTCTTCTGTCCACGGGATGAAACACATAGTCTTCCCGAGAACAGTCTTCACTAACGGGGTCTTTATCACATTCACGCCTGGAATATGTTTCAAGCATTCAAGCGAAGTGATGTCATTCTTCGTCGTGTAGTAAGCGTCGTGATTGCCACAAAGCAGATACATTTCTTTGAAATATTTTGAAAGTCTTTCAAAGAAGCCTATGCAGATGTTCATCGTAGAAAGTCCGACACTCTGCCTGTTGTCGAAAATGTCGCCGCAATGGACGAACACATCGCCGTCTTCAACTTCATTGTCTAACAATGGGAAAAAGAACTTGTCCATCCATCCCTGCATCAGGTCCTCCCATCTCTTCGAGTTGTTTTTCACTCCAAAATGAGTGTCAGAAATTATCCAGATTTTTGCCATTAGAAAAGTCTTTTTACGTGACTGCCACTTTCAAACCCGAACAAGCTTTCTAGTATCGAATGATCACGTGTGTGCATCTTCAGCTCATCATATAGTTTAAGCTTCAAGCCATTCGGAAGTTCCATTATCACTTTATGGTATTTCAGATTGAAATAGTCACAGTATATGAGTATTATTGTAGACAAAGAAGCGATGTCGTTGAACATCGCAATCACGTTTATGAGATTAGTGTAAGCTTCAATGTCAGCAAGCGTCTTGCTGTCTTTGTTGGAGATGTCATTGTAGTCTGCGACCGGCATAGTTTTTATGTGTTCGACGATCATAGTCTCCACATCATTGAACGACGCATCAGGGCCATTGACGAGCAGTGCGTCATTCTCTAAAGACAAACTCTGCTTCATGTTAGACAGCGATGTGCTGTCTGAATATGAGTCTTTGCTGTTGTTGTAATAAGCTCCACGTAGTTTGCCTACATCTATCCGTTCAGCCATAATCACTTTCTGTTTGCTATCATTTTATAAAAATCACCGATTTCCATCTCGACGATTTCACCGGTGTTCTTGTTCCTTACTCTTATCCTGCTGTCTCCGCATACGCATTTTCCAATGTTAGACTGTCCGATATAACACACGAGAGTCTTCTCGTCATAGCCTCCTGTGATCATATCAATATATTTATAACCAGAAGGTATCTTTTTAGATGTGTCTTGGTAGTGGCTGTCAGCATTGAAAAAGTCAAGTCCCTCATCAAACGTGAAGTTCACCTCATTGGATACATCAATCGTGTCCACGATTTTCTGCACGACTTCATCGACATTGTCTATGTTGACATCTGTCATTTTAGCAATCTCAATACTGTCGACTAACTGCTTGTTCAGATGCTTCCACTTTATCCAAGCTTCAGTCGTCCCCTTGAGCCATTCTTGGTCATATGATTCTGTGTCGATAGAATAGACAAGACTTATGAATTCGGGGTCAATGTCTATCTTAGAACTATCATGTATAAGCGCAAGCATCTGCCGCTCAGAAGGAATCTCCTTGTAGCGGTCATAGAATCTTTTTGAAATGAGTATCAATGCACTAAGACTTTTGTTTTTGAAAAACGACTTGTCTATGTATTTGTAATATATCGGGTGGTCAAGAACATACTTGAACACTACTTGCTCGTTGTTTGTGACTTTATCCATCCCAGTCTGTCTTTAATATCGTTATTTTTCCGTTGTTTATTTTTATGTTCTTGCTCTCAACAAGTTCTTCAAGCAACTGGTCTCTCGTCTCGGGCTCAATCCAGTCTATGTATTCTACAGTAACTGACTTTTTCTCAATACTAACAATATCCCACAACAAGTCTTCTGCCGTGGGATATCGTTTTTCATACCGGTAAGACCCAGTTATGTATTTCAATGGGACTAAGTCTTCGTTAATCATCTAACTGGTGTTTTATGATGTCGTCAGTGTCGTCAATAGAATCCGTGCTGTATTCTTCATCATTGTCAAGAATCGTCTTGATGTCATCATTGTTCTTCGCGTCATTGTAGGCGAATATCCCGACAATCACATTCTTGTCCAGTCTTTCAATCGCGTCTTGCGTCCACACTCCGCTTGAACATACTTCTGACCATTTGAACGGCTCTAACTGGTGGTCAGTGCAGATATATCTTCCGGTATCGCTTGGCAAGAAATACACGTCATCGCTCATCGGATGCTTTCTGCATTTCTCTTTTTCAGATTCACCAAGTTTTGAATATTCTTTTGCATTGATGAACTTTCCTCTACCAACGCCACAAGCATCCCAGCTCATATAGTCCTGCAGACCCACATAACGGTTCATTCCCTTCTGGAATGAAATATGGAATTTCACAGGTGTCGGAATGCAGAAACGGTTTTTCTGCGGCTTTGCTGTGACGACGATTCCTGTCTGTTCAGAGCCTTCTTTCAACTTCGCTTTTGTCATATTCAGGATGATTGAAGCGCCATACACCAGACCTGTTCCGCCGCTTTGAGTGTCTTGTGCATACAAATCCATTGTCTTGTAGACATGGTTTGTGAAGACGAATGTTCCCCCGATGATGCCGAGTTTTGACATCATGATACGGAAGATTGACTTCATCATCTTCGCGCGGCTCAAGTCAGCTTTGTCTGAATAAGACTTCGCGTCATCGACTTCTTTCTGTGACGCAAGGTTGCCGGCACTGTCCAATGCGATGAACACTTTTGGAATCTCGTTGCCTTGCTCCTTCTGTTCAATCAATGTGTCTATGATGTTCGTCACATTGCTTCTGAATTCCTGGACTGTCTGCACAGGCTCGTATCTGAACATTGACAAATCTATTCCAAATTTCGTGGCAATCTCACCGTCCACAGCATTCTCACTGTCGTAATAGATAATGAAATAGCCAAGTTTCTGAGCTTCCCTGCACATGTTGAGCAGAAGATACGTCTTGCCAACACCGGACTCACCGCTTAAGCAGATGCTTCTGTTGTTGGGTATTCCTTTCAGCAAGCTTCCACTCATGCAAGCGTTCAAAAGATAGTTGCCTGTAGGGATGTACTCGGTGATTTTAGATGTGCCGCCACCTTCGGACAGCAATGCGCCAAACTTCGAATTTTTCGACAATGCTTTGTTCAAATCGCTAATTGTAAAGACTCCTGATTGTTTTGCCATACTTACAAATGTTTTAATATTACTAATAACAAATTTTCTACAATATAAAATAATAAAAAATGGAACATCTTTGAATGTTCCATTTATTTTTTAGACACAAATGCTTTGTTATGAACAGTCACAAGCCAAATGATATTCATCATACACGCGTTTCATATAATTTATGTCTTTCATCTTACGCAAGATGTAATCGGGCAAAGTTCCTCTTATGTTAGTCACCTCAAACTCGCATACACCTAAAATATCAAGTTTTGGAAAAGCTGGTTTGAAGTTATCAAAAAAATCAACCCAATATGTAATCTGATTAGTGTTTCCGTTTAGTCTATATGACACCAACACTTGTTTGGCATCTCTTGCTATTTCAACAGGTGCATATTCTTTTAATGTGACAATATAATCAGTTTCACTATTTTCATTTGAGCGTTCTTTATGTTTATATGTCTTCTTTATAGTTAGCACATTTCCAAGTGTCAATATGTTTTCATATTTGACAGGCAGCTCTACAAGAGTCTCTTTTCTGATTTTGTCCCATTCTACATTTGTGACTGGTCTGAACTTCATGCGTTCAGCAATGAAACTATCTATGTCAAATATTTTCATGATTCACATATATTATTTATCATAAGTCAAATTGTACTTGTCATATATCCGTTTAAGATCATCAACATTTTTTATGTCATGAAGCTCTTGTTTAGACAAAGTGCCTCTTATTCTTGTGATTCTGTATTTGTTTTCATTCGTTGTTGGAAACTGAGAACCTTTAAACGCTTGTTCATAACCAGTCCAGTATGACATGTTTGTTGGACTATATTCGCAGTATCTTACTAATACACGAAATACGCTATTGTGCAATCTGTACCACCAGTCTTTTTGTTCTATAACAATATAGTCATTGCTGAAATTCAATGAATGAATATCCATGATAGTTTCTATAGTTAATATGTTGCCGGACACAAGAATATTGTCATATGAAAGCGGCAAATCAGGCAATGTTTGATGTTCTATCTCTCTTTTGATTTTATCCCATTCAACATTCGTGACTGGTCTGAACTTCATGCGTTCAGCAATGAAACTATGTGCATTCAATATTTTCATGACAAGCCATTATGTTTAGTCCCAAGCGCCGAATCCATCAACAGTGCGGCCATGATCGGTGATGCCATAGTCTCCCATTGTGACTTCGCCGAAAGACTTGCCGTTTTTGCCTATCACTTCAAATGTAGCACTGTGACGCATTCCAGACATCCAAGAACCCGTTTTTGACGACTTCACCACGATTGCTGGCATGTCACCGTCTTCAACATATGCGATAGCAGCTAACTGGTACAGAGATGTCTGCCCGTAGCAGAAATTGTCGTCATCAAGCTCTTTTTCTATTTCTGACTTGACATAGTCTGACACTTTTTCTATAGCATCTTGAATCTGTTTCTCATATGCATCTTTTCTTGCTTTTTCTGCCATCTTGTCAGCCCATCTGATATAATCATTGTCTGCTGCTTTCAAATCATTCTCGACAATGTCTAAGATTTCATTCAAGTCTTTGTAGAGTTCTGTCTTTCTGAATGCTTCACGAGCTTTCCTTATTTTCTTTGAATCTCTCTCATATTCTTGCTGTGATCTCTCACGAGCAGTGTCATATGCACGATCTGATATTTTCCGGAAACCTACTCTGTCGTTGTACCATGCATCGAACCTTTCATCAGCTGACGATGTGCTCAGCAAAGTGATGTCTTTGTCAAATTTCGGCATGTCTACATTGTACGCAGCAGCTATCTTAGAAATCCAGTAATATAAATTAGCAGTGTATGACTGGTTGCCGTTCCAACGTCCAAGGTTTATGCTTTTGCCCTTGCTGTCTTTTCTTGTGTGCGTGAACTCACCCATTGAGAAATCATCAAGCTCTAATGCAGCTCTGATGTAAGAAAGTGCCAGTTCTACTTCGCTAAAGAAATCATGTTCTCTTTCTCTTTCAAAATAATACCTGTCAAATTTGCATTCATCTGCCATCAAAACGAAAGCTTTGTTGCCGTTTGCATTAGTCACTGCTTCTTTAAGTCTAGCAACAAGAATCTCAAGATTGTCTCCATTTATCTGCTGAGCAGTCTTCGCATATTCTTTGTATTTTTCCTTAGCTTCTTTTGCGAATTCTTTTGTGTCCCAAAAACTTTTGTGATATTTTTTTACTCTTTCCGGCAAATCAACATAAGGATCTGTAGCAGCATGTGCTTCATTGATAAAATCGTTTAAGTTAAGTATTTTCATATTCATGTTTTATTTTTATCCAGCTCCAACACAAAGTTTGACTCTTAGTGTGTTGTTTTTTTCGTTGTATGAATAACGGTACACATCTCCTGGATGTTTTTCGCCATTCAATTCAAGATCCCAGCTTTCTTCATCAGACACATCTCCGTCATCATAAGCATATGTTCTTTCGATTTTTGTTATCTTTGCGTGAACATTGTTCTGCTTCATTGTCGTCTTGCCATTGTATGGAAAAGGCACGCACTTGCCGTGTGAATCCCACACATAATTGACGATTATGTTACAGTCAACTTCAATCAAGATTTCTATATTTTCGTTTTTAAGTGTACGGATGTCATTCAAGTCAAATGTGATAGTTTCACCTTCAAACCCGCTTGCATCAACTTGGTAAAATGTGTCTTGTTCGTCTAGCTTAAGTATTTTCATATTCGTATATTATTCTATAACTTCAAATGAATCAACATCAGGGATGACAGCAAGCCCGCCCCAAGTGCCGTGAAGCTGCCCAAGGTCGTCAATGTGTTCGACTTTTCCTTCTCTGCCTGCATATCTTGAATCTTCATCTTTCAAGCTGATGATTCTTATCGTCTTGCCAAGATAAAGATCTTCAAGCGCTTGCTTGTTCATATTGTTGAATTCATCTATTCTATAAACGTGGTTTTCGTTAGTTCTCATATTTCTATAATTTATTGAATAAGTTTTCCAGTCAAAATACATTTCATCTATCCCTTTGCCTCTCGCAATCCACCTAACTCTTTCAGCAATCTTTCTCGCGTCATTGTCGTTGAACAGATGAATGTCTCTGCCAGTGCAGCCAACACAATGCGAAATAGCACTTGTGCCATAGTTGATAAGAAACTGCACATGTTTGTCATTATCCTCAACCATCACACCGCCTTGGCGTGCAGTGACTTCAATGCCAGTCTGCCGTTGAGGCTCCATTCTTCCTGTGCGTGGATTATAGTCCCATTTCATAAGTCATACTTTGTTGTTTTATTTATATTTTCATATATGACTTCCAGAAATGCGTCAATGTTGTTGTCATTGTAGAAACAATCGACTTTCGAAAACAATTCTGGTGTACATGTCTCAAGTTCGACAAGTTGTTCATAATAACGAGACATGCAGTCTATGTATATGAACTGTCCCTTTCTTTGGTGTTCATTACGCTGTTCTGCACGTTTAAGCGCGTCTTGTCTGAACTTCTCAAACGAGACATGCACAATGTCTTTGAGATTTTCGTTGTCGGAAAACATCTTCAAAGTTTTGGTGTAATATTGACAATGCAAGAATAGTCTGGCACATAAGCGCCATAGAAACTGTTATTCATCATCTTGCGTGCCCATTGTTCTAGTCTTTCCTTATTTTTTTCTTCTATTGCCTTTCTTTTTTCTTCTTCACTTGGCTTGACAAATTTCTTTAGATGTTCATTGTCGCTAAACATGGCTTTTGTTCATTTGATGTATTCTTGCAAGAATTCTTTTAGTTTCTTCTGTGAGCTGATGAATATGTTCCTTGCTTTGTGCATAGGCATGTTGAGTGTCTTGCCGATGCTGGCAAAATCATTCTTCCCGTTGACTGTGTTTTCGATGCCAATGCGCATTTTCACTACATTCTGCTCGTTTTCTTCAAGTGAGCTGATTGCATTGTAGAGGTCTATTATAGCACATTGGTCACCATCAGGAACGAACAACGGCAAGTCGCACCCATTCTCAAAAGTTAGTTTGCTGTAAGTGTAAGAGACATTCTCATAATTCTTGAAACCTGAGTTGATGCGGTTGTATGGTATATGAATTATGTTCTTGTGGAGATTGAGCTCATTCTTTGCATATTCGACCATTCTTGGCATCGCATACACCCAGAACTTGTCGTTCTTCATCGGGTCGTATTTTTCAATGCTTTTCAGCACTGCTAACGCGCATGCTTGGCGTATGTCTGCTTTAATGTCGTCGTCAAAGCTCCCAAAACGGTATATGATGACATTGACGATTGAATTGAAGTTCTTTGAACATAGTAGTTCATCTGGGTTAAGTTCTTTGGTTTGGTCTGGCATAGGTTTGGCTTGTTGATTGGTTATTTTTATATTGTGAACATTGCTGACTGTATTCCGGCACTTGCTTCGTCATAGTAAGAGTTGAAGTTTGACTCAGTTGTCCCGATGACTTCTTTAGTTTCCATTGTTGGTTTAGCTGCTTCAATGATACTGTTCTTTGGATCCGCGTGATTGACGACAACACGCATGCGTTCGCCATTGACATATCCAAAGCATTCCGTTTTCGTGAAGTCATTTGAGATGACAGTGAAATAGTTTGGATAGCCATCAGGGACGATTTCGACTGTTTCATTGACGGGGTCAAGAGTAGAAGCTGCAGTTGCAGTCATCCAAGAGGTGTTGTCTCTCTTTTGTTCTTCAACATGTGAAATCTGCTTTGGTTCAGGCTTCACGCGGTCTTCATATCCAGCAGCCCACACAAGTTCGCCATCATCATTTCTTGTTATGAACTGCAAGCGTTCTTCGCAGATTTCATAAATCTCATTGTTGCCGATTCCAAATTCGTTTGCGATGTGGTCAAGCAGAAGCCACATGTTCTCTGCTGCTCTTCTGAATGTGTGAGAGTCTCTGTACCATTCAAGCAGCTTCTTGGCGCCGTTTGTCATGTCCTCGTCCTTGACGACAAACAGCACATCGTTACCATTCTTGTATGCGATGCGCCATTTGCTGTCACTGAACTCGATTGATATGTTTTTCACATTGTCGCCAAATTCTTTCCAGACTTTTTCAATCTCATTCATCTTTAACTGATTTTTCTATTGTGGGTTTGTTTTTTATATAGTCAGACTCATTGTCAGCCATAACGTTAATATAATTGATTATGACATTAAACTGGTCATTGTCAAATTCATCTATGTTGTATCTGAATACACTGTCATGCTCAAGTTCACGCAAAGTCACCATAAGGTTGTCATTCACAGTGTATATGAGAATAGCCCACGGCTTGCTGTTTACTGCAAACTCGTCTATAAAAACCTTTTTGTCGAGCATATTGATTAGCATTAGAGTCATTAACTGACGCTTCTGCGAATAGTCATGAATATCAAGCTTTTTCTCTTTTTCGATTTTTCTTTTTATGAGAGATACCATGTCTGGCAACAGGATTTTTCTCATTTTGTTTACGATGTCAATGGAATAGTCAAAATTATTTTTCTCCATCGGTTGTGGGATTTTGTGACGTCTGGAAAACACCAAGCTCACCAATCTTTTCCAAGATTCTCTTGTTGAGTTTGTCAAACGTCGAGTTGACATAATCAATGAATTCACTGTGACATTCGTCACGATTCACTTTCCTGCAAAGCCACAGCATAAGGTTCGGATATTCATCAAGTTTCTCTTTGATGAAAATAATCTCTTTCGCGTGGTTCACGAATGAAATAGCATTATGGCATTGATCTATTGTGTTGCAGCTTTCTATGATTTTGTCACATTTGTCAGCCACAACTTCTACATAATGCCGGTCATGTTTGAATCTTGCTAATTCAATAAATTTCTTGATTGTCATATCTGTTATTTTATATGATTGACGATTATCCAGCAAATGTTGTCAGTGTAGCATTCGCCAGTCTTGTGGCTGTCAAGCCAGTCGTGCTGTTCAATCGCACGTTCTCCATTGATGTCTGACGTGTATGACTTGAAATAGATTTTGCCCATGTCATTTGTCTTGATGTCCGTGACAGTCTCATAGTGAAACTCGGTGTCAAGATACGGGTTCTCTTGCTTGTACGAGAGAATGACTACATCACCCACTTTCAACGGAGGTCTCTTGTCGCCAAAGAGTTTGAACAGAATGAACGCCCCGATTAAGAATGCTATAATACAGGACAATATAACTATTAAATGAATCATAATTTTTCTATTTTTAGGATATTTGTTTATTTATATCAATATAACAAAAACATGAGAAAAATTCAACTTAGACTAAAATTTCTTCCGTCGTGTCTTCTAAATTAGAATACATTTTGTCAAGCATTGTGAGAGCAGCATATGTGTCAAATGAATGCACCGCGTCTTTGTCCAAACCGGCATTCTCTATCTGCTCTTTGATGTCATCCAGCGTTTGCACGACTGCTTCATCTGCTTCCGTTTTCCTGTATTCCATTTCTACGGTCTCATACTTTGGCTCAGTGTTCACGGACTCTTCTGTATAGTCATACTCATCTAAAAACATGTCATGCATTATTCTGTATAGAAGCTCTTTGACATACAGGTGAGTGTGCACATTGTAACTGGTTATCTCATTCGTGTTCTTCAGATTGTAGATGATGCAGTTGCACAAGTGCTGGTCAGACATTGCTCTCAAAGGAACCCACACGATTCTATGATGCGTTTCGCCTTTGCTGTCTTTGAAAGACACCATTGCTCCACGATGTTCATGAAGTCTCACTGTCTCGTACGAGTCATCTGCGTAGACACACATGTCAGCCAACGGAATGTTGTTTTTTGAGGTGCGGATGTAGTCACTGCCGCCATCGATAAAATACAAGTCATTCACAAGTGTGTCGTGATGAGTGACGAAATCATGTCTGGAGTTAGACACTAAAATAGTGCCATCCGGCGTGCGCCATCTGTTAAGAATGAGAACGTGTTTCATTTGTCTAAGTTTTTGATTATTGTTGCTAGTGAAAACTGCACATTGTTCCTGAACTCATCTTCCATCGCTTGCCGCCGTTTCTCCACCTCATCAGAAAAATGCTTGTCAAGAAACATAGAAACTCGCTGTGAAAACGGTATGTTGTAGCCAAACTTGTGGTTTATCACAGAAGCTAATGAGTTGTTGAAGTCAATGCAGACAAACAGCTGTTTGTCCGCGCCAACAATGTAAGCTTTGTGCATATGTGGCGTCAACATCAGATCCGCATCTGGCTTCAACAATAGTTTCTTCACAAGAACCATCAGATTCCGTTCTTCTTTCGTGATGGGGTCATCTGAATGTGGATTCAAGATTTTGTGAATTTTAATAATTATTTTTTTAATATTCATATAATTTATTTTAAGTGTAGCACAAATTATTCATCATCCCATAGTCTGTTATAATACAATAGAGTTGGATTGTTTTTCTTTATTTCTGGAAATTCTACATCTTCATTCCATGTTTTTCTGAGTTCTTCTGGGTTGAATGGATTGACTAGCAGATGCTTTCCATGTACAGTTGGAATCTCTGCAATCACAGGTATTTTGATGTGTTTAAGCCGGCGTTTTGCGACAATCTCCTGTTCTTCGTCATCAATGTCAATCACCCATATCTTCGTGTACCCCGGAGCAGCGCCCTCATCCAAGCATCTGTCTGCTGCGACAGTCACAGCCTTGTAGTCTTCAGACGCGATATATTCTGCTATTTTCTTGAGAGTCGCAAGTGCCACCTTCTTCCAAGATCTCGCATTGGGGTTGAAATATGCTCGTGCTCTATTATGAGCAGCGCATTCAATGATTTTTTCCGACAAGTCTAAAAGTTCTTCTCTGCTTTGGACAGTGTATGCTTTGTGGAACTTGCTGTTCTTTGAAAGATCTGGATTGTCCTTCTTGCGGCTGATGATGCGGATAACCCAAAATATGTCGCTGTCTGCTTTTTCGGGAAGCAAATTGGCAATCAGGTCGAAGTTGTCTACGGTTGCTGGTTTCATATGAACATTTCAATTTTACATTACAATTTAATATAACAAAAACCGTCATGATTTTAATACAAATTCCAATATTCATACCAAGAAAGATTCCGGCAATAAAGTTGTATGATGCTGTCAGTGAAGACAGTGTTCTTGTATTTGTCGCAGAATGACTTGAACTTTTCTTTGTAGAATGTGAATTCTCCGGTTTCTGGGTTCTTCTTGTATCCGGTCCTGTTGTCGAAATACCACACTTCTCTGAAATAATGGCATAGTGGAGCTATTGACGGCACTGACTGAGAATCGCCACTTATCATAAGCTTGCGGTCATTGTGTACAGAATGATTTATCACTCTTGAACATCTATGGTGGTATCTGTAGAGAGGGCGGTAAGACGGTTTAGTGAAGAACACTGGCTCAAACAAGTCTTTGTATGTGCCACGCACCGTTTCACTGTCTGTAAAACATGTCAAAGTGAATCTGCCGTCTTTTTTTGGAAACAAATAAGACATGTCTCCAGTTTCATGTTTGAGTGGAACTAAATCAAAGTCATTCATGTCAAAGCCGAAATGGAGCAAGCTTTCAAGCAAGGGCAGAACATATGTGTATGTGTACGCTGTTATGTAATGGTGTTCGTTTCCAGGCATCTTGTCATACAGGACATTGTCATCACTTATGATTGGAAGAAAATGCACGTCTCTTTCAATGTTGTCGTATTTTTCCCTGTACTTTTCGTTATGAAACGGAAAACATATGTATTTGGCTATGTCTAGTATGTCTTTTCTTTTCATATTATAGTCTTATTATGTTGTCAGCTTTTGGCAAGATTGACTTTATGTCGTACACAAAACCATTTTCATTCAAGAACTCATTGTAATTTATGCTGGCAAAATTTTCATGCGGCACTGCTAAAATGATTACATCGTATTTCTTGTTCGGTATCTTTTCTACAACATCAATTCCAAGTTCTTCTTTTGTGAACTGCTTGTTGCAGTAATTGTCTACAACGGTTATGTTGCTTGTGTATTCTGCCAACTTTTTGTAAATTTTAACAACTTTCGTGTTCCTGATGTCAGGGCAGTTCTCCTTGAATGTGATTCCCATAAGCAGTATGTTAGCACCTTTTACGAGAATGCCGCGTCTGTTCATGTTATGGATTATCTTTTCTGATATGTAGTCTGGCATGTCTTCGTTCACCTGTCTACTGCTTTTTATAAGTATGGGATTGACTTTGTAGTCTTCAGCTTTCTGTATGAGATAATACGGGTCTACGCCGATGCAGTGTCCACCGACAAGTCCAGGCTGCAGTCTTATGAAGTTCCATTTCGTCGAAGCAGCATCTATGACTTCACTCGTGTCAATGCCCATTGCGTTGAAAATCTTCGCAAGCTCATTGAAAAACGCGATGTTGATGTCTCTCTGCGTGTTTTCGATTATTTTGCTTGCTTCGGCGACTTTGATAGAAGTAGCTTTGAATGTTCCATTTAAAAGAACAGAATTGTAAAGCTCATCTACTATGGTGGCAGTCTTCTCGTTAGATCCTGATGTGACTTTCTTTATTTTCTCTACAGTGTGCTCTTTGTCACCAGGGTTTATTCTTTCAGGCGAATATCCGACAAAAAAGTCTTTGTTGAATTTCAGTCCACTTGCTTTTTCGATTTCAGGCACGCACACTTCTTCTGTGCAGCACGGGAATGTCGTGCTTTCATAGATGACAATGTCATTCTTCTTCACGACAGATCCAACAAGTTCGCTTGCTTTGACAAGAGGAGTCAAGTCAGGCTTGTACTTGTCATCAACAGGCGTCGGGACTGCGACTATGTAGATGTTGCAGTCTCTAATGTCTTCTTTGTCTGTCGTGCAGACAAGCATCTTTGTGTTGACTGCTATTTCTAGAAGCTTGTTGTCTACTTCCATTGTAGAGTCAATCCCTTTGTTCAGTTCTTCCACTCGTTTTTCGTTTATGTCGTATCCTATCACATTGTATTTAGTTGAGAACAATCGTGCAAGCGGGAGCCCGACATAGCCTAACCCTATTACCGCTATTTTACATTCTTTCATTTATTTGTTATAATATATTTAATATAAGTTCCAATATTCATACCATTTCAGATCTCTGCAGTAAAGCTGCACAATGACATCAGTGAAATCAACATCTTTGTATGTTTCAGAAAATGAGACGAACTTGTCTTCGTGAAATTCAAACTCGCCAGTCTTTTCATTCTTGATATATCCCGTCCTGTTGTCGAAATACCACACCTCTTTGAAATAATATGACAACGGTGCAATAGATGGTATCATTTGTGAGTCACCGCTAACCATTAGTTTTCTTTCACTTTTAATTGTATGGTTAACAATTCTTGAACACTTGTGGTTGTACCTGTTAAGCAATCTGTACGATGGATTTTTCATAAAGTTTTCATTAAATAGCTTCATATAGCCACCGCTTATGGTTTCGTTATCGTTAAAACAAATTATCGTATATTCTGGTTCTTTGTCAGGAAATAGATATGACAGATCTCCTGTTTCTAAAACCAATGATACCAAATGAAAATCACTTTCATCAAACCCAAACCCAATAAGTTCATCAACAAGTGGCAAAACATATTTGTATGTATATTCAGTTGTATAATGATGTTCGTTTCCAGGCATCTTTGAATATAGCATATTTTTGTCTTTGATGATAGGCAGTCTATGAATATCTCTTTCAATATTGTCATACTTGTTTCCAAACAGCTTGTTTCGATACGGGAAACATATATATTTTGCTATCTTTAAAATATTATTTCTGTCCATTAAAAACTTGTTATATTTATCATGTCACCCCAATATAGACTTGTTTCTTCGTCTTTACATCCAAATATACCGCCATTTGGTGAAAATGTCAATTCGCCAAGATATATTTTGTCATTGATTACATAGAAATCAACTCTTACAAAATCAAAATCCTCTGACAGTTTTCTAGAATATTCAAGCATTTCATCAAGATGTACTGGTTTTTCATCCAAATTGTCAAAGTCTTGTCTCGCACAGCTCCAGCCTATGTCAAATGTATTCCAGTTTACATCATAAATGTTTTCGTGCAAATTGTTTGAGTATCTGTCTGATATTACCATTATCATTTTTGGCTCACCATTGCAGCACCAGACTTTATAATCCATAAGTGATTCGTGCCCATCATCCATAAAGACTTCAGCATAGCATTTTGGTTCAATCAATGCATAATGCCATTGATAATATTCGTCACCAAAATTAGTATCAAGCCAAGTGTTCAAGAAATCAATGCAGTCTTGCCTTGTGTTTATTTCACGATTTTTTATTTTTAGAAATTCATTGTTTTTGTTGTCTGTACAGATTATGTTCATTGCATATCCGTGATTGCACTTCAATACATACTTATTTGGAAGTTTATCAAAATCGATATCTTCAGGCTTGTCATAAACATCTATGATTGGAACACAAATGTCTTTTCCGAGCTTTCGTCTACTATAGTCATGCAGAAGTATCTTGTCAGCACATTTTGCTTTAAGCATCTTGCAATTGTCATACACCATCAAATAATTAAGTTTTTCTTGAACAGTTTTTGGATTTTTGAAATCTATTTGAAGTTTGAATCTACTATTGTATGCTCTATTGTATAAAAACTCTTCTATATCAGCATCAGATGCTGCAGCAAGATTCACTATATTTGTACATATTCCACTTTCAGGTGTTATTTCTGTAAAGTTTTCTGTTGTGAAATTCGCAATTCTATTAGACCAAAGCGAATAATTTGTTGACTTGACTTCAGCTAAAGTCTGTTTTCTAAGATCGCTATCAAAGTTGGTTTTGACATCCTGTGTCAAAGAATTAGCATGTATTCTTCTATCAAATAATATCCTGGTATCTTCAAATATTTTGCACCCGCTATATTTAAAACGACGAATCATATCAGCATCTCCACCGCATCTCCATTCTTTATATCCGCCAAGTTTATTTAGAATTGATTTGTTCAGCAACACTACACCCCAGCCCATTCCAAACTTTTTAGGTGGATTTTCTACTCCAAAATTCTTAAATCCAAATCTTATGAAGTCATTGCCTACCGTATCTTCAACAGCGCTTTCTACCATATAGCTTCTCATTATGTCATCACTATCAAAACGAAGAACCCAATTATATTTTGTTTGTTTTATAATTGTGTTAGTTGTAACATATGTGCCCCTGTTTCTATCAAGCATCAATACACGAAGATTCTTGTATTTATGCATTATCTCTTTCATTTTTAAAAGAGTTCTTTCACAGCCATCTATGCCAACGATAATTTCCCAATTGTCATGCTTCTCAAACCAAGTCTGAGCCACAACGCTATTAAGACATTCTTCAATATAATCTTGAGACTTATATGCTGTTATGCAGATGCTAATGCCATCAATTTCCACCTCATCTGCAACAGGTTCTGGTTCAGGTGTTTCTTCAACAACATTTAATTTTACCATTGTGAAGCTTTCAGTGACTAGTTTTATTGTCGCCTGTTTAATTGTTGCTGGCACAACTGTCTGTTTCTTATATTGCTGTCTCAAGTCAGATTTCATTCCGGTGTCTTTACGGCAGGTGAGATTCTCGCTATGGACTCTACGTTTGAACACTATGTTTTCATATTTCCTGCATACTGAATATTTGCGAAGTCTCACTATGAGTTCAGTATCAGCAGCGCATTTCCACGGACGATAGCCGCCGAATTTCTCAAACACGACTTTCTTGATGAGCACACAGCCATGATTTGTGAAAATCGGGTTTGTCCGTGAGCCAAAATTGATTGCATAAGGCTGCAGCACATCAACTCTTTCATTGACTGCATACTTAAGTGTCTTCTCTATCATGCCCGGACACATCACATCATCACTGTCAAACCTCATCAGCCATCTGTATTTCCCTTCTTTCATCAATGTGTTAGACACGATATATGTGCCAACATTCTTGTCCATCATGAACACTTTCAAGTTGTAGTCTTTGTATTTGTCAGAAATCGACATCAGCTTTTCTAAAGTCTTCTCACAATGGTCAATGCCAATCAATATCTCATAGTTGCTGTGTTTCTTTATCCAAGACTGAGAAACGATTGAGTCAAGGCATTCTTCAATGTACTTTTCAACATTCCAAGCAGATATGCATATACTAAGTCCGCCAGGATATGTGTCTTGCTCATTTATGTCTCTTTTCGACAAGTCAGCTTCTTTTGCTTTCTGTTTCTCACTGTTTTTTCCAGGATATGACTTGTTTGCGTAATATGGTTCAATCACCCATGATGTCTTTGCTTCTTTATTTGGCTTTTCTATTTTTGCCGACTTCGTTTCTTCTTTTTGGGGCTCAAGCTTGTTTATCATTTCTCTAAGTTGCTGCTCTTTTTCTGGAGTGCGTGTGTTGTATTTGAAGTAGAAATCGACATTGAGACGGTTCTTTGAAGTCCCGGGCCCGCGTCTTGCGTATTTGGTGAACACGAACTCTTCCATTGACTTGGTCACATAGTGCCGGATCCAGCCAACATCATGGTTTATGTTCTTGTCTACTGTTATCGTCAGATAAGGCGCAGTCTTGCCATTCTGGTAATACACATTCGTCAGCGATGAGCTGTAGTGGACATTCATTATGCTGAGTTTTGGAAGCCCGCATCTGTACATGTGCTTCACATAGCAGTTCACCGCTGTTTTGTTTTTGCATTCTCTGGTGAAGTTTTCAGTGACAAGCCCAGAAGGCGCTTTGACATAGCCATTGTCCGAATAGCACTTCCAGTGGAACTTTATGTCATTCGCATGCTTCACCCAGTCTTGTTCCAGAAAACTGATGAGGTCCATGCCTTCTCTGAATTCTAGAAACTCATCAATGTCAAGAAACATTATCCATTTTGAGTTCATATGCTTCTTGTAGCAGTCATTGTATGCAGCTACTTGAGTCTCACATGATTTCTGTGTCTTGCCTCTCCAGTCTATTATTTCTACACAAGGCACATCACCTATGGCATCTGATATCTTTTCACCGTTGACATCATTGTTGTCATACACGACGATTTTGTCAAAGCCTATGTTGAAGTGCCATTGCACCCATTCCTTTATGTATCTGTTCTCACACTTCGCGATTGCGCACAACACTAAATTCTCTTTCATTACTAAACTAAAACTATATTGATACAGTAAATAGATTTGTCTTTAGATTTTGTAGTCCCGTCAGACGACATCATGTAATAGTCATTTATGACGAATTTCAAGTCTCTCTGCAGAAGGACTTCTTTCTGCTCATAACAGTCTATCTCATTTCTCTTGAACAAGTCATTTATGTGTATTCCCTTTGTGTTTCTTCCCACTTGTATCTCAAGCAGCAGTTCTGGATCGTACCAGCGAGAACTCCACACGTTCTGTCTGGTCAATGTCGTGCTGCTGTATGCTTTTGCTTCAAATGTGTAGCCGATGCTGTTGTCTATGTTGTCTTTGTTCAGCTTGTATATGTTCTGCAGATAGTCCCAGTCAACCGTGCGGTAAAGAACAGCATCTTTCACCGGCTTCATCATGCTGTCAATCAGCGAACACTCGTTAGAAAGCTGCTTGAACATTCTTCCAGAGCGCAGACACTTGTTTATCTCTGTAACAGTGTATCCTGCTACATAGTTCCACACAGCATTTTTAGCAGCATCGTCAAACTTGTGCATGCTGTCTAGAACATTGTTCTTCTCAAAGATTATGTCACTTATGTTTCTCACAGAAATTTTTTGTATTATTTATAAAAACGATGTATGTCTGAATGCATTGCATAAAAAACAATATAAATATTTTATGTTAAAATAACATATAAATTTATGCAGTCAAAAAACAATCTTTCAGACCTTCTTTCAAAACTCTTGATGTTAAGCAACAATTCAATCGAAAGCTTCAGCACTATAAATGAAGCTATAACTTCTGATTCTGAATCCGTCACGCTTAATGTAGAGAATGCTGATGGAAGTCATGACACATTCAACATACCAAGTTTCGGGTATCTCAAGAATTCAATAGAAAGACTGAACAACAACATCAACGCAATCGCTAACATAAGAGGCGGTGGCAGCACAGTGAGACTCAGTGACGGAACATACCGCAAAGTGCTTGCGTCAAGACTTCCGTCTGCAGCGCCAAGTGTCACTCGCATGAATTCAGTCAACACATTCAAGATAAAGAGCAACTACTTCTTCGAGAACATGATGAACCCACTTCTCTGTGTGAACATCGACTTGACTGACCAGGTGAACATCGATGTAGAACGAGTGCTTGTGAGAAGATACATACTGGACACTGACACTCTTTCTAAGACTGAGTTCTTCAACAACAAGTACACAAACAACTCAAACATCAGTTATGCTGACTTCTTGCATGACATTGTCGAGAATGGAATCAGTTATGTGCTTGATGAAGAAGTCGTCCAGCTGTCGCCGAGAAGCAGAAGATATGAAGGCAACTTTGATGTGATCCGCATAACCAATGACACGGTGACAGAACTCATAAACGGGGCTTCCGTTTCAAGAACGAGAAAACTCATCAAACTCAACACTTTGTACTATACTGACAACAACAGTGGATATAGCAACACTATGCAGCTGGCAGTGGGCGACTCTTTGGAAATCATAAGTGAGCCGTGTGACACGAGATATGTGATAAAATACATTGACACGAGCACAAACACTGTCATACTTGATTTGGCTGAAGGATACCGCGCAATCACAATCGGAGCTGACATCTTGAGAGTCTCGTCTGAAAAGTCAAAAGATGTCTCTATTGACGTGACGGTTGGCTTCAATGAGCACTGTGTAGTGTTCATCAAGCCAATTGATGAAGACTCTAACATACTTGCTTCTGAATGGAGTCCCGGAACCGGATTCTTCACCAATGACTTGACTTTCACTGACGCAAACGGCACTGTCACCACACTGCAGCAGTATTACCAGAGAAGCGTCATCGACTTTGGCGCGTTTCTTCTTAGCTATGCTAATGACTGGTACCCGTCATCAAGCGAGGGCGTCATTCCGAATGCTCCTGTGCTCGAAAGCACAAACTTCAAAGTAGTCCAGATCAACAAGCAAGTGACTGAGTCTGAAAGCATGAGCAAGATACAGCAGCTCAATTCTGAGAAAGTGAGTCTTGCTGACCAGATAACAGCACAGACAAAAGCGATAAATGACTTGCGGACAAAAATAAACACCACCAACTATGTTTCATCAGCAATGAGAAGCGCTGATGTCGCGACACTTGACACAAAGATAAAAGAGCAAGAGTCGACAGTGAATGCTTACTCGTCAAAAGTGAACACGATTGCTGCATTGTCTCAGTCAAGCAGCATCGCAAGTGTGAGTCCAAAGTTCAGAGTGCGCGGGTTCTGGGAGATGCCTGCTGAAAAGTCGACGCCTGCTACTGGAAACCAAGCAATCATCAAGTTCAAGATAAGATACAGATATCTTTCTCCAGATGGCGCAGCAAACAATGTGGAGCAGATTGGCAGCAGTGTCACTGGCAGTTTTTCTAATTATGCAATCGTCGAAAGTGTTCTCCGTGAGAGACTAAAAGACTCAAATGGTGTTTTCTACTGGAAGCCAATTGACATAAATGACTCAGATGAGGTCAACATAAACCAGTTGGATATACCTATCACAAAGGGAGAGAAAGTTGAAATCCAAGTGAAATCTATATCAGAAGCAGGATTCCCTGGCAATCCTCTTGAAAGTGAATGGAGCGAGCCAGTCATAATCGAATTTCCAGAAGAGTTCACTGCTGACAGTCCTGTTGACAATATACTGAAAAAGAACTCAAGTGATGAAAGCCAGCTTGTGGTTGACCAGACTCTATCATCAAAGGGAATCACAAATCATGTTTCTGACTCATTCACAACAAACGGAGCTACATTCTTGCATACGGCAAACAGCATCGCTTCAGGATTTGTCACTGACGAGCAAGCACCCATAAGTCTTTACCAGAAACTTGCTGAAATGCAGACAACAATCAACCAGTTGTTAGACATAATCGGCAACTCTACTGGTGTCATGACAGTCACATTGTCAGACGAAAATGGAAACGTGTACGAACTGAAAGAAGACACGGTGAACAAGATTTATGCTGGATCATACATGACAGAAGCTGGAAAACTGACAGTGAAGAAAGGCGCGATCATAACGAAGAACTTCAGTCTGAACATTGCGAACAGTGCTCAGACTGGTTTGAGACTTCTGTCACGGATTGCCGGAAGCAGAAGCGTGATGGTGAAAGAAAGCAACCGTTACTCGCTGAACAACGCCACACTGCATCCGAACTATCCAAACCTCAACAGTTTTGACATACAAGACAACACATACAACACATTGATGAGATATGATTTAGTGCCCGTCAATTTGTATGCTGCCGACCCTGATGAGACTGATGGTGTCGTCTCTTGCCCGAATGGCTACCAGTCAGCTCAATGCAAGAACCAGTTCATCAACATGCGGTTCTATGACGTGAGTGGAGACATAATGTTGTACCAAAGGAACTCATCATCTAATGACTATACAGGTGATGCGACGACTATTGATGAAAACAGTTTCTATAATAATGAAATCACATTGCCGGCGAACGCACAGGGAAATGGTGGCGTCTCTGAATCATTCGTGTGGAGCGGCCAGTTTGACCAGACAACGGGAAAGCCCGTGCCATGCTCAACAAGCACTCAAACGACAAGCACAGCAGACATGTTCATCCATATAGATCATCCATACATAACGAATTTCCAAGAATGGTACAGCAAGATATCTGAAGTGTTCAATCTCGTGCCCGGCACTGACTATGCTCCATACCCGTCATCGTCTATATCTTCTGCTACAAACTACATTCAGGAAGCAAACAAATACCTGTTCAGACTGCCGCTTAACACGCCATACACGATAACCAACAACAAGAAGAACGCGACAACGATGAGAAAGACTACATCTGCCACAGCGAAGAACATCATAAACTTGCAGACTCCGTATGAGTACTGCTGCATAGATCTTGATGTGAGCAGCGGCACTGCATTCAGCAAAATCATAAATCCAGGAAACAGCACTGTGCAGACAATGACGGTTGGACTCACTCACAAGATAGGGTACAATCCCGAAGACCAGTACTTGATTGGCCCGAAGACTTGCACATCATATCTGTATCTTAACCCGCAAGGCCACAATGACATACAAGTCGATGGCGATTCTAGAAACTCTTCAAAAGTGGTTGTCGGCGGCGCGCAGATAAGCATACCACTCACATTCCAATACCGTATGACTGACTATTGGGGAACAGGCGAAAGCGGAACTGGACGTGTTCTTGGAACTGCAGAATATTCAACTGCAAACAAGACAAGTCTCAATGCGATTTACCAAGCTAACCGAGTTGGGATCGACATATGGAACAACAAAGACAATCCGACGTCTTTTGACATCGAAATATATGCTACATACACAGACTCTGCATCAAAGATTTCTCCAGAATCTTTAATCCAGTACACTGCTTCAACGATGTCATCAGCAGTCAACGCGTCAAAGAACCAAAGCAAGTCTGTCGTGGGATCACTGACGCCAGTTGACGTTAGCATCGTCAGCCAGAACAAGAAAAGAAAATAATATAGACAATGTCAAGCATTTCATTTTACAACAAGCCCGTGCCTGAACATAGAGACATGTGCGACAATGTGTCTGAAATGATACTGCGCACAAATCCGAAGCTTTCTACAAACGTGAAGATAATGGTGGGCGATGACTTTGTTTCATTAGACAGTTTCAATGCTTGTAGAGAAATAAGCAGCTCAAAATACAAGAACTTCAACACATACACGACAAGCACGTACAATGCCGATGTGGCAAAGTTCTGGAAAAACACCGAAACGGGATTCGCTTACAAAGTCATGCAAGAACATGACAACACATCGATGAAAGATGACTATGGCCAGCAATACGAGACTTTCTACTGGGCTGGCTGCGAATATATAGATTCTTTAGAATATAATGAAGAATATGGCATGCTTGCCCCACTGTGGCTTGACAAGAACATCCCCGAAAGGTTCGTCATATTCAAGATAAATGACCCGTCATACTGGAATTTCGTGATGAATGCAACAGACCCGAGAGAACTTGACTTCAAAGAAGACATTCTCAAGAAATGCAAGATATTGAAGACGATCGATTTGACTGAAAATTCAAGAATTGGATCATATATCAGAAGATATGCTTCGCAGAAAGGATTCCCAGAAGCTCCGTTCACTATGACTGATGAATGGATTTCTTTCAATGGGATAAACTACGAGACCGGAACTTTCACGTCAAAGAAAGAAAATTATTCTGAACGGTTCTGGCAACACGATGACACTGTATTAGAATTTGACAAATACATAACAGAAGGTTTTGAACGCAACAACATCATTGTCGCAAACCTTCTCAACATCGAATTCTTGTTTGATGATCCAGAAGCAGATGAATACAAGTTCACAAGATACTTTGGACTATACTGCAACTTCATCGAAGATGGCAAATTTGAAATAAGCAAGCATGGACTCTACAACACAGGCAACACATACTCAGACAGCGTCCACACTTTTGACATATACAACAACAAGCCGTTCATCGCTGAAAATGAACTTGGCGTTGTCGTCCCTTTCAAGACTTCTTCTGTTTCTGACACTGACTTGCTTCCTGACATGTCTATAATGTCTGCAAACAATTCAGTGTTCTGCATTCAAGACATAAACAATGACTTGCACTCTATCAATAAGTTGAATGACATACCAACTATGTCGTCTGGATATTCTGCATTGCGTTTAGATGAGAGCAGCATTGATTTAGATGTGTTCAAGGGCTTTGTCGAGAAAGTAGAAAGTGTCAGTTGTGTCTATGAGAACACAAAGACGCCGTCATCAATGACATGCACTTTGACTGACACTGTTCCTGCGTATTCTACAATGCAGCTTTTCCAGATTGTTGGTTCTACTGAAGTTGTTCTTGCTGAACTGAAAAGTGTCCCATCTGGAGCAATAGTCATTCCCGGCACTTGGGACTGGGACATGTTCTGCGGTGACGGGTCTTTAGAAGAAATTGCGAAAGCGATATGCGGGTCTTTCAACCAGATTACAGATGTGGGGATACACGCTTACTATGATCATGAAACGATACATTTCATCTCATTCAACTCGACTCCAGCATACAACCAGTTTGGAATAAGACTTGTCAATTGTCCTGTTCCGAGCTGCATCACATTTGCCAACGACGGCATGTTGTTTGGCTCAAATGACTGGGAACATGTCAAATGCAAGAAAGAACTTGCTGGCACATTCAAGCCAGGAGACTACCTGCCATCTACGACGCACAATGGTTTCTGCAGAATCGATGCAGTAGTCACTGACTATGACAATGCAGTGAAAAAAGAAAATGATGAGATTTCTTTTCCCGATGGTGTGTGGTGTGATGTGCTGCTTGACAGCAATGGTGTGATTGTCTCAAGAACAAACCACACTAAAATATATGAGTCATTCAAGCCATCATACGGAAGACTTTCATTCTTCCCAGTGAAAGACTTCGAGTTCAGTTCTTGGCACAATGTGACTAAATATGGTGACACAAGTGAACTTGACTACGAGACAGAAAAGATACAGCTTTCTGAAGAACTGATACAACATATAGTAGAACTGATACAGAACCAGCTGACCGAAATGTCTGTCACTGTAGATGCTTCAGACATATTGGATGTTTTCTTGAACACGACAGATGACATAGTCATTTCAAGCGACACTGCGACATATTCTATACAAGTTCTTTCAGGTCCGAATGAAAATGACGAATATGTCATATCAATAGACTTTTTAGCAGTCAATGGCGCAATGGCTGGGCAGACAGAAGACTCGATTGCGCACAATTTCTCTTTCGACACTTTGTCCACGACACTCAATGTGCCGATGCTGACATATCTAAAGAATGAGTATATGAGATGCTATGAGAACATGAACCCGAGTCTCATGACATTGTCGAAGACTCAACCCTGGATATGCGCTTGGGTGATGAAGAACGGGAAAGACGTGAGAGAAAAGCCATATCGTCTGAACAGCAATCCGGTGTTCGGACAATACAGCTTCTCACCGAGTGCGAACAACTACGAGCCAAACACAGAAGCATACAACCAAGAATGGTTCTACATAATGGCAGAGCCACCAGTGATGTCAGGATCCACTATGGTTGACCAGAGAAAACTGTGGAGCTACACGGGATTCAAGATATCAGACGTGGATGACTTTGAAGACAAGTTGAGAGATGTCAATGAGAACTGGTTTGACGTGTTCTTCAAAAGAGATCATGTGAAGACTGGAAAGAACAGTGTGCCGAATGAGTATTATTCTACGCCTGACTATGCGAACAAGTACTCTTTGCTTAGAAAGGGAAATGATTTCGTCAACGCAGAAACATTCTTCAGAGGCGCGAAACTAGAATTCATGATGAAATCTGACTGGTCAGAAAAACTCGACAACAACCTTGATGTCATAAAAGTGAAACGCGGCTATGACTTGAATGACTACAAGTTCACTGCTGTATGCGTGCCTCTGTACGTCAATGATGGCTCAAGCGTGTCTAACCTGAAGATGAAAGTCATCAGAAACGACAAGTTCAAGACCATCACACTGATAAACTACATCATACAAGAATACACTGATGCTGTTGACTTGACTATTTTAGAACTGCCAAGTCCATACAAGATGGTCCTTGACAAAATAGAGAGATACACAATGTACAACCCGTCTGGAGATGCTGCTAAAAAGAACGACAATGTAGCGAAACCAGTGTCAACAAAGGGCGGCGGAAAAATAACAGATGTGTCTTCTATTGGCGGCGGCAAATACACCATAACTGGAAACGGGACTTCATTCTTGAGCGACTTCGACACATACAACCCGAAAGATGTTTACTACAACAATCCACAGAACCCGTATTACAAAGAGATTCTTCTTGTCAATGATGTTTCACTTGACGTGCAAAACAGAATATATGCTGTGTTAAGGATACTTGAGGTGGTTTCAGACACCAAGATGATTGGCGAGATAAGAGGCAACGCAGACAGCAGCAGTGTGTGCGACATATTCAACAGATGGGACGGGATCATCAGTCTGGCAAATGTCGTTGGATCTACGGCAAGCACAGTTTTCTGGAATGACTACTACATACTAAACTGCAACTACAGCCAGTTAGCAAGCAACATGAACAAATGCGTCTTCGCTTCGGTGAAGCACACGATAAACAGCACTCAACATGACGGGATGACATATGAGCTTGTTGATGAAGACGGCACACTGCACTCATCAGAATCTGCAAACGCAGAATTCCCGTATGCTATAAGAGTAGTGGATCCACTTGAAAACGCGAAATACGAATACATGTCTCTCTTGTTTGACGGCGAATGGGTTACATACGGAATACTGCCAAGTCATGCTGCGCCAATGTACAGGCACACAGGCATATTCACGCCGTTGAGGAACGATGTCCTCTACTACACTGACCCGTTCATAAAAGACTTCGCGACGAATCCGGATCTTGTGGATCCAGTGAAAGAGAAGTTCTTCAAGAACTCAAGACATATGAACACTTGCTTTGACTCTGACTTGTCTGATTTTGGAATCATAAAAGACTTGTGCTTCCACAGAACGAATGAGTCCAACCCCAATGTGTTCAAACTGACTGGTGGTGACAAGCCCGTTTATCCAGTAAGCAACCGTTTCGCAATCGGTCACCGCGATGTACAAGTGTTCAACTCATCTTGGGATCCCTGGTATTTCACTCGCACGATTGCCAACACTCTTGAAGAAGACTGCCACGGAACACTGTCAATGAAAGAGAACAAGTCATTCTTTGGCTCAAAATGCATGAACATGCCAGAAAAGTTCAGTTTCGAAACATTCACTTTTGGCGAGACAGACGGCAATGATGTAGTAGTAAGTGTGAACGGATCTCATATAGAGATGAAAGTCAACATTGAAAAGAAACTCACTGACACTATTGGCGCTTCATTGATAGATATGTTCCAGCATTATGTAGATGAACAGTATTCATATGGAGACAAGACAACTGTTGAAGATGATGTCGAATCTTACATAAAGCAGAACCTCATCAAACTTTATCAGTTTGACAGCATCACATTGTGGGTGAAAGAAGAATCTGCTTCGACTGGTCCATATTTCCTATGGGATGGCTTGCCGATGAATGACTTGGAGAAAAGACAGCACGGCCTTAAAGAGACACATGTGATGGGAGTGTCTTCTATTGATGTGAACAAACTGGACAAGAAGATCGTGTTCAACATAAAGAACGGCACGAGATACACGTTCGGCCTGCATGTCGATGTGACTAAAAAATAGTCTAATAAGGAAAAATAGTCCAATAAGGATTGTCTACTGACGCTATTGACGCTATGTATTTTGAAAGTCTTTTCTGAGCAGTGCCAAAATCATCAGGCCATTTCTCATAAAAGTCAAGCAAGCAGTCTCCAAGGAAATGTATCAATTTGAGAAATGTTTCATCTTTATGGCTGAAACTTTTTTCAAACATTTCAAACATCACTTCAAAGTCATCACGAGATATTTTCAATACAGCAAGTATGCCACGATTGAGTTCATGCAGCACATCATCAGCATATTTGATGATATATGACTCAGCATTGATTACAATGTAGTTCAGCAATGATCTAAAGTCAGCATTGTAGTCAAACACTTTCACAAACGGGCAAAGTTTGTCCCATTGGTTTGCTGTGAATGCATTCTGTGACATAAGATACTGATGCACTAATACTGCTTCATCATCTTCCATATAATAGGAACTATGGTCATAGTTGAGAAGTCTTTTGAGTTCAGTCTGCGTTTCTTCTGAATCGAAACCTTTCTTCATCAAAAGTCCTCGCACTTCGTGAATATCCAGATATGGGTGAGCTCTATCGTAATAAGCTGACTCATTGAAATTCTTCATGCTTTCAGACAGATAGTCATAAAGCCAGTTGTGCCCGATAAGTGATTTGTTGTCGCTAAACATGTCTCTTGCGTTTTGACCGTTCTTTGTTCTTTTGCTCTTCTTCTTTTTCTAAAACAAACTCATTCAAGAATCCTGGTGTCCTGAAATGCAGAGTACGCGCCGCTTTCGGCCATCTTGAGACAAGACTGCTTGTCTCGTCATACACTGCTTTGCAGCAGGAAGCTATCACTGGGGTTGTGTCAGTCCTGCACCTGTACAATGACATGAAATCAAAATCACCACAGCATAAAAACTTTTCTGAAAACACGCCATTTTCTGTGAACTCGTCTCTTATGTAGAACATTATGTCTGACAGTTTCACATGTGCTTCATAATAATATCTGTTCAGTATTTTCAGCAGTCTTTCTGTGTACATCTCATATTCATCATTGAAGTCAAAGCACTCGACCTGATTGAGAAGCGTGTGCCATTGCGTTTCAGACAGAATGCCTGTCTTCATCAATGACATCATGAGATCCATAAGGCTGTCGCTTGTCTTGTATATGTACTTCCCGTTGACATAGTCGAAGTTCATCTTTGTGTATAGAGTGCATATGTTGTACATAGTCCCTGCACACAGATACTCCGGCAATGACTCAAAGAAATCACGGTATACTATTGTCTCATGGTGGAACCTGAAATCTGGATACTTTGTCATGAACTCGTTGTAACTCGATCTTATTTCGTCTAAACGGTCCGTGTATATCCCTACTGCATTTGGGTTGTCTGAAAACATCACTCAATCATTTTACGGTACTTGCTTGCATTCTTGTATATCGTTTCTGCGTATCCCGGGGTCTCAGTGTTGTAGACTTTGCTGATAGCTTCAAGGTACTTGTCTAATTCAGGCTTGCCCTTGTGGTTGCGGAACATCCATTTCTCCCACAGTATCCTGTCGATGACGCTCAGCTTCCAGTTCTCGTATTCAGCATACTGCTCTTTCTTGTTGTGCCTGTTTGAGTCGCAACGCCAAGAACGAGAAGACGGCTTCTTCATCCCGAACAAGTTGCAGCATCTCTTGCCAACTGCGCTTTTACCGCAGCCACTCTCTTGGACTGCTTGTGTCATTATGATGTCGGGATACCAGGGATCACATTCTAAAATGAACTCCCACAGACGGTCATTAGTGATTGGCGGGCATTTCTCTACTACTGACTCATAGCATTTGTCAGCAAGTGTGTTTGCTCTGACAGTCTCGTCTAATTCTGACTGCAATGAGTCATTTGCTGCCAGATGGACATTCACTTCATACTCATGCATCTTCTCAAGGAACTGTATATGTCTAAAATGCTTTATCTCATACACAGTGAGAAGACTTAAAGACACTGCAGTGACTAAAATGCAGCCAGCAATGATGAAGCTGAACAAGTTTTTCTTGAAAAGCCAGTCCTTGCTTTTGACTGTGGACACTGTTTCAAGATTTTCTCTTTTCAAAACGATATAGTCATCTAATATATGCATAACATCAGTCTTTGTTTAATATAACAAAAATTTCATCAAAAATTATAAATATTAAAAACTAAAATAATGAAAATATTGGATTCTGAACGGTTCATTTCTGAACGGATGAAAGTCAAGTCAGTGACTAACACTGAACTAGACAAGCTGGCAAAAAAACACGGGCATTGCATATACAATTACAGTCCAAACACAGAAAAAGAACTTAGAGACATAATACACAAAAAAATCGAAAAAGAGGGAAATGCATGTGACTTGAATGACATATATACCGGAAACATGACTGACATGTCTTACTTGTTTTCAGATGTGAATGAAAAAGGTTTTAGCCGCAGCTATTTTGACGATTTTTCTAAGTTCTGTGGCGACATATCTAAATGGGATGTCTCAAACGTGACCAATATGGAAGGCATGTTCTACAAGAACAAAGTGTTCAACTGCGATTTGATAGATTGGGATGTCTCAAATGTGAAAGACATGAGTTGGATGTTTTCTTATGCAGAATCATTCAATGGAAACATTTCTGGATGGATGGTAGACAATGTAGAAGACATGCATGGCATGTTCTGCAAAGCAGTGTCATTCAAAGGAATCTTGTCAGATTGGCACGTCTCGAAAGTCATTGACATGAATTCTATGTTTGATGGTGCTGGATCATTCAACTGTGACATATCTAGATGGACTGTTTCAAGCGTCATTGATATGCGGAACATGTTCAAAGACGCAAAATGTTTCAGCCAAGATTTGTCTGGCTGGGATGTCAGAAATGTTGAATTTGCTTTTGACATTTTTCATGGAACTCCTATGAGATATGATACAGACAAACATCCAAAATTCAAAGATTCAGCTGCAGGCACATTATAATATAAACAACTGTGGTTTCATCTAATGACATCTATGACACTTTCTTGTCTCAGATATATAATTATATTAAATGATTTATAAATTCACTAGATGTCATCTAGATTACTTTAAGTTCTAGAGCTTTCAAATCTGAAGTCATTCTAAAGTCATCTAAAAAGAAAATTCCCTCCATTATTTAGATATAATCCAGATTTTGAATGTTTTTCATCTAATGAATTATATAATAACAAGTTATGATGAAAAAACTTTAAACATTTAAATCAAAGTCATAAATTGCTTAATATTATCTAGATTGCTTCAAGCTCCAGAGCTCTCCAAAATCTAAAGTCATTCTAAAGTCATCTAAAAAGAAAATTTCCTCCATTATTTAGATATAATCCAGATTTTGAATGTTTTTCATCTAATGAATTATATAATAACAAGTTACGATGAAAAAACTTTTTCATTATCTTGGATTGGTGACTTTGTCGACCATCAGTTCGGGTTGTGCATTGTCTACAAGTTCGCAGAGGTGGCTGTCCTTCACCACATATTGCGAAAGTATCAAGTTGTGTAGTGATTCTTCGCACAGTTGGTTCCATATCCTTATGTTAGTGATGTCGACTTGTCCGGACTTCAGCATCCATGCTCCATCAGGACATGTGAGGCCTGTGGCTTCTTTCATCTTGTAGTATACCAATGAAAGTTCAGAATCCATGTTTCTCAGATTGTTCGAGCCCTGGCTAAGTGAATACACCCACAGTCCGCATTTGCTGTCAGCAGGCTTGAACATGACAACTATGCCATACCATTGGTCTGCTTTGAGAACAGACTCATTTTTGTTTCCAAGTTCAAACACTACATCTTTGTTGTTTGTTGATACCACTACATTGTTTGCTGTGAATGACATGTCAAAGCCACCCATTGAAGAAAGCAGTGTCGCTGTAGAATATGGACTCAAAGTCGCGTTGTACATGCAGTTGTCTCTAAATCTCACATTCGTGTACAAGACACCGTCTTTGACATATTCCACACGGACCATTTTCGGGTAGTCTGTCCCATTGAGGTTCACCAAGTCTCCTGGCTTTATGACTGCTGCTGGATTGCCGACGAATATAGCAAGTTTGCCATCATACTCCATAAGTTCTCCAACATTTATAGTAGCGGTTTTCTCTTTGTTGTATTTTGGCCTGAACCACATCGTTATCATTCTCTCATCAGATGCTCCCCAGCCTTTGTCGTATCTGTAAACGACTACATCAGATCTCTCAGGAACAGACTTCAATGCATAATGAGATTTAGATATAACTGTCCAGTTGTTGTATATGTTTTCAGTTTCAATCTTCAGTCTCTTGTCAAGTATCCGTCTCACATAGTCATTCTCAAGCTTGCCGACTGTGTTGTACTGTTCTGGCTTGCGCACATCAGCCTCTTGCTCGAGTGACTCTATGTTGAACTTGTCAGTGTTGAATACCAGCGTGTCCACAGTCTCTTCAAGCTCTTCAGTGTCGAACTTGACTGCGCTGCGTTTCTGGTACTGTGACAAGCTCACTCTCCAGTATGCTCCACTGTAGAGGTAGTCATCGGTCTCAGAAGTAGCACTTATCTCATACATCTTGTTCATGTACTGTTCAAAATATAGATAGTCGCCGACTTCTGGCTTCGCGTCTTGCCCGAACACTTGCCTGAACGGAGCTTTCACGATATGCACTTCAAACACAGTGGGATAGTCCATCATCAATGGGTTGAAGTTGATTTCTCTTGTGGGAAGCTGGTTGTCTGGAATGACGATTTTTATGTTGCCGTCTTGTATGACATTCAATAGAGAGTATTCATGAAGTATGATGTCCCTTGAACGTTGGTCGGCACTTGTCTTGAAATACTGCACACAGAAGCCAAACATGTTAGAGACGACTTGAGATATCTGAGTGTATATTGCAGACGAGTTGCCGAGCGCATAAGGGTTGAACCCGCCCTCACAGCATTCGAAGACGAGATTCTGCTGGCCGCAGCAAGTGCTGTTGTCGTTCACTCCGCACATTGGTATTTCAGTCATAAGGCCGTCTATGCTTGTCGTTTCTAAAGATATGCTTTCAAACTCAAGTTCGCCATCGCCAATTTGAGTGAAACGGTATTGTGGCCAGAAATCTTTTTCTGGATTCAGCAGTATCTTTTTGATATGCTCGTTGTCAAGTGGCTGCCAGTCATTGTACAGAATCCCATCAGTAGACCAGCGAAAATCTTTCTGATAATAGAGAGTGTCTGTTTCGCCTTTCACGGAATAGTTGAAGCCTGAAATCTCCACAAGATTCTTGTATGGAGATTTTAGACTTATTAGAAGCTGGTCATTGTTCGCTGATGTGCTTTGCCCTTGTACCATTATTTTCTTTCTATATATTTTCTGGATTTAGCCATATCCACAAGATTAGTGTACGCCTGCTTGAAATTAGTTTCAAATGATTTTATTTCATCTATTGTAAGTGGGTTTTCATAAATCCTGACAATGTCTATATCAGCAAGCAGATGGTGAAACAACTTATCATTAATATTATCAAAGCTACAATATGTAAAGTTAATATCATCTTTAGACGTAGAGCATAAGAAAAAACTAGTTCTAGCCTCAAATATTCTGAAATGCTCTCGTATTTCTTTTGCAATGTCACCATCTACATACACGCCAAAAGTTTTATCTCTGAACATAACTATAGTCCCACAAGTGATGCAGTCTTTAGTGAATGACAAATTTTTAAGATTTTCTATATCTTTTTTTGCTTGCTCCCATTCTGTATTAGTCACTGGCTTGAACTTCATTCGTTCAGAAATGAAATCATATGTCTTTAATATTTTCATGTTTATTGTCTTTCTATATATGTTCTATCTTTAGCCATTTTTTCAATAACAGAATAGAAATCATCATTAGCCAATGATTTCATCTCATCTAGTGTGATAGCGTTGTTGTATATTCTAATAATATAGAGTTCTTTGTTTACATGAAGTTTCAGGTCATTCGTAAAGTTATCTGAGTCAAGCAATGTGGATGAGTCGATACGAGTCGCATTAGGGATAGTCAAATAAAACGCTTTGCCGTGTCTGTTTTTACCAAAAAAGACTGATATTGTATGCGAAATGGCGCCATCCATATACACGCCTAAAGTTCCATCACTAAACATGACTATCGTTCCACAGGTGATACTGTCTTTAGTGAATGGCAAATCTTTAGTGAATGGCAAATTTTTAAGATTTTTATATTCTTTCTGAGCTTTTTCCCATTCTGCATTGGTGACTGGCTTCACTTTCATACGTTCAGAAACAAAATCATTAAGCTGCAATATATTCATGGTTCAACAATGCTTTTGTTATTTATAAATTGCAAAAAGGGCCGGACTAACAATCCGGCCCAAACCAAAAAACCATCATCTCATCAGTAAGCCTGCATAGATCTCGGCTTAAAGATTTTTTCTGGATTATCTATAATATTGCCAGTGACCCTAAGATATTCAAGATTTGTATTGACAAGCGGGAATGTCCCGCACACTGTCTGTATCACATATAAGTCACCAGTCTGCTTCACGACACTCGTTCCGTCATTGAAGACGTCATTCACATATATGTCATTGCCGTTGCAGTCTTTTTTGCCAGTGAAGTCACATAAAGTAGATTCATCAACTACAACCAGCTTCTTGTATTTGTCGTGAACTAAATCAATATATGATGCCACATTGCTCGAAGTGACTGCGACGACAACATCAGACTGGTCTTTGTGATAGAGCCAGCCAAACACCCATTTGCCATTATCGGTTTCTTTTGCTCTTACTTTTTTGAGTTTCATCCTGATTGTATTTTTCAATCCATTGTATGTTCACTTTTGCTGGTATCTCGTCATCATCGTGTTCGTATCCTCTGAATATAGCACATCCGATGCATTTCATCTTCACTTTTTCTATCACCCATTTCTCTTTAGTCAGTTCCACATCATACACATCATATTCATCTGGTTTCAGTATTTTTTCTGGCATAGATTCTGGAACATGGATATAAAGTTTCTGTATATGGTCATAATAGCATTGGCTTATCGCCTTGAACGCGCCTGACATCGTTGTAGAAAAGCAGACTCTCTTGACAGATGAGTTTTCATGCTGAGCAATACTTGCTGGCACTCTCGGGGCAAACACTTCACCGTCGTGGTTTCTGTCTGACAGGTGATACAGATGCTTTATTTTTCTTGCGTGTTTCATCACATCAATTCTTCTGTGATGATTGTGATTTTGTTCTTTATCGCGAACTGGAGATTCGTCAAAGTCTGGTTAGTGTCAGACAGGTACTCAATCTGGCTTTGCAGCAGATTGATTTGGTAACTCACTGAAGTCAAGTCGGCAGAGACAGCTTCATTCTTTTCTGAGCCAGTCATCTTCAGATCACCTTCAATCGTGTATTTGCGGTAACGGTCGGCTTTCAGCACATCATACTGAGATTTTCTCTTGTACAATATCTGCCGGTAATAAGCGATTTTCTCTACAATCTGCTGCCTGTACGAGAGACCCATCACCATCGCGTCAGTCAACTTGTCTGAAAAACGTATGCTTTCTACAAGTGTCGTCACCCAGCCCTGCCATTTCTCTCTTTCTTCTCTGAATGTCTTCTCAAGACCGGCATTAGCTTCTATTATCTTGCTGTCATCATATGGTTTCATTGCTTTGCACTAATTTGTAAACGAGACTACTGATCTCCTTGCTTTGCGATTTCACTTTTTCTTGCAACTGTCTGATCTGCTTTTTCATATTGACAAACTTGTATGCATTGTTGAGCATGTCTTCGTTGTATTCATCTATGTATTCTGGATATGTCGCGATTGCAAGTTTCTTGTTCACTGTATCAAACCCTTTCTGCAGTTCTTTAAGCCGTCTGGCCGTGTCTAGATTGCCTTCTTCATCAAACTGCGATTTGAGTTCATTGTATCTGGATTCAAGACCACGCACATATTCCATACGTTTCTTGTCATATGCTTTGAATCTCTTTATGAGAATCTCAAGTTGTGCGATTTTCTTGTCTTTTTCGTCAAGTAATTCTTCATTGAGCATGACAGTTGTTTTTTATTCACCAACAAAAACATGTTTCTCTATATAATCACGATTCTGAGTGATGACTGGCATATCGAAGTCAATTACCCAGAAAGAATGTCCATCGTCATCGACATCCTTGAAACAAGCTGTGCCTCTTTTGAAACGAGTATCCACGTCATTCCAGTTCACATTGTGTTTCTCCATCAGCATGTCTTGTATGTTAGAACAGTTCTTCTTGAACAGTTCTTTGTCAGAGAAATAAGCACGCCCCAGCATTTCAACTGAATTGCGTGTCGCGTCTTGCTGTCTCCACAAGATGCAGTTGCACACTTCTTCTTTGGGTATGTTGAAACATCTTGCGTCAAACATCGCAGACTTTTTTGTCGCCTTTGTGTAGTTTGCATAAAGGCTTATTGCTTTAGATGTGTCGGACATACGATATTTCCTTGTGAAATAATGGGTTTCATCATCCAACATAGATCCGTGAAATCTGTCCACTTCGTCAGTGAAATTTTTATTGAAATAAGCGGTTGCCATAGACGCAGCAACACTGCATATTTTCTGCACTTTGTTGTCGAACCACGCACAGCTGTCAAGCGTCTTGTAGTCAACCAGCACAAGTGTGATTTCATCTGATTGCGTATATCCAAACACACAGCCCTGGATGTTCCTGCACAAGTCTTTCATTGTGCGGATCATTGCGTTTGAAAGCACGACATCATAAGGTCTGTTGAAACCCTTGGTAAATGTGTGGAAAGCTTTGCCGTCAATCCTGATGATGACGGGAGTCCTTCGTGTCAACTGCAACTGCGGCACTCTTTCATAGCATTTCATTCTGTCGCCAAGAGAGTCTTTATCTTTGCTCATATCATTATATTTTATAAACAAATAATAAAAGCTGGATTACTTTTTATCGTTTTCCAGCTCAGCGAGACGTTTTTCAGCTGTAGCTTTCTGTTCGGTCCAGAATTTCAGTTCTTCTTCGTGAAGTTGCTCGCACAGGAATTCATAGAACTCTGCTGCTTGCTCATCTGTCAAGACAGGGTTGAACTGGTCACCAGATTCCCCATAAGTCACGTGCCAAAGGTAGCCGTTTTCTTTGAAAGAGCCCTTGTACTTTAAGCCATCAATCTCAATGGTTGCTCCGACATAGCCATAAGCATCTTTGGGCTTGACACTCAGTAATGTGAATTCTCTTGCGACAATCTTTCTGCCTGCGAGTTCATTTGCTTGCTTCACTAATTCTTTAAGATTCATATCGGTATTCTTTAAGGTTACAATTTAATATAACAAAAACTCGCAAAAAAATAAGGCACGACTTGAAAAACCGTGCCTTATCATCTTATGACAAAATATTACCAGCAAATTACACTTCGACTTCAGGATTCACTTCGTTCTCAATCGCTTGTTCTGTCTTGATCACAGAAGATGACTCTTCAAGCAATGCTTTCTCTTCTTCTTCAGTCAAGTCATTCTCAAACTCGCCAGCATCAAGAATGTTGTCGATTTCGTTGAGACGGTTATGAAGCCCGCGCAAAGCAACGTTTTTCTCGTCAATAGTGTTCACTGCTTTTGACAGTTCGGGGCCAATCAGCTGGATAGTCTCAAGGAAGCTTTTTGCTTCATAGAATCCCTTGCCTTTGTATGACATGAGACTCTTCCACAAGATAAGGCAGCTTGAAGTCTTCAGCAGAATGCTTCCGTTCCAGTCATCTTTTCTGGTGAATGGCTTCTGTTGTTTCAGATTAGAAAACAGCAAAGCGATGCCAGTAGCAGTAGAATGATCAAATTCGGCATCATGTTCGATATATTTCATCAAACGGTCAAAGTTTCCTTTGGTGCCAACCTTGACACTGTAGGTCTGCTCAATCATTGCGTTTGACTCAGTAGTGTACTGTTTCTCAAGTGCGATCTGCTCTTTGATAAGTTCACTTTTCTTTGGCTTTGGAGTCTCCACAACTTCTTCAGAAATAGTTTTTTCTTTATTGTCGTCCATATTAAATTGAATTGAAGGGGGACTTGAGTCCCCCGTTAGTTATTATAAATCTATGCCAGCTAGGAAGTCATCGTCAAACGAATCTGATTTAGAAGACTTTTCTTCAACTGCATCTTCCTCTTCGTAAGTGTCTTGAGAAATGGCTTTCTCTACAACAGTGTTTTTGGTGGGTGCAGCTGCCGCAGTGGGAACACTTGATCTGCCGCCACTCTTGAATGTTCTAAGTCTTTCATCGACTTGCTCTCTCAATTCAGCGCTCCACGGCTTGAATTCATATTCGCTGAGATCAGGAGAAGTCTCAAGATAGTCGACGATTTTGGCTTTGTCTTCTTTTGATGAGGTCATCTTCATGCCATCGACGACGATTGGAGAACTTCCACCGATGAATCTGCAAGAGTCATAGTTCTGGAATCCACCGACTTTCTTCACTTCAAGTCTGAAGATTCTACCATTGAACAAGTCAAACGGGTTGCCGCCCTCGTCAACATCATTGAACTCGGCATCGATTTTCTCTTTGATTTTGATGCCATAGCCAAACACCATGATTTTGCCCTCATACTCTTTGTGCTGGTTGTCTTCAACAATCTGCACAAGTGAGAAAAATCTGCGGCCGCGTTTCAGCTTGTCGGAAAGGTTCACATCAATCGGGTTGCTTGACTTTTTAAGTTTCCAGAACAAGTCGCCAATGGGTGACTTTTCGCCAATAGTGCTCGGGTCATCTACAAAGATTCCGTTCTCTCCGTTTGCGTCAGTAAGCCAGTAATTGTACTTGCTGATGACGGATTTCTTCATGTTCCTGATGTTGGGGAGGAAACGCACTTTTGCGCGGTAGACGCCATCTGTGGCATCAGCAAGATTGACGGAATACACATTCTCATCAACTTTCTTCTTCGCGGGTTCGGTTGAAAAGTTTTCGATTGAACCGCTCATGTTAAACAAATCGTCTAAATTCAAATCTTTTAAGTTACTCATAATTACTACAATTTTTTTAAAGTTTTTTATTTTTTTTAAGATGTCCAAATGGACAATTGCAATATCAAAATAATAAATTCTCTACAATTTTTTGCAATACTATCAATCTTTTTTCTCAGGAAACACTAATCCAAAGCAGTCTTCCATCATATGCAATATTGTTGAACTAATGCGTTTCACATCTTTTTCGGTTTTTATCACGCCAGATTTTATAGCAATGTTAGCACATATCGAATTCATGATGTTGAGTGCGTTGAAAGCATCCTCAGCGGTGAAGTCCATGTTTGCTCCCCAGCCTGCTTCATTAGACTCAACCATCACTTCTCCCCACATGTCCAATGATTCGCGAAGCTGCTGCTCTATCTGTTTGTATTCATTCAGCATAACAGTATATTTATATTGATATCTTCTGCATTGGCGTCATGTCTTTTTCTAGAAGACTGCCATTTGAGTCTATCAAGAATATTCTTCGTGCATCCACACAAGTGACGTATTTGTTTCCTACTGGGTGCTGTTTCAAGTAAGTGTGCCCTATTATCTGGTGATAGTTTTCATCGTTCTCTTTGCTTTCTAAATGTTCAGCGATGTCGCACCACACGACAGAGCCCGCAAGGTTGTAGCCACCTCTGTAACGGCTTATGTCAGAAAGTGCAGAATCGAAGTTCTTCTGCTCATTCATTACAGTTTCAAAGTCTTTGTCACACAAGTCTTCAATAACAATGTCATGGTATTTCACCCACTCAAGATTGAATCCAGCATGTGAGAACAAATAGGGCTTCCCATTGCCATATTGCCTAATTGTCGCGAATGAGAACAGATTCTTGTTTTCTAAAAACAGATTTCTGATTTCATCAAAGTAGAAATAATCACAGCGGCATTCACACACATATGTTCCTATCATGTATTCACAGTCATGATTCCCGAGAAGCAGTGTCACATTATTGTTTGCTTTCGCGAATTCTAATATCTCTTTGAAATTGTCCAGTGCTTGCACATTGTTTATCCCTTCAAATCCATAGGGATCTAAATAGTCACCAAGGAATATGATGCCACAGTCATAGTATTTTGCGTCTTTCCAGAACTGTCTTCCGTGCACATCAGGAACCACTACACATGAAATGTCATTGTTCATTGCTCTTGAAATTGTTTAGTTCTTGTTCTATTATTTTTTTCGACTTGTCCGCATAACTAAGCCATTCTTGCTTTTTCTTTTCTGGTATGTCAGCTTCTTCTATTCCCGACATCACTTCACCAATTAGTTCATATGCATTCTCACAGCTTTTCTGGTCAACCAGAGTGTCAGCTGATATGAATGACACTAAAACAAGATACATGTCTTCATCAGAAAAAGCTTCTATGAGTTCACGGAACTTGTTTCTTTCTACATTGTCCATAACAAAATAATAAAATTATTCCACGATTTTTTTGACCTTGAAAGTTATTCTCGGATGTATCGCTGTCCAGTTGCTCGAGCCGGTATTTTTGCCTATATGCATGTCAAGTGATGTGTCGTCTCTCTGTGATATGCTGACAGCAAGCTTTCCCTCATCACCGTTTATAGACATAGAATTCTGCACATACACAAGTTTCGTATGCGTCTCAGGTTCAGTCCGTGTGACGGGTATGAACTTTGTCGTTATCTGCCTTGTTGCTGGATTAGCAAACAGGACTGCGTAAGTGCGCTGCTCGCCATCATCAGCAAGTGGAAGAGACATATGCAAATATGCTTTGCACACACTATCATTGTCATTCCAGATTTTTGTTGCTGCTATAGCTGACGGGTCTCCATCATGCACGTCAAGTAGAAGCTGGTCAAAGCTCTCATATGAAGGCGGCGTGACTATGCTGAAAAACTTGTTAGCATTCAGGCCATAAGAGAAATTGTAAGTCATTCCCATCTGGTTTATGTCAAACCAAGAATCACTTGGCTCAAGTATAGTTTCAGCTTTCTCTCTCAATCCGGTTTCAAACACAGCTGTGTCCAAGTGGTTTTCAGCATATGAAGTCAAGTCAATGTTGTGGGCAAATGCGTCCAAGTTCCAGTCTATTTCTGAAAATGAAGCATCATTGAAGTTAGTGTACAGTCCTTCTTGCTCTGCTCTGCATAACGCGAATGGAATGTAATTGTATAATGTGCATTTTATCCAGTTAAGTTTCTGGTTGTTCATGAAAGAGCGTCGCCTGTCTCTTGCGACGTCATCAAACAAAGTCCATTTGTACTTGCGGAAATCAAACGGCACAAAAGTGAAACTTAACTGTATGTCAAGACTGTCATCGACTACATGGTAAGTGACATCACACGATGATGACACTGGCGTGCTTGTGTTTGCTGATGGGTTTATGATTTTTTTCTCAGGCATGATTCATTTATGTTGATTGTACGAAAATCTTTGGCGCGATAAGTATGTAGTTGCCCATTGTCTGGTCATAATACTCATAATAGACGCTCAACCATCTTGACTCTTCTTCAGGTTCAACAGTAAGAGTGTTGTCTTCTATGGAAAGTTTTGCTGGCAATACAGAATCTACATACACGACAATGCCGTCGTTCCATATCTCGTAGAACATGTCCTCAAAAGAAAGACTTGTCTCTTCATTTGCAGGAATGAACTGAGTTATTGTTTCTCTCACTTTGCATTCATTGTTGCAGCCACAACCGCAGCCACAGCCACAACCTCCGCCGCCTGAGCCACCACCATCTGCACCTTTTGGACCCTGGATTCCCTGCATAGAACTTAAGAACATCTGCACTGTTCCCTGGATGCCGGTAGTCGACTGGATATATTCATACCACACATCATATGTCGACTTGCCGACACCTGTGTATCCCTGGATGCCTTGGCTTCCTTGCATGCCAATATCACCTTGGCCACCTGTGATTCCCTGCAAGCCAATTTCGCCATCATATCCTCTTGAGCCCTGGATTCCAAGACCGCCCTGTATTCCTTGGATTCCCTGTGCGCCAGTTGTTCCCTGCATCGAACCAGCAGGTCCCTGGATTCCCTGCATCCCGTAGCCGTCCCATCCCTGGAATCCCTGATAGCCTTGTGCGCCAGTCGTTCCCTGCATCGAACCAGCAAGTCCCTGGTATCCTTGCATTCCAAAACCAGGAATTCCTTGAAGTCCTTGTAGTCCCTGAGTTCCCTGGATTACATAGTATTCTTGCATTCCCGTTGGATCTATGACTGTCACCTCACCAGGAGGGCCTTGTATGCCTTGTGATCCCTGATAGCCTTGATATCCCTGGTAACCCTGGTAGCCCTGGTAACCTTGATAGCCTTGGTAGCCTTGAGCACCTTCAACGCCTTGAGCGCCTTGGTATATCCTGAAAGTCTCTTGCGTAGATTCGACATACACTTCAGCTTCGCCTTTAGCGCCCTGGTATCCCTGGTATCCTTGGTAACCGGGAGCACCAGGTGCTCCAACAGCTCCCTGCTCACCAACACCTTTAGGGCCTTGAGTTCCCTGAGCACCTTGATAACCCTGGTAGCCCTGATATCCCTGGTAGCCCTGATAGCCCTGATGTCCTTGATAGCCTTGAGTTCCTTGAGTGCCTTGTGTTCCCTGAGCACCTTGAGTGCCTTGAGCACCTTGCTCTCCTGGAGGGCCTTGCGGGCCTTCACCACCTCCGCCTCCACCAGTACCAATCTGCACCCATCCTTCTGTCCCATTGAACAGATTGCTTGGCGGATTCACTCCAACTGTTGCCGGTGCTATTGTAGACACATTGTTCACATACATATAGACATCAAGTCCATTGCCGTTTGGCCAAAACACGACATCTTGAGAAAAATATTCTCTTGTTGCTTCCCAAGGATTAGCCACTTTCTTGAAGTTGTTGTCTACTTCATGATGAGTGAGTTCTCTCCCGGCTTCCTCTCTAAATATAACAAGTTCCTGTAGGTTAAGGCTCATAGGTTGTCTTTATTTTAATAGTTTTCTTCTTTTATTTTCTTGTATTTCTTGTCTTTCACTCTCATCCAAGCATACAAGTCATCATCATCTTTTTTCTTGTCATCTTTGAAGTCTATGTCAGAGTGCTCTTTAGCATATTCTCTCATATCGCCATAGAACACTTTGTCATAGTCTGGCACTTTGCCTTTGCTGTCAAGAATGTCAGATGCTTGCTGTGGAGAAAAATGATGTTTGTGCACGAGAATGTGTCTGAGGTCTTTGCCGTCATATACGACTTCATGCAGTTCTTTTTCGGAGCACAGTTCATCAAGTCCTTTCTTCTTGTAGCCATCAAGAATCTTCTCTTTCTGCTCATCAGAAAACTTGTTCGTGAACTCGTCGATTTTTTTCTGGTATTCTGACTCATTCTGCTGGACCATGTCATTCAGCTTCTTGTACATGCTGTCTCGCTCCTGCTCGTACTCATCCATCTTCTTCTCAAGTTCACTGCCGTCTTCAAATGCTTCGCTGAAGCCATCGATGTTTCTAATCGAGAATATCTTCAATATGTCAAGCATGTTCATGTTTATCTGCTGGCACACTTCCATTGCTCGTCTTTCAGTTGAAAGCTTGACAGCTGCAGCATAGTTGGAGACTTGCTCTCTTGCGTCAGCTCTGTCGTCTTTAGTGAGCCCTGTTGTCGCGTTCGCGATGTTAGTGAACTGTTCAGCAATGGACTGCAGTTCTTTGTCTTGGTTTGCCTTCAGCATAGACTCGACAGTTCTCCCGCTTTCTTGGAACACATTCTGGTTGTAGCCCATAGAACGGTCATATGCATTGAAGGAGTCATTAGTCGTCTTCAATGTCTTGAGAAGTTTAGCAATCTGGTCAGCTTGCTTCACGCCAACGACATCTTGAATTTTCTTCACACGGCCTTTGTCATCTATGAACGACTGCCCCATCAAGAAGTTCGTCATCATTGACTTTGTCTGGTTCACGAGCATCTCAGACATCTCTTTCATCTGGCGGCGTTTGCCAGAAAGGTTCATGTTGATTTGAGAGAAGAACAAGTCGCTTGACACTTCGATCATCACCAACGCAGACTGCAGAGTGTGACGGATCATCGCGAGATAATATCTGTATGCAAGTGTGATTATCTTCGCGTTCTTTATGGGCCTTATCAGAATCTTGTAGTTTAGAATGTTTGCGACAATTATGTCACTGATGAATGATGTGCGTTTCAGCTTAGTCATAGAAAGAAGATATTCTAGGTCAAGCTTGCTTTTGTCGATTTTGACTTCAAGCGGACTGTTGCTCACTTTGACATTGTGTTTCTTGTTGTAGTTGTCTATGATTTTCTCAAGTGCTTCTACATTAGAGTTTATAGTCTTGAAAATCTCTTTTCCAGCACGTTCATCAACGCCAAGCATGTCAGCGACTTTGTTGCCAGTTCTTCTTGATAGAGAAAGACTTTCATTCAGAACACGCATTTCATATTCTCGTAAATTGTCAATATAATGCATATTATGATAATTTTATAAATATATTTATATTGTATTGAAATGAAAATACTGAACATATATGATTTCGTTTCTGAACGCATGAAGATCAGACCAGTGACGAATGCGGAATGGGAGCAAGCGATGAAAGAACTGAACAAGAATCCGTTTGGATTGACTAAACGTGATTTAGTTGGAGACATCGAAAATTTTCCAATGGGAGTTGTCGTGAGGATGATGGAAATAGCAAAGCAGCAAAGAAGTGAAACAAATCTTAAATTACTCAAAATAATGCAGACCTGTATTACTGGCTTATTTGACTGGTCACGTACAGATGAAAAACGTACATTCTGGCCTGATGTCATAAACTATCACAAATTTGACATATTTTTCAAAAAATATCCAGAATATGAAAGATACAATTTAGATTGAGATGAAAGTATTAAACACATATGACTTTGTTTCTGAACGCATGAAGATCAGGCCTGTCACGAATGCAGAATGGGATAAAGTAAAAGAAGACATAAAATCTATAACACCGGTGAAACTTGATTTATCAACAATCAAAAGTGTTGATGATCTTCAGTTGGGCTGGTTGTTGCGCACTGCTGATGACTACATAAGAGTCGTTCTCACAGAGGAATATGCTAAAAATGTAGTGGAGCTTAATGACCATATAGACCGCAAATGGTGTTTTGTGAAAGTGGCAGAGAATGGAATTGCTGGATTTCTGTCAAGCGATTTATATGCGTCTACTTTTCCAAAATATTATAAAAGATTTTCTTATAATACTATATTTGACATAACAGCAGTATATAAGTATACAATAGGAAATCTGGAAAGCATATGTAAAAATGAAAAGTCATTTGCTGACTGGTATATCAGCAACATATATGATGAGACATCGTATATAGCAAAATATTTGAATTAAAATGAAAGTGATGAACACAGACAATTTCGTTTCTGAACGCATGAAATTCAAGCCAGTGACGAATGTAGAATTGGAGCAAGCGATGAAAGAACTGCACAAGAATCCATTTGATTTGACTGACAAAGATTTGACAATGTCCATAAAAAATTTTCCAATGGGTGTTGTCGTCAAAATGTTAGAGGAACAAGAGAAACAGGGAAACAAAGCCGATGTGACAGTGTTCCAGAAACGTGCAGACTCAACAGCCGCAAACGGTGGATTCGAATGGATTCGTACAAAAGATGAATATGCTTTCTGGCATAAAGTGATAACTAAAAGAAAATTTGACGTGTTTTTTGAAAAGTATCCAGAATATGAAAAATACAATTTAGATTGAGATGAAAGTATTAAACACATATGACTTTGTTGCTGAACGCATGAAGATCAGACCGGTCACAAATGCAGAATGGGAAAAAGCAAAAGAAGACATGATGCCTATTACTATGCCAGTTAAACTTGATTTATCAACAATCAAAAGTGTTGATGATCTTCAGTTGGGCTGGTTGTTGCAAATGGATGACAACAAGATAAGAATCGTCATTGCTCTGGAATATGCGACAAAAATATTTTTAAAAGAAAATATAAAATGCAAATGGTGTTTTGTTAGATTAAACAGCAGCAACGAACCAATGTATGTGCCAAGTGACTCATATGGCCATCACTTTCCAGAACATTACATGCATCCAAAGTTTAATATAAAAGCAGTTTACAAATACTTTATACCTGATTTGAAAAACATTTGTGAGAGCAGACAATCGTTTGTCAAGTGGTATCTTGACAACATGCCTGATTTAACAGAATACTTGAAACAACTATGAAGATGATTTAGAACTGCAGGAATTTTGGGTTCCACTGAAGTCCGATTCCCAGTCCAGCATAAGGTGACATCTTCAATGTTCCATCTGGAAATGCCACTCCATATCCAATTTGCAGTCCCAAGCCAAGTCCGAAACTCTTGCGGCTGGCTTTTTCTGTCTTGGGGTCTGACACAAGTATAGCTGTGCCTGAATTGAAGTTTATTCCAGGATAGTCAGTCTTGAGTCTTGCGTAAGTGTAGCCTTTCTTGTCTTTGTAAAGCACATTGTCGAACCAGATGTTCTGCTCGAGATTCACGGTGCTTTCGCCGTCAGCATAGACTTTGCCGTCATCACAGTTCACATAGTAAGGAGTCTCGATAGTTATAGTGCGTGATGAGTTTCCAAATACAGAATGCTCGTGTGAATAGATCACGCCCGCATCAGAGATGTTAGTCTCATCACTTATGTACAGAGTGTCGTGTATGATTTTTGCTGGAATGACTATAGTGTCTGACACTTTAGCTATATATTTTATGATTGTTACTGGCTTTTTGGAACGTTCAAGCTTAAGGCTGTCTGCAAGTTCATCCAGCTTCAGTTGCAGAGCTCTCATTTCAGCAACTTGGTATTTGCCATTTCTGTAGTTTTCCAGAGTGTCGTTCATCGCAAGTATGTTGTTGTTCAGGCGACGGTTCTCTTCTTTTTCGGAACTCAGTCTTGAACATGTGTGTGCGTTAAGCGCTACCAGAGCAAAAAGCACGAATGCGGCAAACCACCAGATGTGGTCTTTTATGAAGACAAATATCTTCGTTATTTTTTCTTTCATATAGATTATAAGTATTTGACTAAATCCATCAGCCCCATTCCTGGATATTTCTTGCTCATCTTGTCCATGAACTTCTTCTCTTTAAGCTCGTTTTTCTCAAGGCGCTCCATGAGTTTAGTCTGTTCTGCTGATATCTTTTTCAGAAGTTCTTCATTGCTGCGCATCTTCTGGTCTATTTCAGAATATTCATAGACAATTTCTCTCAATACATTGATGTCTTTTTCGTTCATAGTCATAATATTTTATGTGTCAAATTTTATGTTGGGCGCGTAGACTGTGTGGAAACATCTGAAGATGAATACGAGAAAGTGATGAATTTGTCTGTGAAGTCTGGCACAATCGTGTAACTGTAGTCCAGTGACATCCAAGTGTACAGCCCAACACACGGTCTTAGATATTTTCCGACATAAATGTCACCACTGGTTGGATTCCACAGACTTCTATTGCCATAGTCAGTCATCATTTCTGGACAAATGAAGCACAAGTCATTTGAAGACGAAGACATTATTTCTGTTTTGATGAAACGGCTTTCGTCCCAAGTGTGAGTGGTGTTTGTAGCAGTGAATCTTGGATCGGTGTTTTTTATCGACATTGATTTCATGTCATACGCTCCACTTGTAGAATTGAATGAGTTGTTGTGTATAGCTCCATATCCGCCAGTATAGTCGTTTCCACTCAGTGGAGTCCCGAATCCAGCATTGTAGTCATAGTTTTCTTTTGTGTAGTATGCTCCGACTGTCACGGGACTAGAAACTATGACTGAACCACTTGGCTCAGCGTCAAATGTCGTGCTGCGTCTATATATGACTAAATTAGGGTTATATTGCGAAGATATTGTGTCACGAATCACATATGGTTCAGGTATAGTCGATATTATATTGTCTGTGCTCACCTTGCTTATGTAAGGAGATTCCGTGAAGATGTTCCCGTTTCCGTAACAGTGAGAAGAATGCATCCCCTTTATGACAAACGGCAAAGAAAATGTGGTCATTGGCTGCTTTGAGTTCCCATTGACATTACTCAGCTTTTTGTAATCTATATGATTGTCTCTCTTTTGCAGCAGGAACATTCCCAATGTCCTGTTCACACAATATGGCGCATTGTTCTTCACCCACACTGTTGAAAAAAGAGATCCTGTGTTAGTAGTTCCTGGCTTGTAGAACATGTAGTCTGTTATGTGATACAAGTTCGAGTCTCCAGGCTTGTTAGCAACCCAGCGCCCATAAGCTTGCACGTTCACAACATTCCCAACCTTCTGCCACACTTGGTCCGTTATGAAATACACAGATCCATTAGAGTCTCCGCCTATATATGAATGATTCTTGTTGCTTGCATTGAATATAGCGGGATCTACTGTGGTAACTTCCCATTGGTCTATATACTGGAAACGTATGATTCTTCTCATCACGCCTGACATGAACTGGTAAGAGCACACGTCAGATTTCTCGACCACGACAGGATTGCTGTGCACCATTGTGTTGATGCCAGAAACTTGAAGCGTCGCATTCTCTGGTTTGTCTACATACGGTGACACATCAGCTGTTGTCTGAGCAGTATGGTCATAGTCGTCTGTCGCTTTTCTGAAGTTAGCATTAGAGTCAATCACAATTTGGTTGCCGTGTATAGCTACATTGTTCACATCAAAGAAACCGATTTCACTCGGGTTCATTGATGAGTTCTTGCCTTCATTGCTGCCGCCATTCGTGATTGATGTGTAGTTGCTTGTGTTGAATGTGTTCTTGTGGTTGAGGGGATTCACACCAATTATGACATTGCCGGCTCTTCTCAAATCTGATTTCAAAATTGCTGAATTTGTCTTTACAGCAGAACCGCCTGAAATGTAAACATCACCGCCGACATAATTGTAGTTTGTAGTGTTTATGCTGTTTCCGCCAGTAATCACAACGTCATTTCCCGTTCCTGCTGCTGCATCTGCACCATGAATGTGCAAAGTGTCATTCGTGTTCTTGCCGGCTGCAGAGATGTCACGATTCTTGTCAGCTGAGATTGTGTTGCCATACATGTTCTGAGCAAACATGTTGTTGTCGATGCCACTTGCGAGTTGTATGTTGCCAGCGACATTCTCGCTTGGCGTCGTCGTCACTGCATAATTGGCTGTGAAACTGCTCAGATTTGCTGTTATTGTAGAACTCGCGACGAGAGATGACTGCTTTGCTGTCCTTGAACTTATTACCAGTTTAGTGCCATACATAGCATTGTCGAATGGCGTAGTTATTTTAGCACAGAATGCATCTTCAATGAAATCATCATCTAATGTGTTGTTTCCTTTCAATCCTCCAATTGCGACGCCATATTTAGACAAAGCAAGAATGTCTTGTGTCGTAGTTCCACTCAACCCATCTGCTTTTATGGTGACATACTCAGAAACATCAGATGGGGAATTGACGAATATAGAAGCATCTTTGTTTAGATAAATCTCATCAATCCTGTTGTTTTCTCTGTCTTTCAAGCCAATCGCGCTTTTTGATGAAGCAACAGTGACAGGAAACAGCTTTGACTCTTCAATCGCCCAAGCGGCAGTGTTGTCTATCTTGCCGTCAGAATTCTTTGTCGCGACTATGAACGCTGAATCATCATATGTAGGGTCAGCAGTCATCGCATGAATCCTGCCGTTGAGGTAAGTGTCATTCACAGTGAAACGGATCGAATGTGATCCCGGACCATTCAAACACAAGTTGTCTGTTGTTCCGGAACCTATAACGAAACCATCTGTTCCAGCAGTTATGTGCCCAGAAAAAGTAGATGACGTCATTGGCATTCCAGCCCTGTAGAATCTGATTAGATCATCAGTGCCATTGCGACGCAAGTTGAGCAAAGACTTTGATGTGTCACTATGCACAGTAGCATTAGACTGGTCCCCAGTCCCGACGCCAAACACGATGGGATAGCTGACAAAGTTCGTCACTGGGTTTATAGTCTCATATTCACTGGTGCCAAATGGCGACTGTAGAGACATGTTGAGATCTGTTATAGTCTGCAAAGTGTTTCCGGCTGGCGTGCTGTACACTTGCTGGATGACGCCATCATAGATGTTGATGTCGCCGGGCTGCATGTTGTCTGGATCTGGATTGGGATAGCTGTATATTCCAGAACCAGCTTGGCCAGTGTCTCCCGTTTCTCCCTGCAGGCCAAGTTCGCCTCTTATTCCCTGGATTCCCTGTATGCCAGCAGGGCCGCCGCCTTTCAACGCAACAAGAGAGAAGTTGTAGTTTATCTTGTCTACCATTGCAGACATAGTGTCGCCTGCGTTTATGTCTTTGATTGGTATGCTCATTGTATAAATAAATTGTATCAAAATATTTATATTATGGGCTGCAACTGTTCTAAAAAATATCGGGTGAGACACATTCAGAGGCCATCACCTAAGTCAGAAGAGAAAAAGACAGAAGAGAAAAACTCTAAACTTAGTGTGCTGAAAGAAATGTGGGAAGAGTCAAAAAAAGAAAGCAACGATAGTAATAACTGATGTTAGTTTTGTTATATTAAACTGTAATAAAACTTAAACTTGAATATTATATGTTACCAGAAAAAACACCAGTCAATGTGTACAAGAACGACTGGAACAAGAAAGAAAGTCTCAATGTAGAATATTGTGTTCCGTTGAAAGCGGAAAAAGCGCTCATGATGGACAAGTATGCGGAAAGAGTATTTGATGCATTGTCCACGAACAACCACAGTGTTCTCATAACTGGAGGAAGAGGAACTGGCAAGACTGCTTTAGTGAAGCACGTTCAGCATCTGATAAACACATACAACTGCCCGAAAAGTTTCTACAACGCAGAAATCTTCGAAATGAGCCAGCTTGCTTTGGGATACTGCATCAAAAGCATTGCTGAATATGAGGAACGCATAAATGACATGTTCACGTCAATCACAGCTATGGCAGATGAGGGCCGCAAAGCAATACTGTTCATCGACAACTTGAATGAGTTCGTCGCAGACAATTCCATCAATGTGATGACTGCTCTGCATCTCGAGCATGCAATCAAGTCAAACATCAAGATCATCTGCTGCTGCGGCACTAATGAGAAAAAACATCTCGAGTCAAAATACAATCTGATACGGCATTTCACTGAAGTCAAGATAAAAGAGCCAATCATCGATGATGTGAAGACTATCGTGAGACTGAAGTCAAATGAGTTGACTAATGTCTATCACACGACAGTGAGCCCGGAAATGGTAGACAAACTTGTGGTCTTGTGCGACAAATATGTCAAGAACGGATTCTGCATGCCGAAGAAAGCGCTTTCTGTTTTAGAGAACGCAGTAGTGAGACACACGAACCAGATACACAATCCCAATGAGTCTACAAGAAAAAAGATACACAAGATAACTGAACTGCAGAACGAGCTTGATGCTGCAATCAATGATGCTAAGAATGGCGGAGACCTTCTTAAACTTCTTGACAAGAATGTTGAAATCGAAAATCTGAAAAGTTACATTGAAGACACACCAAGCAATATAAATGCCGACGAAGTCGCTTTGAACGATGATGACATCTACACTGTCATATCAGACATTGCTGGCGTCCCTGTCGCTAAACTCACCGAGACAGACACTTCAAAACTGAAGAACATGATACCCGCGCTGACGGGCAAGGTGATAGGTCAAGACGACACTGTCACTAAAGTCTGCAAGACAGTGAAGAGAAACCGTCTGGGCTTGAGAAAGAAAAACCACACAATCGGCAATTTCATCTTCATCGGTTCTACTGGTGTTGGCAAGACGTTCCTCGCAAAGAAACTTGCCGAATATATGTTTGGCTCTGAGGAGTCACTTATACGTCTTGACATGAGTGAATACACTGATGAGATCTCAGTGAACAAACTGATTGGCGCGCCTCCGGGATATGTGGGCTACGGCGAAGGCGGCGTTCTCTGCAACGCAATAAAGAACAACCCTTATTCTGTAGTGCTGTTTGATGAAATCGAAAAAGCGCATCCAGCCATCTACAACACAATCTTGCAGTTGATGGATGAAGGCAGAATCACTGACGCGAACGGCACGCACATTTCTGCGACAAACACGATCATCATTCTCACCAGCAACATCGGCGTCAAAGAAGCAGCAAATGCCGGCAGCCTCATCGGATTCTCATCAACCGCAGAAGAATCAGAAAAACGCAACAGCGACAACAGGAAGGGAATCATCGAGAAATCTATGAAGAAACTGTTCTCGCCAGAATTCCTGAACAGAATCGACAGCATCTGCTATTTCAATGACTTGACAGTCGACAACATGAGCAAAATTTTCGACAACGAGATGGCAGAAGTCCACTCATCAATCAAAGAACTCGGATACAGACTGAAACTCAACAGAGGCGTGAAGCAATGGCTTGTCGAGAAATCTGAAAAAGAGAAAATGGGTGCTCGTTCACTTATCAGAAACATCCAGCAAGATCTCGTTGATGAACTCACTGAAATCATCATCAATGAAGAAGAATCACAGAACAAAGAGATTTCAGTTTCATTGAACAAGGAGAAAGACGGTTTGGCGTTCAAGATATAAAATTATATGTCTAAATAATGAAAGTGTTCTAGAAGTCATCTAATGAACTTCTGCATAAACTAAAAAGCCACTCAGTTGAGTGGCTTTTTTAATTTATTTAGTATTTAACTTGAATCATATCATCGTATGGTTTTAATCATATCATCGTATGGTTTTAAAACATTTTTTAAGTCATCATCAGTTTTTATGTCTTCTGTATTTATGTTGGCTTTATATACTGCAACGATTTTAGCACTATAATAATATGGAAAATCATTTTTGAAGCGTTCTGCGATCCAATACTCACGACGCCTGATAGAGCCATATCTGGTGTTAAGATGTGCTGAAAATCCAGTTAAACTTATAGATGAATCTTCTTTGTCATGCATAACAACAAAAGATCTGATATTATTACCATCATATACAAAAACGACATTGCCTTCTTGGCATATGTCTTCATATGTTGGCTTTATTATTGTTTCCGAGTCTCTAATATTTTCCATTGTCGTGTGTTTGGCATTTTCTTTAGCTTTGTCAAATTCAGCATTCGTTACCGGTCTGATTTTCATCCGTTCAGAAACAAATTGGCTGGTATCTAATATTTTCATAGTTTTTTGTTATTGTCCAATCTCAAAGTTCTCCATGAAACCTTCGATGATTTCGCCATACACTTCATTCAGCAGTGTTTCGTTATTTCTGATTCCCGTGTAGTCTTCTATGTCATTCGCGATGGTGTCTTTGACTTCTTCAAAGTCAGTTTCAATCAGTTCACGGACATTCTCGAGAAGCTCATCATTCTCATCAGAGTCATACTCATACATGGTGTTTGTGAAGTCTTTCATGCCGTGGCAGTATTTCCATTCGACTTCATAGTCATTTTCCATCATGTCATAGAAATGGATCGTGACGAGTTCTTCTATCTTGAAAACGTCATCATTCATCTTGAACTCATAGTATACATAGATTTCAAGATTCTTGTTCTTGTTTTCTGGAAGCGACTTGAATTCCTCAAGTGTCCCTTTCTTCTCACGGTCATAGTAATACCAGTGCTCTCCGTCCCAAGAGCATCTTGTTTTAATAGATGTTAGATTGAGAATGTCTTCGACCACCTTGTGAAGTTTCGTGTAGCCTTCGCTCACCACAAAATCTTTGATTCCTAATATCTTTGTCATATTTTTCGTTTATACTAAATTGTTGTTTCTTTTGAATATCTTCGAAAACGCATCTGCGATTTTCTTCGCCATTTCTGTCTGTGCGAGATTCGTCACCATTGGCTGCGAGATGCCATTGTCTGGCATGTCAAGTGAGAATGTCTTTATCCAAGACTGGACATCAAAGCACGGGCAAGCTTTGTTCGCGAACTCACGGTGTCCGTGGAAAGTAGCATTTGGGTATTTGCGGTGCATTTCACGACAAAGCCAAATCATTGCTGCAAGTTGCTTTGCGTTGCGTGTGTCTTTCGGCCGTCCTGCAGAGTCAAGTCCTCCACAATAGCAGATGCCCACTGAGTTTGAGTTGTGGTTTGTCGTGTGAGAACCCACACAAGATTCAGGTCTTCCTTCCCAGATGTCACCGTTTATGTCAATGTAATAGTTGTATCCTATTCCAGCCCAGCCGTTCTGCAAATGCATCTTATGAATAGACTCGACGGTGAAGTTCTTGCCCTCTCTTGTGGCGCTGCAATGTATTATGATCTCTGTCGTCTTTTTTCTCTTTGACAGAGGTTTCACGAATTTCAGATTAGCTTTCTTTATTTCCATAATGTTCACTGTATATTTATTTTTTCACATAACGCTGTCCATACTTTGTTCAAGTCTTCAAAACTTTGCATGTCATCGACATTTATGTTAGTGTGGTATATCCCGATTATTTCCACTTCCTCAAAATGTTCTTTATAGGGAAACCTGTTTTTGAATGGCTCTACATTCCGGTAACAGCATTTCAGCGTGCTGTCGTATCTTATCATGATTGTTTCCGGATTGTTGTCAAAAGCATGCCTAGAAAGATTAGACTTAAGAAACAAAGGCAAAGTCTTGGTGTCAAACACAATATACACATTACGTTCTCCAGCACTATCAACATAAACTGCATTCCCTTTTCTGATGTCGGCAAATGTTGGATTATTTATTTTTTCACAATATGTTTTTCCAGCAAAGTCTTTCTGTGCTTGCTCCCATTCTGCATTCGTGACTGGCTTGAATTTCATGCGTTCTGAAATGAAATCGTATATGTCGAGCACTTTCATTTTAATCTAAATTGTATTTTTCGTATTCAGGATATCTGTCAAAAAAAACATCAAAATTATAGTAACCTAACACATCTTTCCAAAAATCTGTGCCTTGTTCAGTATTTTTCCAGTTAAATCCACCCTCATCTTTATCACTACAACAATTATAGCAAAATATAGTGATATCAGCAGCATTGTTCTGCATTTCCTGCTCTTCTAACATACGAACAGCAATGCCCATCGGAACTTTTGACATTTGACGATCCAAATCTTTCTTTGTCAGACCAAATGGATTCTTGTGTATGTCTTGCTGAATCTTGCCAAATTCAGCATTCGTCACCGGTCTGATCTTAATGCGTTCTGAAATGAAATTGTGCGTTTTCAATACTTTCATATCATTCATATATGTTTATTTATTTATAAAAAAAAGGACCGCAACATTGCAGTCCTTTCTCTCATTAACTTAAATGCCAAAACAAATTCTACTGAGCGTAGTTGTCTTGCATTTCGATGTCGACATTTCCCTTGTCGATTTCTTTTGCTTCTTTTCCAAGGAACGCCAAGCATTTCAGTTTGAAGCATTCTTTTGCTGGATCATTTGCGATTCTAACGCAGATTCCTTCTCTTGGAACTTTTGTCTTGCACATTGGCTCATCAAGCTCCATTCCAAAGTTCTGCTTGTCTTGCTTCATTGCTTCAAGGACATTCTCGTTCCAATGCTGCTTGGTGTCGATTTCAGGATACAAATCAGAAAGTGTTCCATGATAAAGCAAGGTGAACGGCATTATCCGGTCATAAATAGACGGATATGCATTTCTCAAGTCATTTCCAAATTTGATGACATCTGAGATCTCATATTCTTTATGAGTGCCATCTTCTAGTTTTTCACTGACACGATAAATCATCAGTTTGTTCGTTCCAATTTCACAGCCATAGTCATAGCCTTTCTGAATCATTGTTGTAGAACCAGGAAGATATCCGACGATTTCGGCATATATGGTGATATTCTTCGGGATCTTTCCTTTGAGCAGTTCATTGTACTCGCCCCACACATCAACAGAATAGAAACCGCTGTTCACTTGCTTGTTGATGTACTTGTTCTTGATGACAGTTCTTGAAGAATACACGTCATAGTATTCTGTGTCGAACTTGTTGAATTTGCGGTTAGCAAGTATTGTCGCTTTCTTTTCAAGTTCTACTATCTTTTTAGCGTTAGAATCAGAAATGTCAGACATTCCAGAACTCATGTTGATTTTGCCAATCTGGCGTTCGATGTTTCTGATTTTGCGATCTTTGATTCCATTGAAGAAATCACGAATCTTGTTCAGCATCGTCGGCCGTTTGACCAGAATGTTTCCCATGACAAACGACGTTCCGTGCACTTTGACTGAAATGTCAACGACAGTCTCAGGACTGAACTTCCACATGTTTGAGTTCAGTTGGTTTGTGTCATAATGAAACACGAACTCTCCTTCAATCATTCTGTCAAATTTTTTCGTCTTGTCTTTCTTCTTGCCTGTGCCGCCGCCACTTCTCACTTGGTTAGTTTTGGGGACATATGCTTTGATGAACAAGACATCATTGATTGTGTCAAAGTCAAACGGAATGAAATTGCCGTTCTCATCATAAGTGATATAGTCTTCAAGATTGACAGATTCCAAAGTCGGGTCCCACTTGATGAATGACTCAAGTCTGAACATGACGCCCATTGACGGGCAGCCTCTCAACTTTATCATCTTCACACGTCCGTGCTTGTTGAAATAGCCGACAAGCTTCTTTGCTTCATCGTTCTTGCCTTCCTCGACAAGTTTCTCGACTTCTGCATAGTTAGCATTCAATGCACGCTCACTGATTTCGTACATATTGTTTACCGACAAGAACCTTGAATTGATTTCAGTCTCATTCTTGCAGTAAATCATCAAGTCACCTTCTTTGACATCATCTTTGTTCACTACTACACTGAAGCCGTCGATAATCACTTGTTTCAGATTGTCTGAATTCTCGATGTCTTTCAGCTCGCCAACTTTCACAATGGTTGCTGAATACTCTTGCTTGAAATTCTCTGATTTGCTGAAAATATTTTTCATAATAATGTATTAAAAAAAGTTAATTATACTTTAAATTCATATTCTATTCCACAAATTTTCAAAAAGTTTTGTAATTGATGAAGATATGTAAGTTCACAGGTTGCTTGAGTGCTCATGTCTTGAGTGTCAACATGCACATACCATTCATTGTTCGAGTTCAAGTAATCTTTACGCATAATCACTCTTTTGTCAGATGACTCCCAACTTACTTGCTCAATTTCTTCATTGTTCTGATTAACGGTTTTTAACACAGTTTTGGTCAAGCCAAGCATTTCGAGTTCGGTTTCAGTCAGCTCAACTGGGAAGAAATCATCTGGGTGATTGTATATCATGTCATACACATCTTTGTTCACTTCAGTGTAGTACACATCACCGGCAGAAAATGATAATCGATAGACGATGTTTCCGAGCTGTATTTCTTTTATGTCAATCATCTGTCTAAAAAATGTTCTACAATCAAAACTATAAAGTTAACGACAAACGCGGCAAGGCTAAACACTATTACTAAAGCAGGAACAGCCCACAAAGGCGCAGTCACCCACCACCAAGACCAGTCAATCACGTGTGTGAGTTTCAGCACAAGAAAGACTATGAACAGCAATCCTGTAAAATTCACTGTTATGACACTTTTGTTATTTTCACTCATTGTTTTTTATTTTATATCAGTCTGGTTTAGATTCAAATGTTTGTATTTTCAAATTGTCTGGAAGTTTTTCATAAAAACCTTTCATAAAAGATGTATACATATCTCTCATATGTTTGTCAATATATTCTTCCATCCACAATCTGTCTTCAACATCTTTTTTGAGATTATGATCAACTAAGTCAGTATTATTACTAAACATTCTATATAGTATTTAATTGAATATGACAAAGAAATAAATGTTATTCACTGAATGTGACTCTTTTGTATTCGTCATCATCAAAGTATCCGAAAGAAAAACACACGGGTTTCAAGAACACCGGCTCATTTATTACATGTTTAGTGTATTTGCTTGCTTCACCTTTCTTGAGATACGCAACAGTCATATGTGGATGATACTTCTTGAATTCTGTATGCAATTCAAAATTATCAGCAATGATTTTGTTTGTCTCTTTCAAAGCATCACATACTACATCGCATTTAAGCACATCGTACTCTTCATTCTCAAACATACTGACATTTGAAAGCATGACACGGTATTCGCTCAACGGTTTTAGATATGATTTGAGAGTCTCGATATCTACATCAGTGTCAAGACATGGCGCTAATGTCACATGGCTTTCTGTCTCTAAGCCATAGCTGAATTTAGAATCTGGATCTTCAGGGATATAAAGCTCATCTTCAGGAATGCTTTTCTGGATATTCTTTATATAGTCTGGCATGTTGTAGTCAACCATTAGAAACGCGTATTTTTCCATATTTTTAATTTATTTATGATATTCGTGCCGGGAGCGGGACTTGAACCCGCACGCTCTTGCGAGCACCAGATTTTAAGTCTGACGTGTCTACCATTCCACCACCCCGGCAATTAGTTTCATAAGCTTTCGCCTATAACATACCGTTCAGGCAGATGTGGACTGTCTTCATGCCATCTGTATCCAGTGCAAGTCAATGCAGAATCTGTTTCAGGACACCACTTACCATAATTGGCGCTGGCCTGAAGCTCATCTGCAGAAAAAGCGATTTCTTGGAGATCTGATATACTGTTAGCATTGATGTAGTCAACAACAGTCTGCATCAGTAGTTCGTGCAATTCTTTTATTTGTTTGTCTGTCATATTCAATAATTTAAAGTGCTCTCAGGAAGAGTCGAACTCCCATTTCATGGTCCGTAGCCACGCGTTCTATCCATTGAACTATAAGAGCAACTTAAATAAAATAATAAAATATGATAAGTTTTTTATTTCACTTTAGTGAAGTCAGATGCGTCTATTTCAAAACTTTCGCCAACCACAATCAGTTCGAACTTTTTGCCACAGTTGCCGCCAGACATACTTGTCAGAGGCTGCAAGACAGTCGCAAGTTTACTGTCATTTGTGATGAACACAATGTTTCCTGCGAAATCTTGAAGTTCTGCTTTGACTGCTGGAATATCATATTCCATACCGCCATCAGTTATGATGACATTTATCATATATGATTGAGACAGGCTTTTCATATGTCTAACAATGTTCAGCAAAGGCTCTGTTCCGCCGCTAGCGATTGGTATCTCTTCTGGAACAATCTCTTTATATTCACGATTGAAAGCGATTATCTTGAACAAGCAGTCTTCTACAACAGAGTTACCAGCATATTGTTTCTTCATTCCCTTGTTCAGAGTATAGACATATTTGAATATGTTTGACACATATTTTCCTGATCTCTCTGTTTCATCTCCATTTTGCTCATATTTCATACTGTATGACACATCAATGTAATAAGCAAGTGATATAGTGAGACGATCCTTCTCACGGATTTTTCCTTTTTTCAAAGGATCTCCATCTTTGTACACGCCTTGTCTTCGGTTAGGTCTATTGTATGTCTTGCGCCATTCGTTTAGTTTCTTGTGCACTCTCTGTCTGACAGTGTTCTTGATGACATTACTGAACTGTGTAGCCCAAGAAGCGTTTTTCTTTTCCATTGTAGTTTTGACAATGATTCCGCCACTTTCAAGTTTTTTGCTCTGTTTGCACTTCTTGACAAAATCAGAAAGCGATGAGTCAAGGCCACCACTGGTAAGTCTCTTTGCGATTTGCTTGACATCAGCCGCCGTCATGTTTCCGAATTTGTTCTTTGCCGCAAATGTTCTTATTTCAGCTGCCTGGTCTCCCCAAGGTATTGTTGAGCCTTTAGCTGGTTTAGACGGGTCATCTCGCATGTCAACATCCCAGTCAATCGGCTCATCGTCATCTGTGCCAGTTTCATTTGCATCAATGTCAATGACTTCGCCTGTTGATGTTGCTTTTTCAGGATCATTGGATGGAGTGTCCTTGCTTGAAAGCGGTTTTTTGCTTGCATCATTTCCGTTAGATGATGTTGAATCATCTGTGCCATCCATATTGTTTATGTTGTCGTTTTCTGCAGCATTCTGCGCTTGCTTTCTTGCATCATCTGACTGTTTTGCAGCTTCTTTCGCTTGGTTCTTAGCTTCTGCTTCATCACCTTTAGCTGCAGCACTTTTAGCCTTGTCTGCTGCTTCTTGTGCTCTGTCAGCAGCTTCCTGTGCTTTTGCTGCAGCTTGTTCAGCTTTTTCCGCCGCCTTTTCCAAATCTTTTTTAGACAAAGACCCGGAGCTTCCGTCTGAATTGTCTGATGCGGTGTCAGCAAGTTGCCGAGCTTCATCAGCAGATTGTTTTGCAGCATTAGCAGATTTCTTTGCTTCATTTGCAGATTTCTGAGCAGATTTCGCTGCTTCATCGCCTGACATCTTGTCTATTTTGTTGTTTTGGTTTATTGGCGAAGATTCGCTTTGTTTAGAATTAGAAGACTCATTGCTGTTTTTCACAGCTTCATTCTTTTGCTGCTGTGCGTCTTTTGCTGCATGTCCAGCTTCTTTCGCTTGCTTTTGTGCTTCTTTTTTGTTTCCATTTTTCGCAGCATCTTTTGCTTTGTCTGCAGCTTTCTGAGCTTTGTCAGCGGCTTTCTGAGCTTCATCAGCAGCTTTTTTAGCTTTGTCTGCAGCTTCTTTTGCTTGTTTCACTACATCGCTTGAAGCAGAACTTGCATCTGACTCAGTGTCAGAATTCTGAGCGCTGCCTGCAGCTTCTTTTGCTTTTTCTGCCGCATCTTTAGCAGCATCTGCAGATTTCTGAGCAGATTCAGCTGCATCATCAGCATCCATCTCGTCTATATCGTTATCGTCGTCGATGTCATTGTCACCACCATCGTTAGAATTATCATTGCCATTTGGCTCACTCAATCCGCCACCGCCTTTGTTTTTCGCTTGCGGCAAGAATGGCGCTTCTTCTGTTGGATCATTTTCTGGAACTTCAACTGTTTGGTCTGGACCTTTAGGTTGTTTGCCTTTGTCTTTGCCTTTATCTGTACCTGATGGAGGAACAGGCATTGAATAAGTCATGATGCGGCTTTGTATCTGCCCGAGAACATCATTGATAGCATAGTCCCAGCCCTGCTCAAAAGTAGAATATTCATTTGTCTTAGCAGCTTCAGCTTCAAGAATGAATTCAGCAGTGCTCATAACACGATAGCCAAACGATTCATTTGAACCTGGACTTGAAGCTGAAGCTGGTTTGACGGGCTTGCCGAGTAGAGTGTTGCGTATTTCTTCAGCAGCTTCACTCATCACTCTGATTGCTTCTTCTTTTGACAGTTTTCCATTTGGAAGTTTTTTTGCAGCATTGCAGTGTTTGACGAGAATGTCATTGGCGAGATGTCTTGCCTCTTTGCTTCCAGCTTTCCAGTCAGAAGTAGACGGCACTTTTTTAGTTTTGGCATTAACACCATCACCTTCGATTTCCAAGTCAACATCAGGCATGTCCTCAAGCGCTTTCTGGATAATCGGATCATTCTTGAACTTATCCTTTATCGCATAAAGCTTCATGTACATGTCATATTGGTTGTCTTCTTTTGGATTGTATTCAATATTGTACTTCTCAAGCAGATATTCAGGCGTAATCAAATCAGTTGTCGGATAATCAATATCGTAGTTTTTCTTAATGTGATTGTTGATGATGCAGTCACTTGCGACATTGAGAATAAAATGACTGAATTTTTTGCCTTGCTCTTTCTCCAAAGCTTTGCCGACCTCAAATGTTTCAAACAACTGGTGAAGACATTCATGATAATAAATGAACTCCCATTTTGTATTTTTAAGCTCAACTTCAGCATGCGGAATGTTCAGAAAGATATTGCAGTTTGCATCTGTCCATGCGATGCCCTTTTTACCAGTTGTGAAATATATCATGGGTATCAGTTCCCAGAAAAATCTATAGCCATTGTACTTTGTCGTGGTTTTTAGATATGTCGTGAAATCTAATCTCCATTGTACATGTTCATCTTTTATTTTAAGAATACTGTCTTCCCAGTTGCTCATAATTTTAGTTTTATAATTTTTATGTCAAACGATTAAAACAACATGTCTCTATCCCATTTGCCAGAAGCGATAGCTGCCTCATCATCAGGATACATCCAAGTCAGTCCTTTCTTCTTCATCTGGTTCTCAATGACTTCTAACATTGTTTTGTCGAAATTCGGGAACAGCTCCCAGATGGTAGTTGGAGTGACTGGCACCGTTATGTCTTTGCCGTTTTCATCTTTTTGGGGCACTTCGCCAACTCTTGAAATCAAGTTTATCATTGTATCGATCTGGTCTTTTCCATCAAAGGTTTCTGGAATATCAGTTGGTTTAGTTTTTTTGGTAGTTTCTTCTTGTTCTTCTTCATCATCAAATGATCTGCCAGTCTCTTCTTTGACTGATTTAGAAATGAACTTGTAACATGTTTCAGCAAGTTTCTGAACAGTTGCATCCATTTCAGAACGCCATTTGTTCTGAGTGTCATCATTATACTGGATGCCTCTCTCTGTGTTAGTTGCTTTAGTTATGAGCTTCGTCAATGCTCTGACAGTTATTCTATTGTAATCATCATCATCAATGGCCGAATTTTTTATTTCATACAGTTGATGGAATATTGTGTAGTCCAAATCACGCGGGGCGCCGAACAAAGGCGGATTGTATGCGAGACAAGCTTTTTCAAAAGCACTTACAATTTTTTTATCCAGTTTCGTGTCCCATTTTTTATGAAGATATGCAAAAGAGTTTTTCCAAGCTTGAGCCGCCTTTGCAGGATCTTCATTGTAACCAGTTACCCATTTTATGGGTTGCAATCCAAATCTTCCCAGAACGGGTTTCTTCAACTGGTACAGTTCATTTTCAGAATCAAGGTTTCCGGCAGCACCGCAGAAATAATTCTTGAACTTGTGTCCGCAAATCATCCTGTCTGAGTGAGCAATGGGCATCATTGCATTCATAACGTCATTTGGAGCTTGGTTCAGCTCATCAAAGAAAAGCAAGAAGTATGTGTCAGGATTGTCCCACATATATTGAGCCCATACTGGCATGACTGTTTTCTGGCGAACATTTCCGTCTGCGTCTTCTTTCACGATAGGGATGCCACCAAGATCTTCAGGAAGCGCTTTGTCCATAAACACTGTTATGACAGTATATCCGCGTTTCAATGCCATGTTCTTGATGACAGCTGATTTTGCCCAGCCTGCTTCTCCCTGGACAAAAAAGTTCTCTTTTCCGACCATCTTGGTCCATAGTTCTTCATAGTCCTCTGGCCATTCATCCATGTCTTTGAGATAATTCTTGCTGTCTGGCTTCGGGACATCGACTTCATAAGATCCATTTGACGGATTACTGTCTGCATCTTTATTGATGAAATCATTATAATTTTTCAATTTCACGACTTCTTTTCCAACAGTTGCCAGAACTTCGCCGTCTTGCTTCATAGTTTCCACCGGTTCAGTGTCGTCTTTTTTAGCTTTGACTACGACAGGATCTTGCCCGCCTCTGCTTCTTCCAATGGCAGCAATTGTGCCGCCATCAGCCAGTTCTTCTCCCTGGACTACTGTTTCAGTGTTTGCAGCAAGAGTCTTTTTGTTTTTAGAACCCTTCGTTCTATATTCTAAAACGAGATTGCTGTTTTCGTAATCTTCAATTCTTTTCAGTTTCATATTATTGTTGTATATATTTTTCGTAATCAACGATTTCCGTATTTTTCGGTTGCATTTCAATCATCAGTGGATTGTATGGTTTCACGTTCTTGACTGGTTTAGAAATGACGTTGAATGTGCAAGCGCCACGAGTCACTATCTTAGACTTGTTGTCTTTGATATAAAAAACTGTGCCGTTTGCTACTTCAAAATTGTATTCTGGAGTGAAATACCAGTCAAAATATTCGCGATCACCATCTGTCACAATTACAACACGTGGATCTATCGCGAATTCCTCGAAGTCTTTGTCGTTTTCAAAAACTATAATTTTCATATTGATTAGATTTTAGAATTATTAGATTATTTATATCAATTGTTCTGAAGCTTTTTAGTTCCTATATTATAAATATAACAAATTAGTCACAACATGACAAAAATATTAGACAGCAGCCAATTTGTTTCTGAACGCATGAAATTCAGACCAGTCACGAATGCTGAACTGGACCAGATCCGGCAAGACATGAACGGTGACAAATATGTTTTGACTGATGAATGGGAACAAATAACTTATTCGCAAACAAAGCTATATCGTATCAAAGCTTTGAAAGACATTCCATCTAAAAAAGTCAAAAAAGGAGACTTGGGTGGTTTTGTGGAATCATACGACAATTTAGACCAGAAAGGAGACTGCTGGATAGGAGATGACGCTTGCGTGTTTGGCGAAGCTAAAGTGTACAGAAATGCACATGTGCATGGTGATTCTTGGGTGAATGGCAAAGCTGAAATATATGATAATGCTGAAGTGTATGGTTATGCTAAAGTGTTCAATAACGCTAAAGTGTATGAGAATGCTGAGGTGTTTGGCGATGCTGAAGTGTATGGCGATGCTGAAGTGTATGGGAGTGCTAGAATCTATGGCAAGGCTGAAGTTTGCGGCAATGCCAAAGTCGATTATAATGGCAACACCGGAACAATAAACAAATAAATCAATTATGAAAATATTAGACACCAACCAATTTGTTTCTGAACGAATGAATTTCAGACCAGTGACTAACGCAGAACTAGAAATTGCGTCAAAGCCAAATGAAAAACCAGAAAACATAGATGAATTCAAATACTGGCTATCGTATTACAAATATGAATTTGAAGTGCAGGAATCTGATTGGGATGGCGGGAATGGCCAGAAAATAGCAGTGAAAGACAAGAAGCATCCACAGTACACGATTTATTTTGACTTTATTGGAAACCATCCAAAAGCTTATGAGTTTATCTATTATATAGAAAAACAGGGAATGACTGATAAATGGTTTGACACAGATTCTACACGTAACATCGATAAAATTGACATCAATGATTATGTTGATGTCAAGAAAAGATACAAATATGTAGTTGAACGCAGAAAGAAAGATGTAGCAAAAGCCAAAAGAGCATATCAGAAAAAATTGAAAGAAGACTGGAGATACGCAAACCGTTATGAACTAGATGAAGCAGAAGCCAGATTGGAAAGAGTGATGAAAAAATACAATTCCATCTAACACATATTTTAGCTGAGCCACGAGGATTCGAACCTCGATTCCCGGAACCAAAATCCGGTGTCTTGCCATTAGACGATGGCTCAGTATAACTTCCCTAACAGCACTCCTATGCAATTGCGCAATGGCCTGTTGGCTGTTGTCTGCCTTCATATTCCGGACCGTGCTACACTGCCGGATCTCGGTTTCCGTTTTCTTCATTCAGCCTCAGGGATTCTGGTTTGGAAGTGAAGTACTACAATCCCTTTTTCCTTTGGCCTTGCCAGGTTGGAATTAAGTTGGGATGCCGGGACTTGAACCCAGATTGACTGATCCAGAGTCAGCCGTGATACCGTTACACTACACCCCAATACAAGAGCTGGAGATGTGATTCGAACCCGCGACCTGGATTTTGGCAAGATTCCTCTCTACCACTGAGCTGCTCCTGCTTAAAGTGATATAAAAAGAACCAACAGGCGTTTTGTTTAAACTATGTATTCCTTCTTCTCGCTTATCCAATCTTGCTCCATATTAGAACGATTGGTGGAACCCACCTCCGATTTGCCTTGCAGCATCGGTGATTTCCTGTTGCTGACACATGGACAGTTATGCCCTACCGTGATATTCTTTGTCGGGTAGAAAGGACTCGAACCTTCGACCACTTGAACCCAAATCAAGTGCGCTACCAACTGCGCCACTACCCGAAAGGAGAGGTTCCATTCCCTGAGTTGAAGCACCTCTAACAAGAACTAAAAGCAACTTGTGCCTTTGTGCGTCCTGATGGATTCGAACCATCGACCCCTTGCTTGTAAGGCAAGCGCTCTGAACCAACTGAGCTAAGGACGCATAACGGAAGAATACCAGTATTTTCAATGAACGGTTAGCCAACTGACCACCTTCAAGTCTTCTTAATTCGGACGCTGCAATTTAACTTTGTATGGCGCCATTACAGAGCGAGACTTTATTTATTGTCTTCCGTTTTTATATAATATTTGCTAAAATCAATTCTATCTTCATTTATTGTCCCACCAGGAATTGCATCAATATAAGTTTCCATATTGTTTGCTATCGGAAACCATTTGTCATAAGGATGTCTGAAGTTTCTAGAATCATAATACCACCGTCCAGTCGCCACATAATAAATTGGCATAACTGTAAAAAATTCTATCACAGAAAATATCATCAAAAAGAAAACGATTATCAACATCACAATAAAACACAGCACTGCTAAAGGAATGTTCACTATTCTTACTAAAATTTTCAATATGTTCTCTAACTTTTTCATAACTTCGTTTTAATTTGTGGCCCGAGTGAGATTCGAACTCACACTGTACAGGTTTTGAATCTGTTGCCTCTGCCAGTTGGGCTACCGGGCCAAAAGATTGAGCAACCAAAAGTTCCGGACCTTTTGGAATTTTATGAAGCAGCGCTCTGACCGTTGAGCTACAGCTACACATGTCGCAGGAGGATTCGAACCATCTAATCTCTACTTCATCTCAATATTTGTGTCCCGAGGCAGATTCGAACTGCCACTGTCAGCGCCCTCAACGCTGTGCCTCTGCCAATTGGGCTACCGGGCCATAATAAAGAACATGAACTTTCAACCATTCTGCAAGGGCAAGGGACCTCACCCGATTTACCGGTTCCGACTTGATGCTACATCCGTAGAGGCGAAACAATCTGATGCTTCCTTTGTGTTTCCTCCGTCACGGCTTTCCCTTTTTCACAATACACTCTTTTCGAGGCACACCAAATCTTTGTATGACATATGAAGTCAGTGACAAGCATTGCTCTTTATTGGACAGCCTCTTTAGACAATTTATCGCTTCGGCTCCGTCTTGCATCGCCGCGCAGTAAAGTATCCGACGCTGCGCGGGCCGTGCTCTCTGTAAACTATAGAAAAACGCTTCGAGCAGATTGCGTAGAAAGAATGATTATTATTAGCGTTACGCCGCTCAGCCTTGCTGAGGTTCTCACAGAATGTTTTCTTTCCAATAACAATAGAACAATACATTGTTCCGATCTGTGATGCATGCCCATATATCATTTCAGGGCGTTAGTAGCGGGAACGGGATTCGAACCCGTGTGATTCGGCTTATGAGACCGAGCTGGAACCATCTCCAGTCCATCCCGCAATATGTTGTGGAGCTGATGGGATTCGAACCCACGACCCCCTGCTTGCAAAGCAGGTGCTCTACCAACTGAGCTACAGCCCCAGATTTGTAGCACCACGGGGACTCGAACCCCGGTTTCCAGAATGAAAATCTGGCGTCCTGACCAACTAGACGATGGCGCCATAACAAGCCTCATTCAATATGTCAAATAACTTATAATTGAATATAACAAAAACAAGTCAGATTTTACATTGTGCGCAAGGCAGGAGTTGAACCTGCGCCCTCCACATTATCAGTGTGGCGCTCTAACCAACTGAGCTACTTGCACATATTGTACCTCCAGAAGGACTCGAACCTTCAACCTTCGCCTTAGAAGGGCGTTGCTCTGATCCATTAAGCTATGGAGGCAAATGCCTCAGTGCGCAAGGTGGGATTCGAACCCACACTACCTAGATCCTAAATCTAGTGCCTCTGCCAGTTGGGCTACAAGCGCAATTTTTAGAGCGGGTAATGGGAATCGAACCCACATCAAAAGATTGGAAATCTCTCACACTAACCGTTGTGCTATACCCGCATAAAGGAACCTACACATCTGTCTAGTACAGACCCTCATCCACATTTAATGCGACCATACTTAATTCCCTGAACTAATGTCAACGAGGCTCTTCGGCCGCCACGGCATCCATCGGAGTCACCGTCCATATATACACCACTTGTTCCGAATCATGGTGTCTTCGTCCTTGGTTCCTTTGTGCCCAATACAGGATTCGAACCCGTGTCTTGTGGGTTAGGGCCACTTGTTCTGCCACTGAACTAATCGAGCATATAAAGGGGAGTTTCACCTCCCCATAAGTTTTAACTTCTGAAAGACTTTCTTGTTTCCAAGTACTGCAATCGCGGTCAACTTGTTGTCAAGATCTGGCTCTCGGAACTCAGTATAACGGATTCCTAAAATCTGAAGTTTAACAACCAATCTTTCTAATTTGTCTTTCAAATAAATGAGATAGTTGTTCTTCCATTCGGAATCAGGATTCTCTAAGAGATATTGAGCAACAGCATGTCCACCTTGGACACATCCATACACAGGATCTAATGATTCATCAATGATGATATAGAGACGCGGCTCTACCTAATGATTATTTTTCATACTGTTTGATAATTTTATCATACACGTTCATTAAATCAATCATTGCGTATTCAGGAGTGTAGTCTCTGCCGTGTGGAGTGTCGATGAAATAGTTTGTTGTCTTGTGGTTGTCCCATCCAACAATATTCACATGACGAGCTTCTTTGTACTTAGGGTGAAGCTTGACGTAAATTTCCCAAAGCACTTGCTCCTTGATTGAGGGTGTCACTTCAATCTGATGTTTCAGAATATAATAGACAACATACTTTCTATCAAGGATCTGTTTGTTGCCTCTCACTTGTTCTGCTGCATCATAAGAACTGACTTTTCTCTCACCATCGAACCTGACAGTCTTTCTTTGTCTTTTCAATTCCCTTTGTTGTTTTGCCTTTTTCTTGAGGTCTTCTTTGAATCTTAAAAATTGTTCTTTTTCCATTTTGACAAGTTTTTATTTTAATGATAATTGTTTTAATTGATTAGCATAAATAGAAACTTATCATTTAAGGAGGAACATTCAAGATGTCAAAGACCTACAGTTGTTCTTTAATCTTTTTCATCTTTTCACTTTATTTAGTTAGACATTTGTTTAGCAGGCCCGACAGGACTCGAACCCATACAACGAGATTTGGAGTCACGTGTGCTACCAATTACACCACAGACCTGTTTGAGCCGATGGAGGGGCTCGAACCCACGACCCTCGCATTACAAGTGCGATGCTCTACCTACTGAGCTACACCGGCATTTCAACCGACCCGGGACTTGAACTCCGGCATAATGTTGGCATCTCAAGAAATCGTCTCGTTCCAGAACCAGCTGTATTTCCAGTCACCGCTTCTCTTTCATACTCACAATGTCAAGATTTGCAACTCTAAACAATGCTTTCAAATTAGATGACAACACTATCCTCCAACAGGGATCGGTATATCTCCTTTGTTGCGGAGGGTGAGAGGCTCGAACTCTCGCGCCGGTTGTTAGCCGACCTAACAGTTTAGCAAACTGTCCCCGTCACCAACTTGGGTAACCCTCCGGTAAGTCAAGAAAATTTACGAGCTACGGACTGTGCATTGGTTATATGCTCTTCACAAACTGCACTGTTGCGTTGCATCCTATGGCACCTCACGATACCAACACCTTTCATCGGGCTGACGGCAGCTCTTCCGCTCCGCGACAACACCTCAGACCTAAGTCGACATTCTTCTGAGACTTACCCCGAACGCTACTCGGTGGTCTGTTCTTGACTTTGCAGGGCGTCCGGTGGGGTTCGAACCCACGACCACCTGAACCACAATCAGGTGCTCTGCCAACTGAGCTACGGGCGCCATATCAGGCATTTCCGATTAGATTTTGCATTCTTTGTTCTGTGATGTGAAGTAAAACCACTCCCTCTGGCAAAGGTTCTCCGTGCTGCCTGTACACTTCTCGAAAAGCAATTTCACCACAAGTCCGAACTGTTCATATATCATGACAACTTCATAGAATATTCTCAGACAGGTTTGCCGGTTCCAAAAACATATGCATATGTACACTATCACATGTTTTGTCTGTATTCCATTGTCCATCATGACAATGCTGCTGGTAGTTGACCTCTATATACCAGAATTTTTTCCAAAGTGTTTATTCACTTTTGCGGGCCATGCGGGACTCGAACCCGCGGTCTCCACCGTGACAGGGTGGCATCCACTCCAACTGGACTGATGGCCCAAATTTGGGCTTGGACGAGACTTGCACTCGCACCTTCCGTTAACTAACGGAGCTCTACAAGTTCCACACTTCCGACTCGTCAGCCGGACAGGTATAATTGCTCCTGTTTAAGCTACCAAGCAACTAAAACTGTTTTAGTTAAGTCCCCGAAGGACTTCAGTGGACATCCGAGATTCGAACTCGGTTTCACGCCCCGAATTGCATTACGGCATGCTACTTTCCATTATGCCCAAATGAGACATTTGCCGAGATGACAGGACTCGCACCTGTATCACTGTCCTAAGCACAATTGTTTTAACATTAAACTACATCTCGCAATGTTTGTTTTTACAGTGTCTGTTTCACTGTTTGGGAGAGCTCCTGCGTACATGCATATACAGCAGGATTGTTACTTGATGTTTTAACTTCGCCAACTCGTGACGATGTTTCTTAAACTAATACCACTGTATGTCCGTTACATAAGCATTGCACCGGTCTACTTATGCCGTAACATCTTCAAGTATCTCTTTTGCAGGTGTGACAGGATTTGAACCTGTACGGTTACATTATCACCCTATGAGGATCTAACCTCCTTCAGCTGTCTACCAATTCCAGCACGCACCTGATATTGTGTACATTTGAGATTCGAACTCAATTTCACGCCCCGAATTGCAGTACGGCACGCTACTTTCCATTATGCCCATATTCAAGCGGAGAGCTGAGGTGTCGATCCCCAAGGTGTTACCCTCCCACGGTTTTCAAGACCGGTCTGCAGGCCGCTGCAGTTAACTCTCCGAATGTTGTTGAATGTTTTTGTATTCTTTCACCAACTCATCAAATTCAGCAGCTGTGACCGCTCTGAATCTCTTTTTGGATTCCTTCTTCGGAGCGACAATCCAAACGCCGTTCTGCTTGATGTACATTCCATTGTCTATTGCCAAACGTGTTAGCTGCCCAGCATACTTGCCGATCTTCTTTTTAAGAAGAACCATCTGCTTCGCAGAAAGAAAACCTCTTTTCTGGTATTGCTGGCAAAATGATGTCAAGATTTCAGCATCATTGCCGGTAAATCCAACACCATTGTAGATGCAAGTCGTGCCGCTGGCTTTCTCAGATTCAGTCTGATACTGGAAAACGCGAAGCATTGCGTCAATGGCGCGCTTGTCGTTTTCGGTGATGGCCTTTTTGATTGCTTTTGCCAATTCGGCTTTTGACTTGAATTCCATAATCCCTTTGTTATTTGTTACAGTTTAATATAACAAAAAGAATTATGAAATTACACAATTGATATTAAAGTGGTCCCGAAGGGACTTGAACCCCTGACCCGCTGATTATGAGTCAGCCGCTCTAACCATCTGAGCTACGGGACCATGTGATAACATCACATTGTGCGCCTGGTGGGACTCGAACCCACGACTCCTACATTAAAAGTGTAGTACTCTACCAGCTGAGTTACGGGCGCATATACAAGGTGCATCTAACAAAGTGACAGTTTGTGTGATTATTGTTTGCTGTAAGCACCTTTGTCTTTGTTATAGCAGTGGGCAGGGGAGGATTCGAACCTCCGAACCCGAATGGGAGCTGATTTACAGTCAGCCGCGTTTAACCACTTCGCTACCTGCCCGTATCACAAGATACTTTTAACTTTATACCATAATGAAAATATAATTTTTTTGACTGTTGCTGTAAATATCTTTTTGTGGGCCGGGGTGGAATTGAACCACCGACGCAAGGATCTTCAGTCCTTCGCTCTACCAACTGAGCTACCGGCCCAAGTTACAAGGTGCTGTCTGTTTATAGCTACTTCAAATTAAAATTTTGACGCTTTGAATAATCTGCTGTGTGCACCTTTGTTTTTTCGTGAGGCAGGATGGACTCGAACCACCGACCACGAGGTTATCAGCCTTAATATTAGTTGCAGTGAAATTCTCATACAAGAATTGTGTACGTGCTCTACCCAACTGAGCTACTGCCTCATATTGCCAGTTTCCAAGTTGTCGCAATCAATAATGGACTCATTTCACACTGGCGGGTGAACGATACCGTATTTCCTACAGCGTATCTCCTAACTCACACACGTTTTTAGCTGTGATGACTGTCTGACTGTCGGCATTCCACCGCCTCTCTCCGCAGAACGGGCGTGTCTCATAGTTTCACTTTTATCAGACAACATATACCACTGTTTATCATCAATCCGTGGACCATATATCTTCCATTGCCGGATATTCAGCTCAAGCATTGTGCCTGCTTGAATGCCATAGACTTGCGATTGTCTTGCATTAGTCGGGGCGGAGGGATTCGAACCCCCATAACGGCTACCCAAAAAGCAATTACATTTTATAGTTGCTGAAAAATTCTTGTACAAGAATCTGTATGATACGCGTCCTACCATTAGACGACACCCCGTTACTATGACACCAAAAATGACCTTCAGCTCAAGAAAACTTTTAAAGAAGCAGTCATTCTCAGGTTTCATATGTGACATCTGACAATTTCGGCTAAACAGATGTCATCATGCTTTTCTTGATTGAGTGTGTCATAGCTTTTGCGGGGAAGGTGGGGATCGAACCCACGACCATCGGATTAACAGTCCGCCGCTCAACCAGCTGAGCTTCTTCCCCATAACTGGCGGGCTGTGGTCTTCGCCCGCCATATAACAAAGGCAATATATGTGTTTCTCTCCAATATGTCAAAGAACTCTAAAATTTGTTCCCACCATGTGATTTCTCACAAACCCAAGGCAAACGTCTTCAGGATTGGCCGATGCCGTCTCCTGATGGGAATTACGGGTTTTTACAAGAACATTCCTGGGCATCCTTTACAAATTACATTTTTTTATGAATAAGAAGATATAATCTGCGGTTTTATTCTTTCCCGTTTTGTTGTTTGTTGTTTCAAAGAACTTACAATTGAATATAATAAAAATTTCTGCGATTTTACACAATATGAAATTTTTTCTAAACAAAAATCGGCGGTATTTTGATATACCGCCGATTGCTATAAAGTCACGATATATCTTTATTCTTCCGGCGGTGCTTCATCATAGATTCCTGGAACAAATGCATAGTCATTCAAGTTCTCTATTTGTGAGAACACCTGACTGGTCTTGTTCCATTTATTGTATGATGTTTGCATTTTTTGTTTTTATTTATAAATGTCTATTTCAATGGAATTTGCATTCCACCTTCAATGTTTTCTAGAATATTTACTATATCTATGTTTCCGAGTTTTCTTAATTCATTATATGACATCATGCATGTTCCAACATTTGCACCATACTCAGCAACACCATTTTTCAAACTTAATGGAACAGCCATAGGATCATCAACAAAACAAAATTGATTATAAATCACATATGCACTCCATTCTTCCTGACTGTCTTTATGTATAATAGGTTTATTGTCGGCTGTACTTACACTATATACATATATTGGTGTGCCTGCAGGCAGATTGTCCAAATAATCATCATAAGGACTACCATCAAAAGTATCTTCACCAGCATGACCACTATCACATAATTTCAAACGAATATTAAACAATCGTTCGATCTTGTCAATAAGCATTCCAACAGGTTCTAAACCTTGTTGTTCATTTATAAACTGGGTAAAATTTTTAATTTTCATATTTTTTATTTTATTTTATTTTATATTATTCGTCGTATTTGCCGTTTACAAAATCCATACATCTTTTGTTCAACATCTGCGGGCCAAGTTGTCTTAGTTCTTCTGCTGTTGGATAATCCGCTGAATTCATGTATTCATCATCGGTCACTTCTGTAACTGGATTGAAACATATAGCATCATAGTATATACCAACATAATATGTGTTTGGATTATTTTCTGGTACCCAATCACCTTCAGGATAAATAACAACTATACTAAGTTCATCGCCATTTCTCAAAGGTAAACTGTACTGAATTCCATCTTTCCCATATTCATCTTCAGTCATTTCATAATCAAATGAAATTTTATTTGTTTTGAATATGCTTTTCAAATCATTAGTGTAAAAATCAATGTCGTGCTGCATTGACTCATTCACAAATTGGTTAAAGTTCTTTATTCTCATAATTTTAATTTTTATTATTTATACAAGTTCATTTTGATTAAATGATGTCTTTAATTTTTATTATTTATACAAGTTCATTTTGATTAAATGATGTCATTTCTCTTTGTGAGAGCAGCAATGACAAAATGCACTTTATGCTTGTCAGCTATGTCATCATTGTCTTTTGTTTCTTTTTTCTTGTTTGTCTTGGCTGTCTGTGGATATTCTTTCCAATACCGGACAAAGAGCAAGTCGACAATGTTGTTTTCGCCGTATGTTATAGAACGAGCAAACACTGCTTTTGATGTGATCCCGTCATCTGACTGCTCTTCATATTTCTTGAATATGCCAGATGAAAGTCCGTCTGCTGCTTTTTCCAATGTGCTTTTCGTGTCAGTCGGGTTCATGTTTTCAGCAAACCACTTTGTCGTGCCTTTAGAAAAGTCAGCCAGAATCTTCTTGTTGAAACTTTTGGGAAACCATTTTACCAGTGTTTCCTCTACTGTTTTATAATCTGTCGCTTTTGCTCTTTTCAGCTCATCTAAAAATTTCTCTATGGGAATGGTGTCCCTGTCTGGAGCTTTAGTGATGTCTTTTTCATTTCTCTTGAAAAGCTCAACAAACTCATCTATTCTTTGTATATGCATCATGTCAATGTTGTTTATGTTATTTATTTCTAATGTTATTACCATTCACGTGGCATCTCCATACACTTGAGCATCTCCATACACTAAAGTAGTATAATATTTATGATAATATTTGTTTATTGATTCCATTGTGGGTGTTTGTTCCTTTTAGCCATCATTCCTGATTTATAAAAGATTTTCTTATGATCTGTAACAGATGATACATTCCATTTAGATAAGTCTTGGTCAAAATTCGATGCACCATTGAACATACTTTCCATATTAGTCACTTTTGCGGTCTTTTCACCCCATTTGCCAATTGGCTGGTTGAATGATGTTGCATCTGAAAACATGCCTTCCATATTGGTTACATTTGAAACGTTCCAGTCACTTATGTCTTTGTCAAAAGATTCTGCACTATCAAACATATAGCACATGTCTTCAACTTTTGAAACATCCCAATTGTCTATTGGCTGGTTGAATGATTTTGCTCCAATAAACATACCACCCATATTGGTTACTTTTGAAAGTTGGTCACCCCATTTGTATAACGGCTTGTTGAATGCGTATGCAATACGGAACATGCTTCCCATATTTGTTACATTTGAGACATTCCAATTTGAAATATCACAATCAAATGATTCTGCGTTATAAAACATACAACTCATATCCGTTACTTTTGAAGTTTTTTCACCCCATTTGCCTATTGGCTGGTTGAATGATTTTGCGTCGTGAAACATGTGTGACATATTCGTAACATTAGATACATTCCATCCAGAAATATCCCAATTAAATTTGATTGCGCCATTAAACATCTCTTTCATGTTCGTCACTTTTGAAACATCCCAATTAGAAATATTACCGTTAAATGAATGAGCACCAAAAAACATGCGTTGCATGGTTTTCACATTTGACACATTCCATTTTGAAATGTCTCCATTAAATTCAGAATTTGTAAACATATAATTCATATCTTCAACATTTGACACATCCCATTCAGAAATATTTCCATTGAATCTATACAGATGAGCATCCAGATCCAGACGATCTATAAATAGTGCTGACATATCGGTTATATTACCAGTGTAGATGTCATTCAAGTTACATTCATTGCCTTCTTTTTTCATTCGTTCTGCAATGATATGACGAAGTTCATCTTTCGTTTTAGGAAAATAGTTATATTTTCCGAGTTTGTTTTGTGCTTCTTTCCACTCAGTATTAGTGACTGGTCTGAACTTCATGCGTTCAGAAACAAAATCATTTATCTTCAGTATTTTCATATTCATATTATATGTATAACGGGTTTGGCTGTTTCAATGAGCCTGGATTGTTTATAGAATGGTCAAGCGCCCAAGCGTCATAGCCTCGTGACAGGCTTGACCAGTCAGTTGGCTGGAAGCCATAGTTGAAATATGGCTCATCTGGAAGAAGCGTCACTATCTTAGAATAGTCGATGTCCTTTTCATAGATGAGGTTCTTTGCGGTGCATTTGTCTGACAAGTCAATTATGTATTCGTCTTTTATGCAGTCATCTAGTTTCAAGTCTGTGTCCCAGATGTACAGTATGTTGTTCACCAGGACATCAGATATGCACACATACACCATTCCGTCTTCTCTTGAAGCGACGAGAACGCCATATTTGTCTTCACGTATAGATGTCTCGTCTGTATCAGAAAACAGCTTTGTCTTCTTCAGTTTTTCCAATGCAGTGCCAATGTCATCTTTCTCTGTCAAGCATATGTAGTGGTAATAATGTTTCTGCTCGCCATCAGCTGAATACATCACGCACATGCCGTTCTTGAACAGTTCAGAACGGACAGACTCATTCATGTGCTTGTAGTCATTGAAACTTAGTATGTTCATTATGATACTATATTGATAATTCCAAATATATTTATAAATATAACACAAAACAATTGCAACATGAAAGTATTAGACACACAACAATTTGTCTCAGAACGCATGAAAATCAGACCAGTGACTAATGCTGAATTAGATCATATCCAGCAAAACATGAAAGACATGAAGTATGAGCTCACTGATGAAACAACATTGTATGTTGGACATACTTTACATCGCATCAAAGCTTTGACAGACATTCCATCAATGAATGTGAAGAAAGGAGATCCAGGCGGTTTTGTAGAATCATATGGCAATCTAGACCAGAAAGGAGACTGCTGGGTTGCAGACAATGCTTATGTGTACGGCAAAGCTAAAGTGTATGGCAATGCAAAAGTGTATGGCAATGTTGAAGTGTATGGCAATGTTGAAGTGTATGGTGATGCTCAAGTGCATGGAAATGCTTGTGTGCTTGACAGTGCTCAAGTGCATGACAATGCTCAGGTGTATGATTATGCTCAAGTGTATGGTTATGCTGAAGTGTATGGTAATGCTTGTGTGCATGACAGTGCTAAAGTGTACAGAAATGCTAAAGTGAACGAAGATGCTGACGTGTATAGAAATGCTGAAGTGTATGATAATGCATATTTGCATGGCAATGCTAGAGTGTCTGGTCGTGCTAAAGTGTATGGCAATTCTGAAGTATATGGCAGTGCTTGGGTGTCTGGCAGTTCTGAAGTACATGGCAATGCTAAAATATATGGGAATGCTGAATTGTATGGCCGCGCTTGGGTGTACGATGATGCCAAAGTGTATGGCGATGCCAAAGTGTATGGCGATACAGTGGATGGTAATAATGAAGTGAATAAATAACAAAAACTATGAAAGTATTAGACAGCACTCAGTTTATTTCAGAACGCATGAAGATCAGACCAGTAACGAATGCTGAGTTGGAACAGATCCAACAAGACATGAATACAGACAAATATGAACTCACTGATGAAAAAACAATATTGTATGATGGACATACTTTACATCGCATCAAAGCTTTGAAAGACATTCCATCTAAAGGGGTCAAGAAAGGAGATCTGGGTGGCTGGGTTGAGTCGTATGACAATCTAGACCAGATGGGAGATTGCTGGGTTGCAGACAATGCTTATGTGTACGGCAATGCTAAAGTGTACGATAAGGCTTGGGTGTATGGTGATGCTCAAGTATATGGTAAAGCTAAAGTGTATGGTGATGCTAAAGTGTCTGGTACTGCTATGATATATGGCAATGCTGAAGTGTATGAAAATGCTCAAGTGTATGGCAAGTCTCAAGTGTATGACAATGCCAAAGTGTATGGGAATGCTAAAGTTTACCGTAGGTGGTATATATACGGAAATATTAAAGTGCATGGCACTGCTAAAATATAATATGATGTTAAAGATGAAAATACAGGCAAATAAAATATGAAAATATTAGATTTTAACCAGTTTGTTTCTGAACGAATGAAGATTAAACCAGTCACGAATGCAGAACTGGACAAAATTCAGAAAGAAATAGAAAAGAATCCAGTTATGGCTGGTGAAGATCCATATAAGTTCTTGAGTAATTATGTGGATCCGAAGATATTAAATGAGGTGCAAGAAATACGTACACTCAGAACAGGCAACATAAGACTTGTTCTTGGGGCTGACAAGTTTCATGTCACTGAATCTCCACTTCAGTGCACAATATATCTTAAAGACAACTGTTGGAGAACAATAATTGGCGGCAGGCCTTCACGAAGAGGCCCATACTCTACATTTGATGAAATGATGGAAGCTTTCAACAAGTGGATAACTAAAAAATACGACAAAATGCACTAATGAAAAATTCAAATATAAATATAATGTAAATAATTTTGCATATGAAAAGACATATCAAGACTTTAAAAGAATTCATTAACGAAAACTTGTTGTATGAGTCATTCACAGACAATATGCGTGAAGTTTTCTCAGAACACAAGACAGATGAGTTGACTGACACCTCTGCAGCTGATGCTTACAAGATTGCTGTTGACATGATGGGCAAAGACAACGCAGAAAAGATTTATGGTGACGAGAAAGATTTTTCTAAACGCTATGATGCTGCACAAGCGAGTGCTAAGAAATATGGCAAATACCAACGTGGCGAGATGCCTGTAATCAACAACTCTAATTTCAAAGGCTCAGGCGTCGGCAAAGAAGATGAAGAGTCAGCACCAAGAAAGAAAGAAGTAGAAAGTGTCCTTGACAAAGCAGATGCTAAGCAAGACATCAAGAAAGCAGTATTGAGCAACCAAGTGCTTGCTTTCAAGTTCTTAGTAGGCAACGGATTCATCGACATCACTGGCGCAGACAAAGACCTTGCGAAGAAAACACAAGAAGACCTGTACAGAGATGACTCGCTTGCTGAAAACTGGCTTTCTGCCGGAGCAGGCCCGAAAGAAAATGCAGACAAAGTGAAAGGTGAATATGAGAACATTCCTGTCAAAGATCTCAAACCCATACAGGAGCAGATTTTCGTCGTCAAAGCAATCAAGATGGGCGCGGAGACAGAAGGAAACAAAGAAGAAATGAACTGGTTGCTGAAACCTGGTGAGAAAGCGCCTTACACCATTGTGTCAAAAGACAACTTCATTCTTGATGGACATCACAGATGGCTTGGCGCATATCTTGTGGATCCTGACACTGACATGAAATGCGTCAAGATTGACATGACTTGCCAAGAACTGCTTGACCTCACGAACAAGTTCACTGGCGCAATCGGCAACAAGCCGAACACTGCTGCTTAATCTATTGCGTGACACAACACATGACAGACCGGACACGCCGCTGTCCGGTTTTTTGTTCTCTTCATTTGACACACGAATTATATAAATAAAAAACAAGTAAAAAACTTAAAAACGTCATTTATGGCTGGTTTCATAACAACAAGAAAAGATCCAAGATCATATTCAAACACAAACAGGGTTTCAAAACTTCTCCGCAAGATTTCTAATCTTGGCATGGATTTCGATGGCAAAGTGTTCAAGAACTCAAAAGCAATCGGTCTATACGACAAAGACCCGAATTCTCCATCAGCAGGCAATGAGTTCAAGTTTGAAGATTCAGTGTATGACATTTTCGACGGATACAGTCTCACAGATCCGTCAATGCACAAGAACGTTTCTCTGTATGACAGAAGATATGACGAGCAGAAACGCAATGAGCTGAGGAGACTTGCGATGCAAGACGAGATAGAAGACATCTTGGACATCATCACTGATGAGACAATATGCTATAACGAGAACGGACTTTTCTGCGAGCTTCTCTACAACAACACGTTGCTCACCGATGACTTGAATGATGAGATAAATGACATATTCAACCAGATATATTCTTGTTTTGGTTTCTGGGACCAGAACATGGCTTGGGGCTATTTCAGGAAATTCTTGATTGAGGGATTCCTCGCTTTTGAAATAATATATGATGGTGACCAAGAGCGACGTGAAACTCAGAAGAACATCATAAAGTTCAAAGAACTTGAAGTCCTGTCACTTGTCCCTGCAGTTGACCATTCTACTGGAGAAAAAATATGGATCCAGTACCCGAATGACCCGTCAAGGCAAAGAATCTTGTATGACTCACAAATCATCTACATATCATACTCACAGTTTGACAGCGCAAGCCGCGTGTCATATGTAGAACGTCTCTCAAGATCATTCAACTTGCTTAGAATAATGGAGTCTACCCGAATCATGTGGGCAGTCACCAACTCAAGTTTCAAGACGACTTTCACTATACCTGTTGAAAATCACCAGAACAGGGGAAAGCAGACTCTCGCAGAAACGATGCATTCTTACCGTGAGGTGATAGACTTCAACAATGAAAGTGGCGAGATCATGGTGAACGGCAGGCCGATGCTCCCGTTCAACAAAGAGTACTGGTTCCCGAGCGTGAACGGCGAAAGCCCGCAAGTGCAGACACTCGGCGGCGATGGCCCTGACTTGTCAGACACTGAAGCGATGAACTATTTCAAGCAGAAGCTGTGGCAAGCAAGCAAGATACCGTTCACTCGCTTTGACCACATGCAAGGCCGCGGGCAGTATGCATTGAGCACAGAGGCGATGATGAGAGAAGAAGTGAAGTTCAGGAACTTCATCAACCGTCTGCGTTCTATATACAAAGAGCTTATCGTGAAGCCAGTATACATACAGCTTTGCCTCAAGCATAAAGAGTTCGCGACTGATGTGCAGTTCAGAAACTCGCTCACACTCAATTTCGTTTCAGACAATGTGTTCACTGAGATGAGAGAGATAGAAGTGATACAGAAGAAGACAGATTTCATTGGCATGCTGATGCAGAACATTGTCGAGACTGATGCTGAAGGCAACCAGATACCATATTTCGATTTGGATTTCTTAGTGTCACGGTTCTCTGGCATGACTCAAGATGATCTTGATGCTAATGCAAGGACAAAAGAAAAGAAAAAACTAGAGAAAGACGGGTACAAGCCTGATGACATAGAAAAGATATTAGACGGAGAACCCAAGTCCAGATTCAAAGCCGAGAAAAAAGAAAAAGAGGAAGAAGAAGGCGGCGGAGATGAAGGCGGCCCAGGATTGAGTCTGTAATTTCAGTCTGTAATCTCATGATAAAAAACACAAAGCAATTTATTATTTTCTAACAAATTTTTCTTAAACTATAAGTATGATAAAGTACACAGACTGCATGGTGGTTTTCCGAGAATTCCCAGACGAAATCACTTTAGCAATAAATCTTTCACTTTGCCCGAACAGATGCAAGGGCTGTCATTCGCCATATTTGAGAGAAGATGTCGGCGAAGAACTGACTGAAAGTGTTTTAGATGAGTTGCTGGACAGACATGATGGAATAACTTGTGTTGGCTTCATGGGCGGTGACAACGATGTCGCTGCCTTAGTTAGTCTAATGAAACATGTCAAAGAGAAGACAGATTTGAATTGTGGCTGGTATTCAGGCAAAGATGAGATGAACCAAGAAGTCGTGAAATCTGGCGTGTGTGACTACATAAAAATTGGACATTATGACGAAAACTGTGGCCCGATTGACAATCCGAACACTAACCAAAGACTTTATTTCTTGACTGATACTGGCGAAGGCTATGTTGACATAACTGGAAAATTTTGGAATAATTAAAATATAACGATATGAAAGTACTTAAACGAGATGGCAGCATTGAGAGATTCTCAAAGACGAAGATTAGAAAGTCGCTGATGAAGACTTTCAAGTCTTGCAAAGTGAAGTTCTGCCAAGAATGCTATGATGAGACTATAAAAGACATTGTTGAGAAATACAATGAGATTGTGGGTGATGTGCTTGATGTGGAAACCATACAAGACATAACCGAAAAAGCATTAGTGAAATGCGGCATGTCTGATGTGGCTAAAGTGTACATACTCTACCGTCACGACAAAGACAGGATACGTGAATTCGTAAAGCAGAAAGAGCATTTCATCGAAAGCTACAAGAAAGCATACAACACTGCAGACAACACTGTTGATGACAACTCAAATGTAGCAGCGAAGAACATCGGCGTGCTTAATGCCGAAATCCACAAGAATGACAACATCCAGATCAACAGGACGCTCATCACTAACAAGCTCCATGACCTGTATCCAGACTTTGATGCTAAACAGTATTGCCGCGACTTGAATGACCATATCATCTACAAGAATGATGAGTCAAGTTTCGCTTGCACAAGCCCATACTGTGTAGCTGCAAGCATGTACCCGTTCTTGCTGAATGGGATGAAAGACCTCGGCGGGCTTTCTGCTAAACCGAAGAACCTCGACTCTTTCTGTGGAATGTATGTGAACTACATTTTCGCAATGTCAAGCCAGTTCGCAGGTGCTGTCGCAACTCCAGAATTCTTGCTTTACTTTGACTATTTTGCTCGCAAAGAATGGAATGACAACTATATAGACAATATTGATGAGCAATGCAAAAGTGCGATTTGCAACACACAGCGGACAATCCGCCAGCAGATACACCAGTATTTCCAGCAGATTGTCTATTCAATCAACCAGCCAGCAAGTGCGAGAGGAATGCAGTCAGCTTTCGTCAATTTCTCTTATTTTGACGAGCCATTCTTCCACGGCATGTTTGACGATTTCGTCTTCCCTGATGGCACTCGCCCGATATGGAGGACATTGAACTGGCTGCAGAAAGAGTTCATGCAGTGGTTCAATGAAGAACGGCAGAAATGCATTCTGACATTCCCTGTAGAAAGTTTTGCGTTGATATACCAGAATGGAGACTTTCTTGACAAAGACAACTACCAGTTCGTGTGTGATGAATATGCTAGAGGACATAGTTTCTTCACATATATCTCAGACACTGTAGATTCTCTCTCAAGCTGCTGCCGACTGAAAAACAAGGTGACCACAAAAGAGTTCAACTTCACTAATGGCAACATTGGAATCCAGACAGGAAGCAAAAGCGTCATTTCGCTCAACCTTTCTCGTATAGTGCAGAATGCAGTGAAAGACTTCGACAACCCGAAAGACTTGTTAGAAAAAGACTTGATTTATGACGCAATCAAAAAATATCTGATTGATGTGCTCGAAAGAGTATACAAATACCAGAACGCATACAACGAGCTGCTGTGGGACATGTATGACGCGAAACTGCTTCCAGCCTACAGTGCGGGATTCATAAACCTCAACAAACAGTATCTGACTATTGGGCTGAACGGCTTGAACCAAGCAGCAGAGTTCCTTGGCCTTGAATGCAATGACAACAAATGGTACGCTGAATTCTGCCAGATGATATTCAGCACAGTGAAAGAGCAGAATGCGCTGCACAAGACGCCAAAGACGATGTTCAACACAGAGCAAGTGCCTGCTGAGTCATTAGCAGTGAAGAACTACAACTGGGACAAAGCTGACGGGTACTGGGTTCCTGAAGACACCAACCTGTATGCGTCATACATCTTCAAGCCAAATGACAAGAAGATTTCTGTACTTGAAAAGATAAGACTCCACGGCAGCAACTATATCGGCGACTATCTTGACGGCGGTTCTGCTGCTCACTTGAACCTTGAGGAGCATCTGTCCAGCAAGCAGTATGACTCATTGCTGAGATATGCTGCTAAACACGGTTGCCAGTATCTCACGTTCAACATCAAGATGATGCAATGCGACGACTGTGGCCATATCGTGAACCACCCAGTAGACAAATGCCCGAAATGCGGAAGCGAGCACTTGATGACTTGGACGAGAATCATCGGCTACCTGACAGCGGTGAAGAACTGGTCAGAAGGCAGACGAATAGAATTCAAGACAAGAGTGTTCAACACGACAACAGACAAACCAGAAGAGTAGAAACAACATGGAATGGATAATCGAAATATCAAAGAAGACTATACTTGTATCGGCATACACGAACGGGCAGTCTAACTATAGATACAGTGTTGACATAAAAGACGGCTGGCAAGCTACAGTCGACAAGATGGATGACTTGCTGCTTGTCAAGCTATACAAAGGAGACAAAGTGATACATATAGGAATGTTTCCGTTGCATCTGGCAGCCGTTGTATGGCGAGACATAGGTGATATTTACAAAACATATGAGCAATGAAAGAAAAGCCTCTGGATTGTCCAGAGGTTTTTCTGTTTATATAACTAACTTATTATATAAATAAAGAAAAACAAGTATGAAAACGATAAATTCTATAATAAGCAAAGTCATCAATGAAAACGAAGAGCCTGTTGTAGAAATCACAAAAGAGACGCCATCGGTGCTGGACATGCTCTACAAGAGATATGCAGAAGAGATACTGCAATGGTATCATTACTGGACAGTTGCCCCGTTCCTTTGCGGAAAAGAGCGTCCGGGCCTCGAGAAAGCATTCCTTGAGTTTGCTGATGATGAGCTTAACGATCATGCAGCCAAACTTCTGAAAAGAATAGACGAGCTTGACGGCGACCTTGAAATGATAAAAGACATCAATGTGCTTTCTTCATTGAGCGAATGCAAGTACATGCACCCTCTTAAACCATACAACACGACACAACTCGTTTTAGTGAACATCGAACACGAGAAGTGCGCTATAGAAGGCTACAAGCAGTTGTGCGCGATTTCACGTGACATAGATCCAGTCACATATGACATTGCAGTAGAAATACTGAAAGATGAAGAGGAGCACCTCAACGAACTGAACAACTTCTTAGCTGACTACAACACAAAGCAGTAACTATGCATAAACATATCGCCTGTCATGAAAGCGATAAAGAACATCACAGATGCCGAACTGTATAAAATGGCAAAAAAACGCAAGAACTCACACGAGAAAGCACCTGACTATATTGGAGGCTACATTGACGGAGCAAATGAAATGAGAGAAAAAGCCATAAAGGAAAATTTTTCACTCAGGGAAAAGATAGTTGAGCTGAAGAAAGAAATCGTCAGATACAGGAAAGAATGCTACAAAGCTATAGCACTTGCTAAAAAACTTGCCGCTAAACTTGACGGCAGTGAAACAAAATATAAATATTGAAACAAATTTGATATGAGCCGCATACTTAAAATAGACGAATTCAACAATTATGAAACCAGCAGCCAGAATGATTTCATGGCATTGAGCGAGCTTGATCCGAGCAACGGCGAGGGTGCCACATACACACTGGCAGAAAAGAACCGGAAAATGGCAGTGTATGTGAAAGATGCAGAAGAGGAAGCACTGCTCAAAGATCTCTGCTTCAAGAATGGCTATAGAAGATTCAGTGGCGGTGACGCGCCATATGACTTTGGAAAATGTGAAGTCCCTGGCTATGGAAAGACTTTAGACTTGAATGAGTTTGTTAGAAAATTCGCGTAAATACAATATACAAATATGGCAAACATAAAAACTTACACTGATATGTTGAACGACAAGCATACTGATGCTGAAGCTCTAAAACTGTTCAACGAACTTTATGAGAAGATAAACGCTCTGTCAGACAAAGAACTCAGATACATTTCAGAAAGTGTGAAGAACAACATTCCTGAGAATGTAGAAAGTATCGAGACAGAACTCAACACCCTGCAGAATGAGGGATTCTTTGGTGGAGCTACCGGCCTGATTGGCGGACTTATCGCAGGTGACAAACTCGGCAAAGCAATCTGCCAAGCACTGGGAGTGACTAATGGCCCTCTCTACAATTTACTTACAAGCAAAATCGTGATGACAGCAATCTGCACGTATCTTGGAATAAAAATGTAAATATGAAAATACTTAAATTCAAACAGTTCAATGAATCGTTCAATGATATAGATTCAGATTTCAATGAATATGAGCCAATCATAAATGGCGCCATAGCAAAATTCATTGAAAGAGATCCTGACGAATGGTCAGCACGTGACTATATCAAAAAACAAGATGTCCAATATGGTTCAAAGGGCATAGGCTGCAATCTTCCAAATTGTTTAATGTCATTTGTCAAAAAGCAAAACAACACGTACTATTCTGTTTATGATTTAGAAGAATGCGAAAACTGTGGTGCTTATGACAAACTGATAAAGATGGATGATGACGGTGAACTTTGGATGACAACAGTTGACAATTATGTTGTGGTTGTTTCATAAAAATGCAATAAACACATTTAAAGCATGGGTTTTCTGAACACTGCTAAGATTAAAGCTATAGACTTGATGAAGCAGTCATACACTTACTTGAGTGAGATGTATGGCTTGAATGGTTCTGTGTTCCAGCCGAGTTCGCCGACTGGACAGATCTTGTCTGTTGTGTCTCACATTTCCGAACTCATATTCTTGTATCTCGAGCATGCAGCTTCTGAACTGAACATCATGCGAGCACAGACTGTGGAATCTGTCCAGGGACTTTCAAGACTAACCGGCCACGACCCGTTCAGAGGAAGTGCTGCTTCTGGAATGTGCAGGATAAAAGTGAACCCAGCTGCATTGCAAGAATTCGAAGGTGACTATATAAAAATATACGACGGCACTACTTTCACGATTGAAGAGACAGGAAACCAGTATTTCTTCAACCTTGACTCGGACTACATCGTGTTAGAAAAAGACAGTGATCCAGTAAATGTAGAATTCGTGCAGGGAGTCAAGTCAGACCAAGCATTCGTGGCAAACGGTGAAAAACTCCAGTCATACAACGTGAACACGAAGGGCATGACTGACCACAACCGAGTGAGAGTGTTTGTGGACAATGTAGAATGGAAGAGAGTAGAAAGCTTGTATGACATGGGATATGACGAGCCTTGCTATATGCTCAAGACCTCAGTCAACATGGGCTTGAGCGTCTTTTTCGGAAACAAAGATTTTGGCAAATGCCCAGAATCAGGCAAGCAGATCAAAGTAGAATATGTCAATCATGTGGGCTCGTCTGGAAATGTGACTGGCGAAAGTCTCCATTTCTTGTTTGACACATTCGCGTCAGATGAGACTGGCGAGAATGTAGACCTCAACAAGATACTTTCGATTGCAGTTGAGCGTGCTCCGTCTATGGGTGCGAACTATGAGCCGATTGAACTCACGAGACGCATTGCTCCACATATGAGCAAAAGTTTCGTCCTTGCGAATCCAGACAACTACACTGCTTTCTTGTCTAAATACCAGCAGTTCTCTTATGTAGAAGCATACAACACTAAAGACGACAACTATACCGATGACGACAATGTAGTCTATCTGAGGATAACGCCAAACATAAAAGACAAAGTCACTAAGCAGACGGACAGCATTGACTATTTCACTTTGCCGGAAAATGAGTTCGTCCTGAGTGACGCAGAAAAAGAAGGCATAATCCGAGTGCTTGACGACAGTGGCAGACAACTGGTGTCTTCTGAAGTGATAATCGAAGACATGACAGTCAACAGATACGCTATCGTCATCGCATTGAAATATTTTGAGAAAGCAGACAAGAACCAGATATGGACCGAAATCCGTTCTAAACTGAACAAGTATTTCTTGAACATAAGCCGCACTGACATGATTCCAAAATCTGACATCATTGCGATTGTCGAGTCAATCGAGGGGGTAGATGGCGTCAATGTGTATTTCATAAGTGAAAGGAATGAGAAAGCGATACAAGACGGCTATTACATAGACCGCTATGAATGGATAAACCCCAACACTCATTTGAGAGAGACTGTGACAAAGAGAGTCGATTTGAATCCAGGTGAAGACCCAAGACTCGGACTTGATTCTTTCGGCGACATAAAACTTTCAAAAGACAACATTGCTATAGTCAGAGGCGGATGGAAAGACAGACACGGAAATGAATATGCTGCTGACTTGAAGCCTGATATGCTATGCGGCCTTACCGTACTGTTTGGCTCAATGACAGACAATAGTGCATACAATGATTTAGCAAACAGACAATTTTTAGAAACATTGAAATAATATGAACCACATAGTTTTAAATTTTGATGAATACAATGAAATATTGACAGAGGGCAATATTGGATATGTGAAAGACATTCTAACTATTCGTCACTATACTACATTATCTGGACTATTGTCTATTTTAAAAGATAACTGCATCAAAGCACAACAATCAGACGGAGATGAGCAATGGGAAGACATGGCCGATATTGGAGAAAATACTGTTGTGTCATTCTTAGATTCAAGATATGATGACGAAAAGCAATATCTTGCAAGTGCAAACAAAAATAACACAACTATGAAAAACACATCTGTATTGGGTTGGCATTTAAACGAAATTTGTGCTTATATTGAATATGATTTTGATAGTCTTCCACAGAATATACGTGATAAAGCTGATTTTGTGAAATTTTTAGAAACAGCAATTGAAGCCTTTGTAGAAGGATGGAATTGGATGATTAAAACCATTGAAGATTGGGAATTAGACAAAAACATAAACTCTATTGAAGATTTTGAAAGTTATGTAAGCGACCGCGACAATCCTGATTATGATTTGCCGGGATGCTGTTTTAGATGGCATGATGTTTATGATGATGCTAAAGGCTGGACTAGAAATATACATTTTGGCGAACAGTATAAAAAGCAATATGAAAAAGATATAAATGACATCATACATGTCATAAAAAGACATAATCTTAAAGCATTTTCTGATTATGATACTGAAACCCTCTTAAACGCTTGCATTGCAGACGACAAAGACACAATATTGACTTTGCTAAAATCACATGGATGGAGAAAAGGTGATGAAAACAACCCATATTTGATTAAACTTTTTGTAATTTGTGAAGAAGCTGAGAGTCTTGCGAGTTATGAGATAAATTTTTTAAAATATATTGCGGTAAAGTATTTTAGAAGTTCTTCAAAATATATACCACAAGGAGAAATTAGAATCGCTTGTGACATGCCCATCAATTTGCCTGGATGTACTATACACATTTTTGACAATGTAGCCAAAGTTGTTGCAAAAAACGCAAATGATATTAGCTTGTATGACAGACTAATGGAAATAATGTCAAATAGAAGATTCAGACAAACACATAAAATAAAAATACATAAATAAACAGAACTATGCCAAGTGTAAGCAAGAAACAGCAGAGATTCTTCCAACTTGTCAAAGCAGTGCAGAATGGAAAAGTGAAGAAAAAAGACGTGTCGAAAAGTGTCAAAGACGCAGCTAAGTCGATGACTAAAAAGCAAGTGTCTGACTTTGCTGACTACCGTTCATCAAAACACCGAGTGAAAAAGATATCTGAAATGTTTGACGACACTGGCTGTCTCGTTTCTGAACGCATGAAGATCAAACCTGTGACAAGCACAGAATTTGATGAGATGCAAGCAAAGCTCAAAAACAACATAGTCCAGTTGTTCATCGTATGGCCAGCAAGTAGAGACACTGTAGACGAAATAGTTGAGTATTGCAAGTCTAAAAATATAGATCCGCATAAACACACAAACAAAAGCAACCAGTCTCTCTTTGTTCTTGCAAAAAACACTGTTAAAGAACTTATAAATGCCGATTTGCTGCGTAATTTTGATGACAAAATTTTCATAATGAATCCGAAATTTAACGAAAATGACATAAAAGACGTTGTGGTGAACGCTTTTGACCATAACGAAATCTATACGTTTTTGGATAATCGTGACAATGCGCATCAACTATCTAAAGAACAAATAATAAAAGACGACAATATTTCTTGGGAATAAAAACACTGTTCATTTTTATTATTTTAACATGTCAAACCATATTAAGTGATAAAGATGAACACATTAGACATACTCAACGAGTTCAAAGAAAAATACAAGAATGGCGATTTCCGCATCACCAAAAACGGATCTAAAACTGTCGAAATCCAAAACGCGCATTTCATCTGTGACAAAGACTGGATCATTCGTGAGCCAAATTATGACTATGCACAGAGAGAAGTAGAATGGTATGAGTCAATGTCACTTGATGTGAATGACATCCCGGGAGGCGCGCCAACTATATGGAAACAATGTGCAGACAAAGACGGCTTCATCAACTCAAATTACGGGTGGTGCATATTCTCTACTTCAAACGGAGACCAGTACCAGAACTGTCTTGACATGCTGAAGAATGACTCAGTGTCAAGGCAAGGCGTGATGATATACAACCGTCCGAACATGTGGGAAGACTCTACTAAAAACGGCCGCCACGATTTCATGTGCACCTATGCTACACAGTGTTTCTTGAATGAGACTGCAGATGCATGGCACCTCAAATACATCGTGTATATGAGAAGCAATGACGCAGTGTTCGGCTTCAACAATGACTTGTACTGGCACAAATGGGTTAGAGACCACTTAGCTAAAGACTTGTATTCTACTTACGGGAATATAATATGCGATCCAGTCGAGTGGAATTCAGGTTCATTGCACGTCTATGAAAGGCATTTCCATTTTTTAACTTAAACATCAATAATATGAGAACGTACAATTACAAAGTAAACAAAGAGAAAGGTG